AAAATGACTGGAATAGAGACAAAACAAAAAATTGTGGATGTCTTTTCAGAAGAAGGTGTAATAGTCGATAAGAGTTTGGGTTGTTTGAATGAGCAATTTAGAAAGCTACCAGCATTTGTAGTAGACTATTTGATTTCATCAATGGTAGATCCGAAAGATCCTAAGCCTGGACTTGATAGTATTGAGAATCTTCTTAATGATCATTTTATGGACTCTGATGAAAAAGAATTAGTAAAGAGTAATATACGAGAGCGTGGTAGCCATATATTGATTGGTCGTATTAGGTGTCGGTTCGACGAGAGTAGGGACCAATATTGGGTAGACGTAGCTGCTCTGGGTAATCAGAATGTCAGGATAGATCCGTATCTCATAGCCGAGTATGGGGAGGTTCTTTTGACGACTGGCGCGTGGGGTGTCTTCAAAATAGAATATGATAATTCTTTCGTTTTAAGAAACAAGTTGTTTCCTTTTATTGTGACAGAATTTAAGCCCATACAGATTACGGGAATAGATTTGAACACATGGGTTGAACGTCGAAAACAATTTACAGATGATGAATGGTTGAATTTGATGATTACTAGTATGGGATTCGACCCGGATAATCTCTCTTATGATGAAAAATTGTTATATATGGTTCGTTTGGTTCCTTTTGTAGAATCGAATATTAATCTATGCGAGCTTGGTCCTCCTGAAACGGGTAAGACATTCAATTACCAGTCTTTGAGTTCTCATGGATTTGTTTTATCTGGAGGTAAAACAACTGTTGCTTCTTTATTTTATGATAAATTACGTCGTCAATTGGGAATAATTGGGTACAGGGATGTTGTTATGTTCGACGAATTTGCTAGCGATAATGGTGGCAATAAATGGTCTGGACAAGGCGATCTTGTCGACATGCTCAAAGACTATATGAACAGTGGCAGGATAAGTCGTGGTACTGCAGAATTTGCGTCAGGATGTTCTCTAGTCTTCGCTGGTAACATTGCTTGTGATAGAGAGAAAAAGGAAGTAGCAGCTAGATATCGAAACCTATTTGCACCACTACCACAAGCAGTCAATAGAGATCGCGCGTTTTTAGACCGCATTCATGGGTTTATAGCCGGATGGAGAATTCCACAAATACGGGAGTCTAATCTTGCGAAGACGGTTGGTTTCATGGCTGATTATTTAAGTGAGATTATGCATAGAATGAGAAATCGGAATTATGCGCCAGTTATTCTAGATAATGTTTGTTTTGGCAACATGTCTCAACGTAACCAGCGATCGTTAGTCAGGATTGGGTCTGGGCTGTTGAAGCTGATGTTTCCTCACAGAACACCGGAGACTGTTACTAATCAGGAATTAACGACCGTGTTAGATGTTGCGGTTGATCTACGGGGTCGTGTTGTCGACCAATTGGCTATTATAGCACCAGCAGAGTTTAAGGGTGTTGATTTGTCTTATAAGATTAAGGAGTGTCATGAAAAAACTTAAGACATCACCAAGAGATTGTTATACATTGAGAATAATCCATATTGCTAAGACAAGGAAGCCCCATAAGTGTTTCGGTTGTTGTATATCGTTCCCTATCGGATGCGAGTTCACTATTCATAAAGTTATAGGTATCAATGAAATCTATAATATGTATTTGTGTAATGAGTGTGAAGATTTTACCAATCATTGTAGTGAAGATATTTTTGTTGAAGGAGAGATAGGTAGAATAAAAGAAGAAGAACGTCATGAAAAGATGGGGTAGATGTTGAACTATTTAAGGAGATGGGAATGAGTCTGTCATCGTGGAAAAAGGAATTCTATAGTACACCAGCTAATAAAGTGTCTGCAAGGTATGCATTAAAGCATTCATTGAAAAAGTGGTTGGGCTTGAAACCTGTTAATAGAAAGAAACATAAGGTGTCGTTAGACGGTACCGATTTGATGAATACTTCAGACATACAAAGAGCGGAAGATGGGGAGGATGTAAAGTGTTTTGAATTTACTGACAAGACTTGTGCATTGTGCCAGCATTTTAGTGGTTTACGTGACGATTGTGAAAAATGCCCATTAACTAAAGCTGGTATAGCTCGTTGTTGTTATAGTGGTTCACCATTTTATTTATTCATTGACAATCATAATGCGTTGCCGATGATTAAGGCTTTAGAAAAAGCCATTAAGAAAGGAATGTAGAATGAGGTGGGATCAAATTGAAGGATGGTTCGCCCCCAATGATGCGAGGTTCGTTTCAGCTATATGTAATAAGATAACAAATGGCATCGTGGTAGAGTTGGGTTTTTTCGCAGGTAAGAGCACTGCGGTGATGGTCCCTATATGTATCCGCAATAATAATGAGTATCATGCGGTAGATAATTGTATTGGCGGTTGTCTTAGTGATCCAGCTACTAAAGCTCAACGATCAAGAAATATGTTGGAAGTTTTCAAAGAGAATATGAAGAGATTGAACCTGTTGGGACAATTTAATATTCACAAAGAAGACAGCGCTGAGTCCTCCGCCATGTTTCGCGACACAAGTGTTGATTTTTGTTTCATAGATGCTTCCCATGTTGCGAAAGATGTTAAGAGGGATATAGAAGCGTGGTGGCCAAAGATTAAATGCGGAGGAATTCTAGGGGGTCATGATTATACTTGGGGATCAGTCAGTGGTGTCGTCGATGCTTTTGCTCAATCGAATGGGTTGAAACCTGTAGTAGACGGCAATTGTTGGATGATAGTCAAACAAGGAGAAAAGGTATGAATAATTTCGTGACAGAACCAAAGATAGCTTTAGTAGGAAAGGTAATTATAGAAATTGAAGGAGTTAAGGAATTTTTAGATGATCATAATTATGTTTGGCCAGAATTTACAGATCAACTTGATTCTATGATTTCTTTAGGTGATAAAGATGGAGAATGGTTGGTAGAGATGGCCGGGAGGAATTGTTACCAATCATGGGCCAAAGAAGGCGAAAAACCAAAGGGTAGGACTCATGACGAACACATAAAGCATTTGATTGAAGTAGGTCATGGAGCGGCAATAGAACATGCTGTTTTCAATTTTATTATATGGAATGCTTCTCGTAGTCTGACTCATGAATTGGTTCGTCATCGGATCGCATCTTTTTCACAGTTAAGTCAAAGGTATGTAGATTCATCGAGTGTCGCGTTTGTTGTACCTCCGGCAATTCAGGAGTTAGCAAAGTCTGACCCAGATACATATCGGACATGGATAGAACATTGTGAGAAATCCCGTCAACTATATGAAGATCTGACAACTAAGTTATCGGATATGTATAAGGATATCGAAAGTGGGTTAGAGCGCCGCAAAAAGGCTCGACAAGCTGCGAGATCAGTACTCCCTAACGCAACTGAAACTAAGATATTCGTGACTATGAATGCTAGAGCTGTGCGTCATTTTATAGAGTTAAGAGGTAGTAAGTTTGCAGATGTTGAGATACGGAAATTAGCTGTCAAAATGTGTCGTATTCTACAAGATAAAGCTCCACTTTTTGCACACGGATTTAATATAGTCACACTTGAAGATGGAACAAACGGAGTAGAATCTGAATATAAAAGAGTATAAAAGACGAAAATGTTGGCAACAAACAATACCTTTTGACGTATAATAACTCGATGAAAGGACTGCAATGTCGATCTTAGTGTGGGAAAAGTTTAACACGTATATGAAGGTGGAACTTGGCCTGGCTGATGCAACGATCGAAGCTTATACTAGGGATGTATCGGAATTTATGGTCTTTGCTGATAAGCAAACTATTACTATTGAGTTAATTGAAGATTTTATTCAAAGATTACAATCGAGCAACCTAATAGATACAACCGTACGTCGCAAATATATGTCTATTCGTTGTTTGTGTCATCACTTGACTAGTATTGGTCTATTAGATGATAACTTACTGTCTATTATGAATTCGATTCGCGTGGAAAGGAGAACTATAGATGCGGTGGAATCTAAGGTTGTGGATAGTCTTGTTTCATTTGCTAAAAATAGTATGCCCTCATATGGAACATCTAACGTTCGCAGGAATGTCGCTATTATATTGACGCTGTATCATAGCGGGTTGAGAGTATCAGAGCTGTGTAGTCTTAATCTACAGGATATTAATATAAAGAAGCGAGAGATGCGAGTATCTGGTAAAGGTTGTGTAGACAGGATCGTTCCTACTACAGAAGAGTGTGTTAAGAAGATTCAGGATTACGTTAATTTAGAAAGGGCCTCGTCCCGAAAGGCAATGTTCGTCAAAACAGATGGCAATCGTCTTACTCGAAGAGCTGTTTCGGACATGCTTACGTCGTCTGCTCGCCGAGCTGGAGTTCAGCACGTGACTCCTCATATGTTAAGGAGAACTTGCGCTACAACGTTAATGCGTAATGGCATGGACCTTGAATGTATTCAGACACTCCTAGGCCATGAGCATCTTGCTACTACTCAGAGCTATTTGACAACTGATTTTAATAGACTACAAATCTTACACAAGAAGTGCCATCCTTTCGGAGGGAAAGATGCAATTTAATCCAAAGCACAGGGTATGTAAATGTGGCGACGGGCTAGAAATGTCAATACCAATACAGGTGGATCCTATCGTTGAAGAATTTTTGACGAGAACTCGTCGTATCTTGGTAGTGGGCTTGATTGATGAAATGTCATCAGTTAATATATGTAATTATTTACAGCTATTTTCTTTGACTAAAGATCCAATATATATGTATATTAATAGTCCCGGTGGTTGTTTGGCCTCTGGTTATGCTATCATAGATCAGATGTTGTCGTGTCGTGGCCCAGTTTACACAATAGTCCGTGGGCAAGCCCATTCTATGGGTGCTATAATTTCTATATTCGGAACCAAGGGTAAAAGATATGCAACACCCAACTCATCTATGATGTTGCATTCTGTCATTATACAAAGCGGTATGGAGTCTCTGGACAAGCACAACTCTATGATAAAATATGTCAATGACGACTATTTAGAGAAAATGAAGGCAATGGCTAGGAGGACTAAGTTGACAAACAAACAATTACTATCTATGATGGAAGAAACTAAGTGGATGTCCCCAAAGACAGCTACGCGTATGGGAATTATAGACGGGTTATGGACACCGACTATGGAACGGAAGATTTATATGGAGTCTCGTTGATGTTGCAAGTAAATCGTCGTGTTACTAAGGAGTATTTCCATCGAGCCAGAATCAAGTATGCTCCATTAGTTGTACAGTTATCCACATCCGTAGGGGTAGATTCAGCTCATTCGGATGAGTTAAAAGCTCGTGCTGATGATGAACTTTTGAAATGTATGATATGTTACTGTGGAGGTGGTTCGTTTATCACCTTTTTGTATTCTAGATTATTGGGTACATTCAGACACATGAGGGATGCGGAATTAAGAGCAAAACGAGCACAGAGCATATCTCATGAACGTATGTCTAATTTTGCTGGACTTTGTGGGGATTTAGATTCTGGGATGACCATACAGGAATGTTTGGCGTGTCTAAATGAAGAAGAGACAAGCATTATTGCAGAGTTATTTTTTGAGCACAAGACTACCAGAGAGGTCGCTTCTTCTCATGGCATTGTGCCGTCTACAGTTTATCGTATTAAAACAAGGGCTATTAATAAAATGAAACATAAATTTACAATAAAGGTGGGATAAGTAATGGAAAACGAAAAGGGTCATAACAAAAAAAAGAGAGAAGAAAAAAAGACACAGAGACTCAGGAGATTGTCTGGGCTGGATTTGTGCGCATGTGGAGGGGGAGATAGGCTCAGGTGTAAAGATAAGTGTAGAGAAAAACATACAAGTAAGACGACCGGACAAGTTATGTGTGGAGAATTGTATCACGTAGAGAGTCCTCCAGACAAGTCGGGTGGTAAAAAAAGGTCTAAGCGTACATGGAGATATGGTCGCCAGAAGGATATAGACGCAAATCAACAAAGCAAACAAAAACGAAGAGAAAAAATAGAAAGAGAATGTCAGTAATAGCTAGTTATGTGTGTATAACTAACTGTGGTTTTTGGGTTTTATCAGGAAAAGGGTGAAAAAATGAAGAAGTGGTCGATAATTTCGTTGTTGTTGGTGGTCATGTGTGGACCGGTTGTCGGATGTAGCACTGGTGGGGGTGATTGGCAGGATAATGTTCCTAATTTGAAAGCTGATGTTTTTATGTTCTCCAAGATGGCGACACGCCTCGCTTTGAAAGAAGCTGATATGCCGTCAGAAGACGTAAACTTAATCAAAGGGTACCTAGTAGCGATGAAAGACTTATTATCTGTACCTGGTCAACCGAATTTTACAGGTGCCCGCCAGCTGGTAGCAACAGAATTGCCTCAGAAATATCAGGTATATGGTTTGACTATAATAGATCTATTAGATAGATATCTCGGGGCATTGGATTTTAATATGACAGAAGATCAAGAGTTGATAATAGCTATTGTTTCGTCGGGAATCGACGGGGCACTCGATGGGGTTCAAGAATTCGCAGGGTAGGTGATTGGTTAAGTTTGTATTACTCTGCATAGAGCCGTGCAATATTTCTTTCTGGAAAACAAAATATGATTTTGTTGTTAAAAACATTAGTGTTATACTTGATCTTGTGTTCACCAATAGACGCAATTAATACAGAACTACTACTGTCGCCAGACACAAAAGAGATCAAACGGGAGGAAACAATAGGCCCGATAGTCCTCGTCTACACCCAGTATGGAACAGGTTCTGGAACAGTCATAGATCGGTTGCGTCGAAATGACGATGGAGTATTCGAATACAGGGTGCTTACAAACGAACACGTCATACGCCCAAGATGGATTACCCAGGTGGACAGCGTGGACTTTTTGACAGGAAGGACAACGACGAAGGCTGTGGATACTGGATGTGGCGTTTTAACTTTTAGTATCCTAAGTGACGAGTGGTCCGACCACGTGGCACGCGTTGTGGAGGAAGATGCGCACCGAGATTTATCAGTTTTGTCTTTCACTTCCAAAGAAATGCTACCAGTAGCCAAGATGGCGGACATGGCTCAATTAGACCAAATAACAATATTTGACGAGGTAGTCTCTGTTGGTTGTAAGTTGGGTATGAGGCCCCTACCCACAGAAGGAATAATTTCTGGGATTGCAAATGGTGCTTGCGGCGAAATAGAATGGGTTGTTTACGCTAATACCGCATCAATAGTCAACGGTTCAAGCGGAGGCGGATTGTTCAAGGAATACGATGGCCATTATTATCTGATAGGTGTTCCATATATGATGTCGACAACCAAGCGTGGCCAGATAATTCCCCACATGGCAAAGGCCATCTCTTTGTTGATGGCTATAGACATCATAGAAAGTAGCTATACTTCAAACTAAATGGACAAGAGACCTTTGATACAACAAGTGGTGATAGGAATGAGATTTGGTAATCCCAGTGATTATTGGATGTCTAATCATGCGCCATCTGATTTCCCAGAGCTAGAAGTAGCTAAGGATATTAAGCACAGCAACGGCCAATCCGTGTGGGAACATACAATGTTGGTCATAGATAGTCTGTCGGACGCCACCTCGATAGCTTTGCTGTCTGGCCTATTTCACGACCTAGGGAAAAGTTGTATAAAACCGACCACTAATCCACAGTCTAGATTTCCGAATCACGATATAGAGTCGGCTAAGATAGCGGTCAGGAGGTTGGGGGAATGGGGTGCCTCTTCGTATGTGACAGATCGTGTCGTCAGGCTAGTGTCTACACATATGTATGACATAACTGGGGCCACCAAGGAAAAAACCATTAGGAAATTCATCGCTGATGTTGGACGGGATAATATTCAGAATTGGTTCAAGTTGCGCATCGCAGACTCCATGGCTTACTCTCGTTATGGAGAATATTATAGCAGGACAATAGATCCGTTTAGGTCCGCTGTGACGTCGTATTTAAAGAAGCAACCTAGTAGTAGTCAACAGGCAATTATTGGTTCTGATAGTGACAGAACCTTACGAATAAATGGAGGAGATGCTTAGTGAGCACAGAGATGTATGAACCACAGGGGTTCGCTTTACAGATCTTTAAGGATAGATATGCTATTCATGAAGAGGAGACATTCTCTCAGGCTTGTGAAAGGGTCTCCAGGAATATAGCTGATGCAGAACTTGGAACAAAGAGGGATGAGTACTTCGCTAGATTCATTGAGATATTGCAAACCAATCGTTTTTCTCCGGGTGGTAGGATATGGAGAGGAGCAGGGCGTCCTCGTGGTCAGCTTTTAAACTGTTTCTGTATTCCCGCAGAGGACAGTCGAGAAGGGTGGGGAGATGTCCTCCGTAATGTAACAATCATTTCCGGAACGGGTGGTGGAGTCGGCATTAACTTTTCCAAAATTAGACCTAGAGGCACGAAGATTAGAGGGACTGGTGGAGAAGCTACTGGTTCTGTCAGTCTGATGAGGGCCGTCAATGGTGTCTGTAATGAGTTGCGAGAAGGTGGGGGGCGCAGATCCGCTCTTTTATTCTGTTTGAATTATGACCACCCAGACCTGCTTGAATTTTTGGAAGCGAAACTTGATAACAAAGAATTAACTAATGCTAATATTTCCGTATTGGTTGATAATGAGTTTTTTAAGTTGCTTGACGACCAAGGAGAGATAGTCTTTAAGTGGCAAGGGGAAGAACGTGGTAGGATTCCTGCTAAGGAAGTCTGGGATAAGATTATACAAAATGCGTGGAAGGGTGGAGATCCTGGTTTTCTGAATAAGGGTTTTATAGATGAACAAAATACATTAGCTTATGCCAGTGGTGGAGAGTTCTCCTCAACTAATCCTTGTTTTACAAAGGAAATGCGACTTCATACAGATCGTGGGATTATATCTTTTGGTGAGTTATTTGAATCTGGCGGGAATAATCACGTATCTACAGATAATAGATGTGTAAATTCTATTTTACGCGGTATTAAAGTTCGACAAGCAAGTCCTGTGAAAATGACGGGGAAACAGCAGCAAATTTATAAAGTAACCACATCACATGGACATACGATAAGATGTACTGAATATCATGAATTTATAACACAACTAGGCCGTAGGCCATTAAAAGTATTATCTGAAGGCCATGAACTTAATTTACAATCTGGAGAAGGTATCTGGGGAGATATCGGTGATTATGGAGATGGATTGATAATCGGATCATTTACTGGAGATGGGACAACAATTAGATCCGACAAAGATGTTATAATGTGTTTAGATTACTGGAGTGAAGATGAATTATGCGACCAAACGCTGTGTATAGTTAATGGAAAAATAAATAATAAAAAATTTACTAAGACTAAAAAGGAATATGGATTCGTAACTGTTAGGAGTTGTTTGGAACCGGATAAAAAACGTATTGCGTCGATAAGATTATCTAGATACTTTTCTGAAGAATTTGATGAGAACATCAGAACATTCAAAAATCGTGTTCCAGAATTAGTTTGGAGAGGGTCACGAGAATTAGTAAAGGGTTATCTGGCTGGATTGTTTCAAGCAGATGGTTCTGTTCAACTCAAAGATCGTGGAACCAAAGGTTCCCTTTCTGTTAGACTTTCCCAAAGTAATCTTCCGTTATTACAGGATGTACAAATTCTTCTCAACAATTTTGGAATAATATCCAGTATCCATAAGAGAAGAGATGAACAATACCGCAATTTGCCCGATGGTCATGGTGGGCACAAACCCTATCTGTGCAAAACACAATACGAATTGATTATAAATAGGCCTAATTCTATTACTTTTGAGAAACTTATTGCTTTCGCTGGAAATAAACAAAAACAACTTACTGAATTATTGGATCAAAGGGGAAGGAAATGTCGTAAGCCAGAAAGATTTATCACTAAAATCAAATCTATAGTTAAGGATGGAGTAGAAGATGTTTACTGTCTTAATGAACCTGATACACATTCCTTAATAGTTAATGGACTGGTTGTTGGAAATTGCGGTGAGGTCACTTTGGAAGAATATGGATGCTGCTGTTTAGGAGCTATAAATTTACACACTCATGTCGTTGATAATGAGATTGACCTAGATATGTTAGAAGAAACAGTTTCTCTAAGTGTTCGTTTCCTAGACAACGTGTTAGATCAAAATAATTATCCACTGCCTCTGATAGAAGAAACATCTCAAAAACATCGTCGAATTGGCTTGGGAGTGATGGGACTTCATGACATGTTGCTTGAACTAGGTATAAAATATTCTAGTCAAGAATCTAGGGATCTGATTGATAAGGTGATGAACTGCATAAAAAAACAGGCTTATCACGCTAGCATAAGAATTGCAATAGAAAAGGGACCATTCCATTCTTTTGATGCAGAACAGCATATCAAAACTGGTTTTGCTAGGAAACATTTAACTCGCAATCATCGGAGATTAATTAAAGAACATGGTATCAGAAACTGTGCTTTACTCTGTATTGCGCCGACTGGGACAACATCCATCGTTGCTGGTTGTTCATCCGGTATTGAACCATTGTTTCAACCGGTATATGAGAGACGCTTTAACATACATAAAAATATGCATGATGACAGTAAAAGGGATGGTGTTACTGAAGTTGTTGTTCATCCATTGTTGAAAAAATTCATACGAACGCATAGGTCTACTAAACATTTTCAGGGTGCTCATGATATCTCACCAGAAGCGCATCTTGTAATGCAGGTAGCTTGCCAGAAACATATAGACAACTCTATCTCTAAAACAATAAATTTACCAGCAGATTATCCAGTAGAACAGTTGTCAAAGGATTTGAGAAAACATATAGTAAAACTCAAGGGAATAACCGTGTATAGGGATGGAAGTAAGGGAGAGAGTCCTCTGGTTCCTATGCCTATATCTGAGGCTAAAAAACACTTGGATGACATGGCGGAAGAAGCTGCGGTTAATGATTGTCCAAGCGGTAAATGTGATACAACGAAAGGTGGAAGTTAGATATGGCTAAAGAAAAGCCGCAATTGAGCGCAGAGGTGCAGGAAGTTATTCAACTTATTAGATCTCACAATAAGGCTGGGAGTACTGGTACATTAAGGGAAGAAGTGGCGAGTACTTTAGGTGTTTCCGTATGGAAGGCTCGGAAGCTTATCACCCAGGCAGAAACAATATTATCAGGTGTACCTATTGTGGGAATTGATCCAAGTGATCCTTTGTTTAGATCAGAAGTTGCTAGACGCATAAAGAAAGCGATTACACCCGCCAAGGTTGCTGAGAAGATGCATTCAACAGAGGAGGATGTGCTTGCTGTAATTAATGATATGGAAGAGCGCGGTTACATTATAATGCGACGTGGCAGCACAATTCAACTTGGTAAATCGGTGGAACAATCTTGTCCAAAGATTATAATGGCAAATCATAACTACGGAAAACCAATATCATTCGGTGTCATTGCAGATATGCATCTATGCAGTAAGGCTGAACGACTAGATGTACTTAATGCTGCTTATGACGAATTCGAAAGAAGGGGGATAACAACAGTTCTATGCCCAGGAAATTATGTAGATGGAGAATGTAGATTCAATACTCACGAATTACTAGCTCACGGTATCGCAGATCAATGTCAATACGCGATAGATCACTGGCCTTCAAAACCAGGAATTAAAACATATTACGTAGATGGAGATGACCATTGTGGGTGGTGGCACCAACGAGAAGGAATCGAGTTTGGTCGTTATTTGATGTTAGAAGCAAGGGCTCAAGGCCGAGAAGATCTAGTCTATCTGGGATATATGGAGTCGGATTTTGAATTAAAGGCGCCACATGGATCAGCTATTATAAAAGTTATTCATGCTGGCGGGGGTAGTTCATATGCTCTTTCATACTCTTCTCAAAAATTGGCAGAAAGTTTTACAGGAGGGGAAAAACCAGCAGTATGCATAATAGGACATTATCATAAAATGGAATATTGTTACGTTAGAAACATTCATTGTTTACAAGCAGGGACAATGCAAGACCAAACTTTATTCATGCGTAAACGAAAGCTTGCAGCTCATGTAGGATTTTGTATTGTAACTTTACAGCAGGACATTAAGGGTAGCATAACGAAATTTTCCCCTGAGTTCTTTCCGTTCTTTGACCGTGGATATTATCTTAAGAGAGATGGTATCACAGAAAGACTTCAAGGTGATTAAAGAATACTGGAAACCAGTTGTTGGATATGAAGGGTATTATGAAGTATCTGATATAGGATATGTTAGACGAAAACAAACCAAAAAGATACTGAAACCACGTATTTCTAATGGTTATAATATGGTAGATTTAAGAGTGAATTGCGATAGGAGATACCACCGAGTACATCGTTTGGTAGCTTATGCGTTTATTGGTGATCCTCCAACCATAAAACATGAAGTAAGACACTTTGATGGAAATAAACAGAACAATTGTCGATCTAATTTGTCTTGGGGTACAAGGAAAGAAAACGAAGAAGATAAAATACGTCATCGCAGAACCAACAGGGGCCAAAGGAATGGAAGATCGAAACTGACTCTAGAGCAGGTCTCGGAAATAAGACGATTATTATTACAGGGCAATCTTTTACAAAGACAAATAGCAGATATATTTGGTGTTACTCGGATGACAATTTCTGATATAAAAGGAAAAAGGTCGTGGGCATATTCTTAATAGTGGTAGTATAGACTAAAGGAGATGGAAGTGAAAATTCGTAAGTGTGATCTTTGTTCTCTAGTTATAAAAGATACCAAGGGTGTGTCGTTCGGAACCTATGATTTGTGTGAACGATGCAGCACCAATGCTCGTTATGCAACATGTCGTAAATGTTGTGGAACAAGGAAGGTTAGTGAAGTTGATAGAGAGGCTACCAATGCACAGGCTTCGTGTGGTGAGAATAGGACACAGTACAGGACGATTACCTGTAAGAATTGTAAGTAATAATGAAGATACATAAAGCTATAACACCAAAGAAACATTACGACAACCCAACTTTGTGTTGTGCGAAACTCAATAGTAAAAATGCACACATATTTTCACGTACTAGATGGGCACATGTATCATGCAAAAAATGTCTCAAACTAAAAAGGAAAACCAATGGGTAATATAGAACAGACGTATGCTTGGTCAAATAGTCGTATAAAAACTCTAAGAGAGTGCGCGTGGAGATATCATTTAATCTATCACGTAGCCTGGGAAGGTTGGTTAACCAGTGCTCCACAGGAAAAGTCTCGCGCATATATGCTTAAGAATATGACCAATTTTCCTATGTTCGTGGGTTCTCTCGTCCACGATATTATAGAAGAAATCATCACTACTGGTCGCACAACAGGAGAATGGAAGACACTTCAACAAGCACAACATGATGGTGTCCAGGCACTTCGAAAAGGTTGGAAGCAATCGGTAGGAAAGAGATGGCAGGGAAGTCCTAAGAAAAATACCAATCTTGCAGAACATTTCTATCAAGAAGAAATAGCACCAGATAAATTGGCATCATATAAACAGAAGGTCCTAAGCTCCCTCAAGGCATTTTATGACATGCCATTGTTTAGTATACTACAAAATCTCCCGAAAGAAGATTGGCTGACTCTAGAAGACTTCCAAAAATTCCAATTAAGTACAGGCGAAGAGGTAACTGTTAAAATAGATTGTGGTTTTAGATACAAAGGTAAAGTGTACTTATTGGATTGGAAGACCGGTATGGTCAGTGATAGCGTGATAGACCAATTGGTAAGTTATAGTATGTACGCATTAAAACAAGGATGGGCAGACCAACCAGAAGACATTGTAATCATACCAGTTTATTTGGCAGCATTTGCAGAGCTTGGCGAGCAGGCAACACCTCACCTCGATGTAACCATGCAACACATTAAAAGGCAGGCTGGTATCATACAAAGTGAAACTCCAATGTTGAAAAAGGCATTTGATAACAAAGATAATCCATCGTACTTCAAAAGGACGGACAACGAAAAATCCTGCGATCGGTGCTTCTTCCGCGACATGTGCAAGGGTGCGCAAACAGAAATAGATGATTCGGAGACTCCGTTCTAATGGAAGCTACTCTGTACTTCGATGGTGGCATTAGACAAGGAACCATGGCATATGGTTGGTTGTTGGTGGACAAACCTTTTCCCTCAATTATTGCCGAAGCACCACACTATCTTTCAGAGGGTACAAAAATCATAGCATCCGGCAAGAGGACATGTGGAGAAGGGACGTCCAATATTGCAGAATATCGAGCCCTAATCGCCGGGCTTCAGGGCAGTTTAAAAGCTGGAGTTGATACAATTCATATTATTGGAGACTCACAACTAATAGTTCGACAGGTTATCGGTGTGTACAAGGCGAAAAAGCCAGAACTAATCAAACATAGAGATCTTGTATTAGAGTTGTTGAGTAAGTTTGAGGATTATTCTATCAAGTGGGTACCACGCCACCTAAACAAACGAGCAGATGCACTTGTCAATGAAGTGTTCCTAAGGAGAAAAGAAAAAGGAAAGGTAAAGCGATGCAAGAAACAACGAAAGCGATGATACTATGGACACATGGTGCATTCATGGTCATATTGATGATTCTCATATCTTTTTGTGTCTTGCCAGGCTGCATGGCCCCAGAAGCTTTTAAAGCAGATATACAAGGAATCCGTATGGACATGGGTAATCTTGAGACAGTTGCAGAAGAACTATCTATTTGGAAGAAAAGTGTACAAGCAGAAACCATTAATTACAGTGGTGCTGGATGGGTTGTTATCGGAACTAGTGTTATGGCAATTATTTTCGTTGGAGCTGGTTTACTATTGATACGCGCTTTCATGAAACGCGGCAGTATGTTGAGTTTGTTAACTCGTGCTGTTAAAAATGCGGGAGAGGCTTCGCCTTTTGGAGATGAAGTCGTTAAAGAAATTAAACGACATCTCAAAATGTGTGTTCATGCTCCGGACACTGTTCCGGAGATAGATCGTTTAGAGAAAAACCGTAAAGATCTTGGAAATTTCGCAAAGAAAATGGGAACTTTTGCGGAACAAAAGACGTAGTTTTAGGTATAATTAGGTGTAAAGGAGATTGTTATGAAGAATATTGTATTTCGTTTTCGTAGATTTGCTCGTAGGTCAATGAGGCGATGGAAATCGGCAGTAATGCGATGGAAGTTAAAGTCTGCAAAGCGAAGAACTAAGTTAGCGGAAGGTTTAATTGCGGATTGTACTACAATTGATCTATCTCCAGAAGAAAGAAAGTCTCGTCGCTTCACAAGATACTGGGAAAAAATAGCTGGTAAAACACATTATAATTCTGGGGGTTTTGCTCATTTTGATCACTTGAGCAAAGAAACGGATCCGTTAGAATGCGAAGAGAATATACAGGAAGATTCTGTCAAATCGATCAATGTTGATACATCAATTAGATCTGATGGTGCTAGGGTTGCTTTTAAAGATAATAGAATGAATCGACGTAGTAGGAGGAATAAGTAATTCCTACATATGATTACGAGTGCAGTTTGTGTGGATTTGAGTTCGAGGCATTTCATAGTATGTCCATGGAGCCTCTATTGTCTTGTCCCGAGTGTTGTAAACCGGGATTGGTCAAGTTGATCAGCCCTGGAGCGGCTGTGATCATAAGAGGTACTGAGAATCCGTGTAAGGGTCGCAAGACACACAAAGATAAGTTAGGCGAAGGAAAGTTCAAAGGCGAAAAACCATTCTGGAGAGATGGAAAGATTAACAAGGATGTACTTAAAGATCCTGATAAGTATATAAAGGAAGGTAAGGTAGGTTGATGGATAAACAAAAGATTACAACTGGTAAGATTGACTCTGCAGAAAAAAAATTAAAGGGTTTGACTGATCAGGGTCAGGTTAATTTTAAGTGCTCGAATTGTGACCATGAATTGCTGGTGCTTCAATTGGTGAAAACACAGGGTGTGGATAAGGCTAACGTGTTGACGCGTGTAGCTGTGAAGTGTGGTTTTTGTAGTGGATATTCATTGGTCGAGCAGATATCTGGTCAGTTTTTTCCAGGTGCTCCGAACGACGATATGATGTTCGAACCTATTGACGTAGACACAGATTCCCCACAGACCGATGTTTTGTTCGAGGCTAGAAATAAGTGAACTTAATAGCAGTAGATATACATGGTACTCCTCATTCTGTTGTTCATGATGTCGAGCCAACATTTGTTGTTTTTGCTAAGTGGATTGGTGACAGATACATGGTGTTGGCTTCTAACGAGATGGATCTATTCAGTCCATACAATATTGATCACAATTTGCAGAAAAAAGATAAAGAACGTGGCGGATTATTTTGGAGATTGAAGTCTTGTAGTAAAGAGTGTTACAGCGATTACACTGTTTTTCTCAGAAGCAAAAATAAGGTACCATACACTCTCGCTCAAAGGAGATTCAGAAATGACTTTTAAAGAGTTTCAAACAGATTTAATGGAGTTTCTGCAGAAATCTAATGTCAACCTAGGTCGCAAGCATACTAAGTCTAAGGAAAGGTTTTTGAAGGCTGTGTCAGATAAATTCGACTCTTACGGAGAGGGTCTGATAGTTGCTGAAATATGTGATGATAATGTGGATCGCGAAAAGAAACCCAACTCTCTTAGAGACGGTGTCATACGGATCAAACCTGAAGATCCTAGAAAAGCATTGGATGCTGGCAAAGGTGTTTGTGCTATGAACGCGACTGAGTCTAGCAGGGCAGACGAACAGTTAGGCCGTTCTCCATATGCCCAACAAGGAGACAAGGGGGAATCTGTAGATGTATAATACAGTAAACGACGCTATCCTGGCATTTGCAGTAACAGATGCTGTTCCTACTAATAGGTTCGTGGTGTCGTTATCAGATGGGAGAACCGTGATACAAGACGATAGGCCTAAAGAAAGACATGCATGGGTTCGTTTGGCTAAATGGCTTGGCGCAAATAAGGACATATCCATATCAAACCTTCGTCTGCAAGGCCCAAAGGGTGTGGACATACCAATGCCGCCTAACCAAAAGGGATACTTTTTTGGGCAGAAACACATGGCTGTTTGGGGTGGTGCCCAGTTTAATTACATCGGCATAGGATATTATGATGGACAAAAGATCAATATAGTTTGGTACCGACAACCAGGTTTTGACCACGCACAAACAGAAGAAAGAACAGTGGCAGATGCAGGTTTCTTTTTGATCAGGAATCCATAATGGCAATAAGGCATCAACCAAAAAGCGAAAAACATCCTTACCTTTCTCCTACTACGCCTGGATTATATGTCACATTCAGAGACTACATAATAGAATTGGTGTGTATGAATGTTAATCCAAAGATTGGTCCACGATTTTGGTCTGATAAGAAATATTGGGGACCTAAGTATGGGAGAGAAATAAGAGGAGTAACCAACCTAGGAAAAGAATTGAATCTTTCTGACGCCCTATTACGGAGAGCTTTGGTAGAGATAATCCGAGAACGCAATATAAAAGCGCTTGTTGCCAAGAAGACAATAGCAACGATAGTGCGGTGGACGAATAACCGTGTAGAATCTTTGACTGCACAACGTTTAGAATTATCCAAAAGACAGCAACACACCGAAATAGACAACAAAAAGAACGCTACGTTTGTTGATACAGGAAGAAAAACTGCACTTGCTAAGATAAGAGATGAAGAGAATGGCTAAGACAAAAACAAAAGCAAAGATTGCAGATGAATCCTTGGATGAGTTTTTGATTAGAATACATGGCCATGGTATTATAGCCACGGCAGAAAAGGCTTTGCCTCCATGTACCAGAGATATTCTTCACACCCCGTTGTCGCTAGACATTGCCCTAAACGGTGGGATCCCTGATGGAACGATTTGTTTGATAACCGGAAAAGCAAAGTCTGGAAAAACTACATTATGTTTAGAATTGCTCAGAAATGCACAAGAACTTAACAGACCAACCTACTATATAAATATAGAGCGAAGATGTACTCCTGCGTTATTGTCCACTATCCACGGTCTAGATCCAGCTAAGCTCAAGGTCATTCCTCATCATATAGACAAGCCATTGACAGCAGAAGACTACCTAAACATTATAGAACGGATCGCCAAGACCCAAGAGAAGGCAGTTGTTGTCATTGATAGCATTGCTGCTTTATCAACCATGACAGAACAAGAGGACGACATTGGTTCTAGTAGAGACATGGCTGGACCAGCCAAGTTGTTGTCTGCATTCTTTAGACGTGCCCAACAAATCGTTGATTCAAAAAATGTAATACTGATTTTTATATCCCAGCTAATGACCAGTAGGGAACCACGTGGTCCAAAATTTGTAGAGAAGGGCGGGGTGGCTATACAATATGCGTGTTCTGTGTGGTTGAAGGTAACGTGGACACAACAATGGGAACGCAACGCAGAAACCAATACTTCTGACGGTCACGACATGCATATTACTGTACAGTCATCTGCGCTTGGCAGACCTCTTCTTCCGTGCATATTACCATTGAGATATGGTTTTGGTATTGATGTTATAAGGGATATTGTGACTACTGCGGAAAATCTTGGATTAATAGAGAAGGCTGGATCTTGGTACTCATTACCTATGTTCGCAGATGATGGTGATCCACCGAAGTTCCAGGGATTGGCAAGGTTATCCAATTTTCTTAGAGACAACCCTGATAAATTACAATTATTGGAAAAAGAAGTTAGAGATGTGGTTCTACCTAAGGAGGACAATAATAGTGAGAACTAGACTTTGCTGGGACGACTATTTTATGGTACAAGCTATTTGGGCTAAGACACGAAGTCCAGATACAAGTACCCAATGTGGTTGTGTTATTATAAATAGTCGTGGATGTATAGTTGGCCAAGGATATAACGGTTACCCTAGGGGTGTCAATGATGATAAGATGCCACAGATGCGACCAGAAAAATATCCTCCTATATTGCATTCAGAAGAAAATGCAATACTAAATTCTACTGGAGATTTGGAAGATGCTACTTTGTATGTGAGTGGACCTCCATGTACTCACTGTTGGGCTCATATTATTCAGAAGGGTATTAAGCGAGTAGTGTATGGACCTATTACTACATCACAAAGTGGATTATATACTGATGCAAAACTGGAAGATGTCAATCAGGTCGTAAAGGATATGTTGGAAAATCAAGACATAGAAGTAGTTAGGTGGATACCTAAGGATAAAGGTCTTATCTCGGACGAGCTTGAATACATTCATTGTATAATGATGGGAATTAACCCATAACATGGAAGTTAAACTACTCAATGGTGGAACCACAAGGATACGATTAAGTAATAAAAAAAGAAGATCAAAAGAAAAATGTAAGTCGTTGTTTCAATATAGGATAGGTCAACAACTAGCCGAAAAATACCCTCATGATATTATTTTTGAAGAGGTGATCATACCAGTTGAGAGATTTATCATAGATTTTTTTATACCATCAGTTAATTTAGTGATCGAATGTAATGGAAAACAACACACGGAACACGTAAAACATTTTCACAAAACGAAAAGAGAATTTCACAAACAACAAGATACGGATCAAAAGAAACGAGATTGGTGCGAATTAAATGGGTTTAAAATGTTAGAAATTTATGATGAGTGATTTGACCAATGAAATAGCATTGTATTCAGATGAGCTAGATAAGTGGTGTAAAGCATTAGGGTTACCACAACATCAGCCATCTAATGATGAAGTTGAAAAGATTCTTGGGTTTACTAGAGAGTTGTTAAGAGAACAATCTTCAGTAGATCTGTCTGAAGATACAGTTATTTTAGCTCAGTATGCTTTATTTTTGCAGCAAAAAACAAATGAATGTCAAACGTTTCTTAGGTGGTCAAAACAGGTAGTAAACCGTTTGTTGGGTGATGATCGTCCTAAGCTTAATAAGTTAGTTAAAGAGGTTGAACTAAGACTTGATAGAATAGTTTACCTTGCACGTAGGATAGAAGTAATTGGACAGAGTATTAATGGTTTAGTAAGAGCCAGATATAATGAGGGGAGTTGTTGATGAGTCCTATTGAGTATATAGCAGAAGGTATTCGCACAGGAAACTGGGATATAGTTTGTGAGGGGTATGAGCGACTTACCGGAGAAACTTTAAGTGTACCTTCGGCAAAAGCGTTCATTGCTAAGTTAACAATTCAAGATGCGGAAGCTGCATTGCGTCAGGTTGCAGATATGTTATCCAATGTTCTTGAGCTGCAACAAACACCAACCACAAAACCACCAAAAGCCTTAAAGAAAAAGGTTAGTAGAAAAAAGACATCTAAAAAATCTAAATCAGTAAATAAAGATGAAGAAGGTAGTCCTCCAGATATTGATTCAAGAAGGAAGACTGCGGTACAGAAACAAACTGATGGAGTCCGTTTTATTACAAATAATCCAGATCCAATTGAGATAGAGAAGAACAAGATTTTAGCTGAGAAAACTAAAACTATCCAAGTAAAGCGACCACAAATAAATAGCTATGATGTTGAGTGTAGTGAATGTGATAGTATGTTCCAATCTAATAGACCTGGTGGAGAAATGGGTCAAAAATGTAAGAAATGTCTAATGGGTACAAAGAGTAGATTTGTTTGATGAAAAGTAAATCAAATGCTATATTACAAGATGCAGGTATGGAGCGTGCTATACTTTCTGGTATAACCACATATGGCACCGATTGTTTTTTCGAAGTTGAAGACCTTATTGGTGTGAAGGATTTTTATTGGCCAATCAATCAAGAGTTATTCAAAATACTTTCCCATCTTGTTAGTCATGATGATGCTAAGACTTTTGATATTCCTAGTATTCAAGCAGCAGCAAAAATTCTTAATTGCGACAATTTCGTAAATGACGGGAAACACACTGAATACCTAGAGGCGATAATAGGAGAGAATGAATCATCTAAAGATAATATTAGATCATTAGTGATAGCTGTATACAAGCTATCCATAGCAAGACAAGGATATATGGCAGCGGTTGCTGTTCAGAACAATCTAAAGAAAATCACAGGGGCAGAAGATGTCGACGATATAATTGGACAGATAGAGGAACCTATCTTTGGATTCACAGGACAGATTATGGATCAGGGTGCTACCGTTGTATCTCTTGGGCAACAATTCGATAGTGTGATGAAAGCCCTGGCAGAGACACCACAGGACATAGTAGGCTTGCCGACAGGGTTTCCCGCTTGGGATAATGCAATCGGAGGAGGATTGAGACCTGCTACCGTAAATGTTGTAGGTGCTAGAACTAAAATTGGAAAAAGTTTTTTCTGCATCAACGTAGCATGTAATATAGCAGAGCATGGAATTCCAGTATTGTATTTAGACACAGAGTTAACAAGCGACATCCAGTTGCACCGCCTATCATCTTTAGTGTCAGGCATAGATTTGAATCGCATAGAGACTGGAAGTTTTAAGCACAACAAGCAAGAAGAGGAAGCATTATGGAGTTGTCAAGATAAGATAGAAGGTCTGTCCATAGATCATTTTTCGGTAGCGGGCTTAGCTCCGCATGCGATCATGTCCATAGCAAGAAGATGGTTATCAAAGAAGGTTGGATTTACACACAGCGGCGCAGCAAAACCGTGTCTAATTATATATGATTATCTTAAACTCATGGATGATGGTGGTTTGAAGAAGGGGTTACAGGAGTATCAATTGCTTGGTTTTCTTGTGACGGCACTACACAACTTTGCCGTTAAATTCAAACTACCAGTATTGGCTACTGTTCAACTTAATAGAGACGGGATAGAAAAAGAAGGGTCAGAGGTAGTGTCGGGTTCTGACAGGATTGCGTGGTTATGTTCCAATTTTACTATATTGAAAAAGAAAACACAAACCGAACTAAACGAAGATCCCCCAATAAATGGTACAAAGAAGTTGGTGGTAACAGATACTAGATTTGGAGCTGGTATGGAAAGTGGTGAATATATAAACGTGGTAGAGAAGCTTGAGGTAGGCAAGTTCATAGAAGGACAAACATTTTCTGCCGTAGTTAAGTCTTCTTTAGAAAATAAAGCTAAGGAATCATAGCAGTGCAAAGATTCAATGCGAGTCAAGTAGAGTTTATTCAAGCCAGGGCTTGTGAAAGAGTTTGTGAAATCTTTGATGCTATGGGTGTAGAATTTACTGAACGGCACGACTATATTCAAAGTGCTTGCCCTATTCATGATGGTGATAATGACAGGGGCTTGTTCTGGGCATTACAATCTAACCATTTTGAGTGCAAAACAAGGGGGTGCCACCGCGATCCGTTGACAGGTCCTTCAAATAGTATTTTTGGTCTAGTGCGAGGGACTATGAGTCGCAAGACAGGAAAGAAATGGGAGTTTCATCAATCAGTAAAATTCGTAGCTCAAGCTCTTGGTTTGGATCAGTTTGGAACAAGCGAAACAACTGCCCAGGATATAGAGATATCTAAAGTAATAAAACTGCACAAGAGAAAAAGCATCGTCACCAAGATAAATAATGGATTACCATTGTCAACGGTAGTGTCTAAGCTCCAGGCTGATCAGGTTTATTATCCGAATAGAGGTGTATCACCAGAGATAATAGCTAAGTATCATATATCTTTTTGTAATATCAAAGGGAAACAGATGTACAAAAGGGCATTTTTCCCCATATTAGATATTACTGGCAGATATGTTGTAGGATGGTCTGGTAGAAGTATATATAATAAATGTGATGACTGTGGTTTGCACCATCATCCGGATAGAACATCGTGTCCAGATTCTGAATACAGTGCTGTGTATACCAAATGGAAACACTCAAAGGGGTTGCGAGGGGGATTGTGTTTATATAACTCTTGGTACGCGAAGCCATTCATAGGGAAAACTGGTACAGCAATATTGTGTGAAGGGCCAGGGGATGTCTGGGCTTACGAGGCTGCTGGTATTAGAAACAGCGTAGCATTGCTTGGATTAAGTATATCTAAACAACAACGTTTGATGCTTCAAAATGCTGGAGCATTGACTGTTATATGTACGTTCGATAACGATAAAGCCGGACAGACAGCAATGGATAGAATCAAGGAAGATTTCCAACACTATTTTAGGGTATTTTGTGTGACACCCGATACAGAAGGTGATATTGGAGATATGTTACCAAGTGACATAGCGAGTAAGATTGGTCCTATTTTACAACAGACATCTAGATCTGAGGTTTTTTCTGACGGTTATGTAATGGAGAATGGAAATGGCTAAGCAGTTTGATATTAAGGATTCTGGTGAACGACAGAAGTTTGATGGCGGTGCTGTTCGAGATACAGACGATGGAAAACCAAGGTTTGACCTCATCCCTCCACTCGCCGAACAACGAACGGCATTACACTACAGCAGTGGCGCAAAAAAGTATGATGAATGGAATTGGGCTAAGGGGATGCCATATAGCCGGTTTCTCGCTAGTATGAAACGGCACATAGCATCCTTTGAGCGTGGTGAGTCTGATGAAGATCACTTAGCAGCGGTTGTGTTTAACGCTAATGCTATTATGCACTTCCAGGAGTGTGGTAGAGATGACCTGGACGACGTAACTCCACGTGTCAAGGCGTGGTACGAACACTGTGGTAACCGAGGGAAGAACGACTAAAGTTCCTCGTGTAATTGATGGCCTTGAATCGCGAGAGACGGAGTCGTCAGAATAAACAGGAACCATATCAATGAGGGTATTGTTCAGGAACTATCACGGATCGCACAGGAACTGGATGACTCATGATATAGGTGAAATTATTTTCAGATTTGAAGTATTGTGGTGGAAGATATTCATTGATAAACATTGGCCAAAAGTGAATATGCCTCTCCTGTCTAAATGGAATAGATTTCGGAGACGCATAGCAATTAGGGGTTCGTTATTATTAAGCAATTCACAGGTTGTTAGTGCAGCTTGTTACACTCTAGAATTTCCCCCATCGTATTGCCATTGTGTTCCGGCTCTAGAGATATATTTTAGGAGTTTCTACATATGAAAATTGTAAGATGTAGCTCTAGTGCAATTGGGACATATAATCATTGCCAATTCGCTTATTATCTGCATTACCTTTTAGGTCTAGAATCTAAAACTGGTAAGGCGGCTCTTCAGGGTAGCATCATACATCAGGCTCTGGAATGGATGGCTCGGCTAAAAAAACGTGGCAAAACCAATGTTGATCCGATGTGGTTGCTGAATAGAGCATGGGACGAGCACACTCAAAATTCTCCAGAAATACAGATCAGGAAAGTTACTACTCGTGTAGATAGAGAAACTGGTGCCCTAAAGGAAGCTGCTGACTTCAAGAAGTGTAGAGTTGCTCTTGAGACCGTACTTGCTGATGAATTTTATAATCCCTATTTAGTAGATGTATTAGAAGCAGAACAATGGTTTTCTCTGGAGATGCCTGGAGAAGAATGGAAATGCTCAAATAATGAAGGAGAAGAGAAACAGTTTACTGTGCGAGGTTTCATTGATCTAACCCGTGAAATAGACAAAGATACTTTAGAAATAATAGACTGGAAATCTGGTAATAGAACAAATTTTCATACACAGGAACCAATTGACGAAAAAGTTCTGATGAGAGAAGTACAACCTAGACTATACCACCTAGCAGCATTCTTTCTTTATCCACAATACAAGAATATAATTATCACCTTCTTTTATGCTAATAGTGGTGGCCCAATAACAATTGCATTATCTCGCAATGATCTTATTGGTACCGTCGAGTTTCTCTATGACTTTTTAAGAACTGTAAAGAACGATACGTTGATACGAAGAAATAAGCACTGGTCTTGTAAGATGTGTTCTTTCGGTCGCAATGGTATCTGTGATAGGGTGTGGAGCGATTTACATACTTCTGGAGGAGACTTTGTGAAAAACAAATATGCCAAGTTGACATACGAACAGCAGCTAGCAATTGGAAAACCGGGAGTAGATAATGAATAATACAAAAACATATGTCCCACTTCATTTACATTCATACTTTAGTTTATTGGACGGACTTTGTTCACCAAAAGACATAGTTAACAGATGTGTTGAGTTGGGACTTCCTGCTTGCACAATTTCAGACCATGGAAATATAAGCTGTATGAAGACATTCTATGATGCAGCACGAAAAGCAAAAATCAAACCCATTATCGGATGTGAACTATATGTCTGTGAACAAGACCCAACTATAAAAAACAACGCCAACAACAAAAGACATCACTTAATAGTTCTTGCTAAAAACGATCAAGGAATCGAAGATTTAATGCGGTTGGTATCTGAAACTAATAAACCGGACCACTTCTATCGAAAACCTAGAATAGATCTGACTGGCATAGCTAAATTCGCAAAACGTAGAAATCTCATATTCCTGACTGCGTGCATCGCAGGGGAGTTATCTATGGAGCTGTTTATAGATTTTAAAGAAGCTATCATGGCTGGTCGTAATCACAATGTTGCTGAGGCTAGAAAGTATCTAAAACCAGATTGGTTAGAAGTTGGCAAAGCAATAATTCAAAAGCATATAGAGATATTCGGAAAAGACAATTATTATTTAGAATTACAGGACGAATCGATGGGAATTCAAACTGTGGTTGTCGAATGTCTCCGTGAGCTAAGTATAGAAACTGGTGTTCCCACAGTCGCCACCATTGATGCCCATTATTGTAGACAAGAAGATGCTGAGGACCAACGATTGCTTTTGTATGCAAGTCTCCATACAACAAAAGAGGCGCAAGACTACAAAATCTCCACCGGCCAAGATGTAATGGACTTTTTTGTTTCTGATAAGTACTATATACCGTCATACGAAGAAATGCGGGAGACATTTACGGAAGCAGAACTGCAAGCGACATTAGACATAGCAGATCGTATAGAATACTCATCGCTTGGCCATAATCCGTATTTGCCAATTTTTACAAATGATGAGTCTAAAAAACTTGGCATGAATTCTATAGAATATCTCAAACACCTGTGTATAGAAGGTGCTAAGGAAAAGTTGTCCCATCTTGATCAATCACAAAAGGCTACATATTGGAAAAGATTAAAAAGGGAACTCATAGTCATCCAAGAGGCCGGATTAGCAGATTATTTTCTTATAGTTTGGGATGCATGTAAGTTCGTAGACGAATCCAACGGACCAAGAGGCAAGGGACGAGGTTCTGGAGCAGGATCACTTATCAATTATCTAACAGGAATAACAGGAATAGATCCGATCAAATACGGTTTGTATTTTGAAAGATTCTATAATATGAGTCGTAACATACCACCTCACTTTGATGTCGGGCATACTAGTTTCATGTCTTGGATGTCTGATAACTTTGAACTATTACACACAAGGGATATAGACTCAGACAGGAAATATGTCTCTCTTCACCTGGCTGGACGAATAGAACAATATTGTAAAGATCCATTTGACCCCGTGGTGTTTACGGATATGATGAGGAAGGAAGTTGAATGGATTGATGCCAATAATTCTCGTATGTGGATGTACTTGGCTGATATGATCAAAGAGAAGCCGTCTACTAATCCATCTAACTCACATTTGGCACATGGTCTTGGTATAACAATAGTTGAATCTTGTGAATTGGACACCAACAAAGATGTAACTATCCATAAGGGTCATATTAGCCTTCCTGATATTGATACGGATATAGGGGTTGTGTTTCGCAACGAAGTCATTACGTATCTGAAAAAGAGATGGGGTGAAGAATACGTTGCGCAAATGATTACGTTCGGAAGACTCCAGGGTAAAGCAGCTTTGAAAGAAGTGTTCCGTGCTCATCCAGATACTGTCAAGCATCTTATGAAAGTGAAATCAATCAAAGAGGGAAAGAACGCAGATGATATATGTATGACTCCCCATGATTTATGTAACGATATTACACGTCATATACCTGATGAGGCGTCTATATCTGATGAGTTAAGGCAAGCAAGAGAAGATCATGGTGACGATTATGGTATCTTACAATGGGCGATACACCATATTGAACAAGTAAAAGATGCTTACGAGTGGTATAAGCCGTTGTTTGATCAGGCTATGAGAATCGAAGGTACTAAAAAATCACAATCAAAACATGCTGCTGGTGTCGTTATAGCAGATAGGCCCATAGAAGAACTTGTACCAATGGTTTATGATGCCAAAAATAAAGATAGAGTTGTCGGTCTAGAGATGTCTGATGCAGAAGCTATGGGGGCGGTGAAATTCGATTTTCTGGGGGTCGTAGCGTTGGATAAGCTATGGAAAGCGATGGATCTAATTAATGGAGAATCAGCAGATTCTGTGTTAGACGAAGAATTCAAAGAGGTGCAAGAATGCGAGACAAAGTAACTCTGATAGTCAAAACATTTGAACGACCTAGATGTGTAGATAGGCTGATTTATAGCATCAGAATGATGTATCCTGATATTAGAATAATTGTAGCAGATGACAGTGCTAAACCACATTCTATTACAGGAGCAGAACATCTATTAATGCCGTACGATAGTGGTGTTTCGGCTGGCCGTAATCTTGCACTTAGTAAGGTTGATACGCCGTATGTAGTAACTCTTGATGATGATTTTATTTTTAATGACAGGACACAATTATCAAAATGGTTGGAAATTCTCGAAAACAATACAGAAATCGACATTGTAGGAGGACAAGTTGATGGCCACCCCCAGTATCAAAGTTCACTCCACATAGAAGACAATGCGCTTATTTTTAAGCCAAATCCGCGCAGTCGACTAAGAAACTTTGATCTATGGGATATTGTTCTTCAGTTCTGGATGGGTAGAACAGAAAAGATCAGGGGAATTGGTGGATGGAGTGCTTTGTTCAAGACATGTGATCATATTCCGTTTTTTTGTCGTGCTTTAGGGAAGTTGAATATTGTGTATACTCCTGGTATAGTCACTGGGCATATGCCAATTAGAGATCAAAACTATTTTAATCACAGGAATAAACGTATGCAATATCACCTCAATATGTTGATGGATCATCTAAACGTCAATAGGGTCATTGATAGAAATGGTGTGACAATATATACTAGAGATGGTCATACTTTAAGATGATATATTATGTCAAATTTTATAGATCTAACTGGTAAGAAATTTAATAAATTAGTCGTGATTAAGCCGACAGGGAAAAGTAGTGATGGTCATTATGAATGGCTGTGTAAATGTGATTGTGGCAATGAAAAGATAATTTGTGGGAATAGTTTGAAAAGAGGTAATACTAAAAGCTGCGGATGTCTACGTAGAAAAGGTAACAATGTTAAACACGGCCATACAAAAAACGATGCTGGTAGAACAAGAAAAACTTACAATGTATGGTCAAGCATTATACAAAGATGTACCAACCAAAATGATCAGCATTGGAAGAATTATGGTGGCAGAGGGATCATTATCTGTGATCGATGGAAAAAATTTAAGAATTTCTTAGATGATATGGGTGAAGTCCCAATTGGTTTGCAGATAGATAGAATCGACAACGATGGAAATTATTGTAAAGAAAATTGTCGATGGACAACACCCAAAGAAAATAGCAGAAATAAACGTAGTAATTATATGATTACGTTTAACAAAAAAACGCAATGCATCTCGGCTTGGGCAGAAGAAACCGGTATTAACAAAAGGACTATACGAGAGCGACTCGTTAGGGGTCATTGGTCAATTAATAAGGCATTAACAACTCCAACGAGAGGGTGAAAAGAATGACAGCATTATATTGTAAACCCTGGGTTGGGGAATTTGGATGGGAATTATGTTTTTATAATCCATTGGTGAGATATCATGCTAAAAAATATAATCATGTAATAGTCGCAGCGCCAAAAGGGTCACAATACTTATATGAATTTGCAGACAAATTTATACCACTTGATACTATTGGTACTTCTTATTGTGATGGCCAGCTATTGGGTGATTATCCAATAATAAATGCAGATAAAACATTGTCGCCCCACAAAGAATTTGCCAAACACAGTGATGAACCAGAAAGAATATCGACCAAGCGATTATGGAGAAACTTGTCACCAGAATCTCCAGGGTATGTAGCTGATGTTTTATGTGCATTTCGCCCTATTAAACGTATTGATGGGAAAATAATATCAGGTAAACAATATCCCTTTGGTAAATGTCAACATTTGGTTGAAATACTAATATCGCGGGGTTTATCTGTTGCTTGTTTCGGAGGTGTCGATAATTATTGTCCAGATGGTGCAGAAGATTTGAGAGGCCAATCACTGGAAAAACAGTGCAGCGCAATATCCTCAGCAAAGTGTGTTGTCGGACCAAGTAGCGGACCCATACATCTTGCAAGTTTATGTGGGTGTCCTCATGTTACATGGATAGCATCCATACACCACACACTCGAAAAAAGATACAAGAAACTATGGAATCCGTTTAACACTCCGGTAGAGTTTATTTGTCAGAATAGGGTGCCATCTCCAAAAGAAGTGGTACAAAATGTTGATACTTTGCTAGACAAAGGAATTTTAGATGACTAAGCTGCCATCACATTATAATCACCAGAGGTGTTATTGGGCGCATATGATCACACTACGTTGTAGTGCTGGATGCCCATTCTGTATTCTCAATGGAAGAGGTCGTAGAGTATCACAAAAGGAAATGAGTGGAAAGGAAATCCTGGAGTGGTGGAACGGAGTTGAACACGAGCATGGACAAAAATTGTCCATCATTGGTGGAGAACCGACTCTACATCCAGATATTGTTGAAATCATAAACGGTCTGAAGAACTACAACATCACAATGACGACCAACTGCAAAAGTCCATTTTATAAAGACCCCGATTTCGACAAGAGGTTCAAAGTTCATCCAACTTCGACACTTAGAATTAACACAACATTTCATCCCAATCACATTACCGCAGATGAATACTTAGCTGTCATTGCAAAATGGAGAAAGGGTTCATACTTTGTTGATCAAACATCATTCGTATATGCGCCAGGAGTCATGGAACAATACGGAAATGAGATAAAAAAGGTTAGTGCAAATATTTCTATGACCGAAGGTTCGTTCTTGGGATTTCATGATGACGCAAATGGTTTCAATGCTCCTTTTGATCAAGGGAACTTGATGCCAGATGAAAATTATCACGACTTAAAGCGAGTAGGGGAAAGATGTGGTTTAACAGACTTGGCTGCTTATAGACACATATGCGGACAGGCAACTGGAAAAGAAGCCCAGTGTTTTCATCCTAGAAGAAGCTTGATTATTGGGCCTAATGGTGACTACTATCACTGTCATTATAAGATGTACTACAATATTGGACCGGTCTGTAATGTTAAAAACTTCAAGCCAGTACCAGACAAAGCTGTTACTTGTCGTCATTATGGGCTGTGTAATTGGTGCGATGTCCCAAGGGTTGGGTGTGTCAAGAATAAAACCGCCAAGCCTCAAGTGTTGACTAAGCTTTATGACAAGAGAGAAAGGGAATTGCCTGAGATAGAGAGTTTGTTTGCAGACATTAAATTATTTGGAATAGAACACTCGTTAGAGTGTAATGAATTGAAGTGGTTCGAATATGCTTATAGTTTGTTATATTCAGGACACAGAATCAGAGGCAAGACGCTAGATGTAGGTAGTGCCCGCTCGGTATTCCCATATTATCTGTCACACAGGGGATACAATGTTACAACAATTGATGTTTCTGATGGATCTTATAGAGATGAGACTGGAGATAAGTTTGGCGTAAAGAGTATCATCGGAGACCTAAGAGAATTCGACCAAGATCTAGAAGGTCAATTTGATTTGATAACTAACCTAAGTGTCATTGAACACATTGACGAAGATACAAAGGCAATACAGAATCTCGCTCGTTATCTGAAACCGGGTGGCGTTATGGTGATCTCTACGGATTTCTACGACAAATATATCGAGTATCCAGACGCAAACAGGACCATCGTTTTGGATAGACCTGTTGGTTCCCATACAGATTCTAGGGTTTACACCCCAGAGACGTTTGAAGAACGAATCCTCAAACCGTTAAAGCAAATGGGGGTTGTAAGAGTCGGTGACACCGACTTCAGCAACGTCGATATTGCAAACAGAAAAGAGAGGTCTGTAAGAGGACTTTATACCTTTGGTATTTCTGTTGTGAGGAGACAGGCATGACACAATCATTGACATTCAATGATGCACGAATTTTAGTGATTGGAGATATTATGCTTGATATTTACAAGTATGGTACAGCTACCCGTATATCTCCAGAAGCACCTGTTCCTGTTGTTCTTATATCTAAAGAAAATGTCGCTGCTGGTGGAGCAGCAAATGTGGCGGTAAATCTTAAATCATTCGGATGTAATGTTAAACTTGTAGGGTATATTGGTGACGACTACACAGGAAATCAACTAAAACAACAATTGAAGATACATCTGATTGGATGTAATAATTTAATTTTTTCAACTGCTCCATCTATCTCTAAAACACGTATTATTGCAAATAGACAGCATATGGTACGATACGATGATGATTCAACAATAAAAACCTTATCGCACAGAAAAAGACATGAGTCTACAATGATAGAACATCTAAAGAAACTTAGTCAACAGCAACACTTTGATGTAATAGTTGTGTCTGATTATGCTAAAGGAACTGTTACGGATAAAGTAATGAAAGTAATCAGATCGTCATTTGTATGTCCAATTATATGTGACATCAAGCCAGTCAATAGTGAATTGTTCTGTGATGTATTTTGTATTACACCTAACCTCGCTGAAGCTAAGCAACTGGTAGTGTCTGACAATAATGAGACAGTACAAGATTTGGCTCACGCCATTAAGAAAAAATTCAACTTAAAAGCGGTTATAATCACTATGTCGCATGATGGTATTTTCTTACTTGATCAAGAAGGACAGTCACATATTTTCCCAGCACACATATCTATCAATCGAGATGATCCACAAATGATACTTGATGTAACAGGAGCAGGAGATACTGTATTAAGCACTTTTGCAGCTTGTGTCGCCAATGACTACAATTTGCAACAAGCTGTCAAATTAAGCAACCTGGCGGCAGGAATTGTCGTGGGTAAAACCGGTACTGCCGTGTGTTCGCTCAAGGAGTTACAAGATGAAAACTTACGGATGTAGCGGTACAATTGGAGATACATATATAAATTTATGTATTCTATATCACGTTGCGAAGATAGAGCATATTCTATGTAGACACCACACAGATAACAAAAAATGGCAAGGATTGATTAGACAAATTTACTCGTTAATGCCAAATATACGTGTGGAGTTTGTAGACAAACCAGACACAATAAACCCAAGAATATACTCTGCTTTTACACCTCATAAGAAATTTGGTAAAATACTATCTTCCCCAGACGACTGGTGTGTCTTCCCAAACTTTGTTTTCCCTAAAGTATCTGATTTACCAGAACATTATGTTGTCTTGAATCCACGATCTGGTAGACCAGATCAAAAAAGAATATTGACTGAAAAAATCATAGATACAACAATTAAAAATTCATGCTACCCAGTTGTAGTTTTAGGAACAAGTGAGACAGCTAAGAAGATAAAAGGCGATAACGTTATTAATTTAACCAATAAAACATCTTTATTGGAAGCACTTGGTGTTGTAAGCATGGCCCAACACGTCACAACATTTCAAGGAATAATAAGTATAATGGCTGTCAGTCAACGAATACAAAGTAGCGTGTATATACGGCATATTCTAGACTCACCATCTTATAGTGAACGAATTGTACCAGAGTGGGCACCATATCATCATGTACAAGAGGAGGAATTATGAGTAACGAAACAAGAAAAGGATATCCTCGTCGCTTAGCAGCTGGATATTTTCATAGGTATCTTTGTGGTAATGGAATAGACATAGGATGTGGTAAAGACATCCTGCAAATTATTGACGGCAACGTGATCCCTTATGATAAGTTGCACCATAGCAGTGCCCATGAAGCTCAAACGATGGGAGAAATGAAAGATGACAGTGTTGACTTCGCCTATTCATCGAATTGCCTAGAACACATCGGCGATCCTGCTCAAGCACTTAAATCGTGGATACGAATTGTAAGGCCGGGCGGGATTGTTTTCTTTACTGTCCCCGACGAAACATTATATGAACACGACAAGTGGCCCAGTACTTTTAACAAAAGTCATTTATGGTCTTTCACCATGAAGACATGCAGTCAGTTGCCCAAATCTATTCACATTCAATCATGGTTGAAACAGTTTGATGTTGACATATTGTCTGTAAAAATAGTAGATACGGACTATGATTATTCACTGGGTAACGTTGACCAAACTCAGATGGGAGCAGAAGCTTTTATTGAGGTTATCTTAAGGGTTTAGATATATGAAAAATAAGAAAGTAATCATTCTATACTGGCACGGATTGGGGGATGTTGTCTTATTGACACCAATTTTGAGACATCTTTATAAACAAGGACATACTATTGATTTGATGTGTAGACCTGAAGTTTTCAATTCTGGCCTATTGAGAGAATGTCCATATGTAAAAGGTTTTGTAAATATTGACAACCCGTGGAGATCCGATTTAGGATTCGAGTGTCAAAAGGAATTGAATATTCTACAATTCGAGCGACTATCCAAACATTATGATATGTCCATAAGTTGTTTGCACGAATCAATCATAAAAGGATGTAAAATTGCGACCAACTGGAAGGAATGCGGTATTACACCTGACGACAATCAACTTGAAGTTTTTATTCCCCCGGATACCGAAGCAAGAGCCATGGACCTTGTTTCGTCTTGCTACCCAAACGGGTACATATACAGACATACACAAATAGAATTCCATACCACACACGATTGGGATTGCGCAGATTGGATCAAAAAACACTTACCAGATTTACCAGTTATAGATACAGGGCTTGGTGGCAACCACTACTGCGCTGATCCAGACATCAATTTTTCTTTTGTTTTAGCCCGTGAGGCTAGGTATAGAGTTTTATCTTCGTCGGTTTTTGTCCATGCTTGTGACGCTATGGGTGTAATAATTGATGTAATCAATTACGGTAGGCCAGACAGAAAAGTATGGCCAAAAGACCAGAGTTTGGTTAGGAAAATTCGTGAAGCTGGGAGATGGATAAAGTGATTAGTCATACAAAAATTATGAAATGTAGATTTTGCGGAAGTAAATTGTCTGGTCCGGTGGTTGATAAATTTTTTGCATGTAAAATGTGCCAGGTGCATTGGAATACTGAAGTGCCGTCCAAGGCTGCTTTGAAGCAGTCGTTAGCAAATATGATGCTTACTGCTTGTACCAATTCAGAAACCAGGAAGAAGCGTCTTACCCAGGCTTCTGAACAATTGGATCTCATTAAACCACACGTTACTGTAGGTAAACTTTATGATGTAGGAGCAGCAGCAGGTTTTGTAATGCACATTGCCCAATCAAAGGGATGGAAAGTATACGGTAACGAATTAAGTTGGCAAGCCATTGCATGGGCAAGACATAATTATGGCTTAGATATTTTTCATGGTTTTGTGGAAGATGACCCATTTGCAGTTGATAATAAATTCGATTTGGTAGTGTTCTGGAACACACTTGAGCATGTTATTAACCCCCTTGAATCAATGGACAAAGCTGTAAAGATGCTGAAGCCGAATGGCCATATCCATATCGAAGTTCCAATTAAGAACGCTTCCGAGTTGATACGCTTCAGCCCAGCGGGACATATGACAGAATTCGAATACAAAGCACTGGACATACTGCGCGAGAGATGTGGTATGGAAGAAGTAGCTAAGTGGAAACTCAGTGGAGACAAGGGGCAGAGATACGTCCGTGCATTGTGGAAGAAGCCTGCTTAATTAGAATTGCACAGGACAGTTTTGTGGAGGTATGTTATTGTGAACATTATATATATCGATAAGTTTGACCACTTCTTCTCTAGCGGCAACTACATAACAACGGCATTCAACGAACTAGGGATCAATGTGACCAAAGTGCCTCTAGAAACAGCCCTGACTAAGATTAAGCAGATAATCACCAGCAACAAACCAGACTTCGTGTTGTGTGGCAAAGGGGCTGACTATTTTGGAATACTACTGCCGTGGTTAAATCAACAGAATATTCTGGTGGTACACTGGAGTTTCGACAGACTCTTCTACCTCGACAGGGCACAAACCATAATAAGAAAACGCAAACTATATTTGTCAGACCTAGTTTGCACAACTGATGGTGGGTGCGACGATCAGTGGAAGGCTCAGTTTGGAGTTGACCACATCACCTTACGACAAGGCCTTCACGCTCCCGATCGTGTATGGGTAGACCCTATCGCTGTTGATTGTGATATTATCTTTGTCGGCAGTGTGTACAACGAGTATCGCAAGAAATTAGTAAACTTCCTGCAAGACACTTATGGGAAGAAATTCAAGGTCTTTGGCGCATCTGAAAACCCGTGCGACCAAATTCGTGGGTTAGAGCTAAATAAATTACTAAGGTCGACAAAGGTTGTAGTTGGTGATTCGTTACCTGGCAATTATTATTGGAGTAATCGTCTATACGAACAACGTGGTCGCGGTGGATTCTTGTTACATCCAGCAACAGTTGGTATGGAGCAGGAATTTGTAATTGGGGAAGAGTTGGTCGTATTCCCGCGACACGACATGAACTCACTGAAAACAACAATAGATTATTATTGCGACCACGATGATGAGAGGGAAAAAATACGTAAGTGCGGTTTTGATAGATGTCCCACTTATAGTGATCGCGTGGTAGAGCTTCTGAATCAAGTACAAGGAATTTGCAAATGATTGTCACACCACATTTTATTTGTATACATCTTCAAAAAACTGGAGGATCATTTATTCGAGAATATCTGACTAACAACATACCGAACGCCAAATACAATGGAATAGTTCATGACAAAGCATGTGATATCCCAAAGAGATATAGACAGAAACCTATACTGGGCACAATCCGTAATCCGTGGGATTGGTATGTATCCTGGTATGCTAGTACTCAGAGAACAGAAGCTTTAAAAGGGCCTTTTAAAGTATTACATCCCAATGGCAAACAAACAAACTTTGTTGAATTCATGAGTAAGATTGCCAATTTGAATACCAAAGTCCATAACATAGATTTTGGATTAATCAATAGGCTTGGGATAGGAATTTACACATACTATTATATACAAAGTTATTGTCGTAATCAAGCTGTGGTATTCAAAGCATTGAAAACCAAGTCCATAACAGATGATATGGTATTTAATATTCATTTGTGCCGTACCGAAAACCTTAGAGAAGACCTAACTAATTTCCTGGCAGATACCACTGTTGGAATAACAGAACAACAGAAAAACACTCTAGCAACAATGGCGAAGGTGAATACTTCTAAACATGGCAGGTATCAAGAGTATTATGACGCCAAGCTTAGACAATCGGTTGAGAAAATGGATAAATACATTGTTAATAGATTTGGATACACATTCGAATAATTAGGGGATAAGATAATGAAGATACGCACACTTGCAATCCACAAGGCTACACCACCAAGAATGTACGCTTTACTGCAAACCCTCCAAAGATATGGACATACGCTAACTAACAGGAATGACGCAGATATATGGTTTGTGGACTGCATATGGCCTCACGCTCTGGACCAGTTTATCGTCGATGAAATATTGGCTTTTCGTGGTCAAATAGTTCTTGTATCTTTAGGAGACTTGAATGTATTCAAACTCGACGGTCTGCCAGATGAATTAATCGATAAAGTATCTGCTTTCGCAAAAATACAGTGGGATAATAACCTTGCCATCTATGATCCACGGATACTGGATAAGATGATAACGGTACATCCATTTCTGATTGGTGGTTTACCTAAACCATCGACAAAGAAGCCCAAGGCGTGTTTCTTTGGATTGCCAACAGGAGCACAGAGTACAAAAGACAACCTAAGAATCCGTGCGTGCGAAATCCTGAAAAGTCAACCGTGGTTCGTTGGTGGTATTGTTGGGCAAGAGGGTGGGACTGAACCGAGAGATATTAGCGGTGTAGAAATTGGTCATCGTCCAAGGAGCTTCTATCTCAGAACCATAAATCAATCACTGCTATCGCTATGTATGCCGGGCAATAGTCCGTTAACCTATCGTATGTTCGAGACCCTTGGTGTCGGTTCTGCTGTGGTGTCATGTTGTCTACAAGATGTTCGATGGCTTAACTGTATGGAACCAGATGTGCATTACTTGTCTGTCAAGCAAGATTTATCAGACCTACTTGATGTGTGCGAACAAGCTATCCATAATGATGCACAAACTAATAAAATAGCATCAGCCGGATACGAGTTACATAATAATTACTATGCAATACAATCTGACGGAGGATTGTCTCATAATATATGGCAAGATATAAAGGGACAATTTTTTTCTGTTGATATTATATTGTAAAAACATGGAACAAATCGTTTAGTTAGAGGTATAATGTAGTATGATAGAGTTCGCTAATTGTAAATGTCGCGTAGACAGGGGTAAGTTCGATATCAACAACATCAACTTGGATTGCCCTGCCGTATGGAGGCTTCTGGCTAGTGGTAATACTGTTGGAGTCTTCCAGCTTGAAAAAAATCTTGGTCAAGATTGGTCAAAGAAATTAAAGCCCGATAGTATAGAAGAATTGGCTGCGTTAGTGAGTATTTTACGTCCAGGTCCACTTGAAAGTGGGCTCAGTCAAGCCTATGTCGACGTTAAGTTTGGAAAGAAAAAAATAACTTATCTACATCCCGCCTTAAAACCGATATTAGAATCTACTCACGCCCAGATGGTGTATCAGGAGCAAGCGCTGAGAATAGCTACCGACTTGGCTGGTCTTAGTCCCGAAAGTGCCGATACGCTGAGAAAAGCTATAGGTAAAAAGGATTCTAAGCTTATGGCTAAAGTAAAGTCTAAATTTATCAAAGGTGCCCAAGAATATGGCAAGATTGACTTAGAAGTAGCTGAAGAAATCTTTGGTTGGATTGAAAAATGTCAACGCTACAGTTTTAATAAAAGCCATGCTGTAAGTTATGGTCTGATTGCATACCAAACTGCTTGGATAAAGTGCCACTTTCCTAGAGAGTTCTTCACAAGTTACCTTACATATTCTAGTTATAAGGGTGATCCTAAGGAGGAGATTTACAAATTAGTACAGGATGCCAGGTTATTCGGTGTTGAAATTCTACCTCCTGACATCAGAAGTGGAAACACACATTTTACGATGGCAGAAAAAACAAAGAATGGCATAGCTTTTGGCCTGGCGCATATTAGGGGTGTTGGTGCCTCGGCTATCAAGAAGATCGTCTCAGCGGCCACAGAAACGCCAGGAATGGACCCTTTAAAAGTATCTAGTCCATGTTTGGGAACTTGGGGTGGCTTTTTGGCCTCTGTCCCTGATTTTCACAGAAATGTTGGAATAGCTTTAATTAAGTCAGGTGCGTGCGATTGCTACGGTATGGAGCGTAGTGAGATGGTCAGAGAACTTGAAGTAATACTGGGGACTTCTGTTCATGACGAATCTGGCAAAAAAGTAGAAGTAAAGGGTCTAACCGGTAAAGAGAAAGTTTATTTTTTCAATCAACTGGAACTTGGTGAGATGACTACACAGGAAATATTACTACAAATGTCCCAGCCTGCTGGATGCAAAACAAAAACTATCAAGCAAATGACCAAGGGTGAATTGGTAAAAGCTACACAGGAATACTTGGACCAAGCCGATGTTGCTTTTGACGGAATCACAGATGGGGACAGTAAATTTGTATATACTTCAAGTGAAGAGAAAGTGTCGTGGTTGTCCGAACTAGGGGGACGGACTAAGAAGAAATTAGAAAAACTAATGCTAGACAATGGATATCGAGATATTGTCGTCAAACCACCGTGTGCCAGTGATGCTAGACGGACAATGATGGCCAGGAAAGCCGCCATGACAGAAAGTCCACTGAAGGATACAAACATGGCTAATGCTACTGCGGAGAAGTATTTTCTTGGAATCGCCCTTTCTTGTTCTCAGGCCGACGATGCAGACCAAACACTTGCCACACATACCTGCCTAGATATAGCTAAGGCTACTAATCAGGATGATATTGTTGTGTGTGTCATAATAGATAGTGTGAAACATACTAAAACAAAAAGAGGTAAGAATCCCGGTAAGCCAATGTGTTTCTTGACTATGTCAGATTCTACGTATTCAGTGGATCACGCGGTAGTCTTCCCCGACGTATTTTCCAAGCTTAGGGGATTATGTAAAGATGATGTTATCTGTCTTGTTTACGGGGATAAAAGAAAGGGCAGCTTTATTGTTAAGAATATACAAAAATTATTATAATTTTGTGCAACAGAATACCTCTTTGGACGTATAACAAGGAGGACTAACTAATGTATTTATTGGAAGGGTATGTGTAATGGCAGAGTTAAGTTTTAATGGTGTTGGTGTTGCAACTGCAGATCCGGAGCTAAAGTTCGTTGGACAGAAGAAAACGCCCGTTTGTACTGTCAACCTGGCTTTTAATCGTAGTTATAAGGATAATAATGATCAGTGGCAGAACGAACCCTGTTTTATGAGGGCGCAGGTATGGAGTGCTAAGGCAACCAGGATGTCTGAACTAGTCAAGAAGGGCCAGCCTATTTACGTCAATGGATATATTAAACAAGATAGCTGGGAAGACAAGGATAGTGGTCAAAAGAGGGTCGCCTATTCTTTGAATGTCCGTGATTTTCAGTTGTGTGTGAAGACCGCTAAAAACAGCGATGAAGCACAACCAGCACAGGCGACCAAAGTAGCTGAACCAAGTGCTCAGGCTCCCACTAACGATCCCAGTGTCCCATTCTAATGCAGGAAGCAGAACAGACACTAGAAAAGTTTATATCTTATTTCGCTATAAAAATAGATGCTGCCTATAACAATAGTTGCGCGGATGCAGAAGATTATATACAAGCTGGACATCTCAAATTAGCAGAGATTAAAGCTGGGGGACATAATAAGAATAACTTCACTGCCTATGCGATAGTATCTATAGCTCGTGCGATGAGAGACACTGCTTTGGGGGCGATGTGCGTGGTCTCTGCACCATGCAGAGTAAAGAGACAGATTCATCAGGTTGAAATGCTTTCTGGTTTAGGCAAGAATGACCACGAGATCTGTGAACAACTACAGATAACAGGGCTTAAACTAGAAGTCCTTAGATCTATGCTCCACCCACAGTCTTGGCAAACTTTATTTGTAGAACCTGTTGATACCATTGATCCGTTTTCCGTGCTATCAGATATTTTGTCGTCTATTAACTTGACTAAAGAAGATAAGGATATGATTGTGTCACAGATGGATGGACAGATCAACAAGCTAGGTCTCAGTAGAAAACAGAGATGGTTGCGAACCAGGAATTTACGTCCCAAACTCATGAGGAGTGGTTATGGAATCTAATCGCAAACGCCGTGTTTTGTTTACAGGTGAGGCGTCTTATCTCGCTACTGGATTTAGTACCTATTGGAACGAAGTTATTCAAAGACTGCATGCAACTAACGAATTCGAAATTGCGGAAATGGGTTCTTACGCCCACGCAGACGATCAACGGTGTAGTCAAGTTCCTTGGAAGTTCTATCCAGTTGCGCCGCCAAGGAGTGACCAGCAGGCTATGCAAAAGTATCAGGCTAATCCTACCAATCAATTCGGCGAAGGAATATTTGATGATGTATGTCTCGATTTTAAGCCTGATATAGTATGTGTTCCTCCTGGGACGAAAGTGGAAACGCCAAGTGGTGTAAAAAATATAGAGGATATTCAAAAAGGTGAATTAGTTATTTCCCATACGGGGAAAGCTCGAAAAGTTTTAGATATTACGAGACGGCAACATATAGGTGATGTTGTTAAGATTTATCCACACAATGACAATCAATGTTATACTTTTACACCAGAACATCCAATCCTAGTGATTAAAAGTAAGAAACGAACTTGGAAACAAAGAGATGTTAGAGACAGACATTCTGTTGATGACGCGAAGTTCGTGGAAGCACGAAACTTGTCTTCCGGTGATTATGTTCTAATTCCCATTCATCGTCCCGAAAAAGAGCGGTCAAATGTTTTAGATACAACCTGTTACTTTGATCAATTTATCTATGATAATATAGACACGAAGGTTTACCCAGCAGGGCACCAGGATTACAAAAAAGACCACGGCATACCCAAGTACATCCATATAACTAAACGTTTTGCTAGACTACTGGGCTACTATTGCGCAGAAGGCTCAAACTCTGGTAATTCTATTAGTCTCGATTTTGGCATTACCATAAAGGAAAACGAATATGTCAAAGACGTACAATCACTAATACAGGATTTATTTGGGCTGTCTACTTCCGTGGTGAAGTCAAAAGTGTCAAATGGTCAATCAGTAAAATGTTGTTCTGTTCTTATCAAAGAATTAATGGGGAAGATGGTTGGTTGTGGCGCACACAATAAAAGAATACCAGATTGTATTTGGAAATCAAATGATATCGAATTAATCCAGTCATTTCTAGAGGGGTTAATTAAGGGCGATGGATATTACGGTCCTGACACGGTTTCATTGAGCACTGTTTCTGAAACCTTGGCAAGACAAGTACGAATGCTGTTTGCGAGAATAGGGGTTAAGGCGTCGATAATGTGGAAGATCAATAAACCTTCGAAATTGGTCAAAACAGAAAGGTTGTCGTTCGATGTAGAATGTTATGGTCAATCAGCCCGTTTGGCACATGAGTTTATTAACAAACAGTCAGAACTTTTGTCGAGAAAATCTCTTAATCCAAAATGGATAGACAAAGGAGGTATTGGATGGATCGAAGATGATTACATAGTTGTTCCGATTCGGCGGATACGAACAGAACAATATCATGGACAAGTTTATAACCTAGAAGTAGATCAAGATAATAGCTATGTAACGGGGTTCAGTGTTCACAATTGCAGTATTCGAGATTGGTGGATGGACGAGTTTATACTACGTTCTTCTGTGCGTCATAATTTTTCTTTTATATGGATGCCAACAATCGATGGGGAGCCGCAGAGAGAGCTTTGGTTAGATTCATACAAGCAGTGCGATCGTATTCTTACGTACTCTAAGTATGGTATGCAGCTATTAAAAAAAACCGGTAGGAAAGGAACTAATCTTATAACTATAGCATCTCCTGGCGCAGACCTAGACGTATTCAAACCACCAGACAATAAAAGAGAACACAAACAAAAACTTGGCATAGATCCTAATTCTCTTATTGTCGGAACCGTAATGCGGAATCAAAAACGAAAGTTGTACTACGACTTGATAGAAGCGTTTGCCATGTGGGTTAATCGATCAACATCCAAGGGACATACGGAGTTGGCAAGGAAAACGTTTCTTTACTTACATACTAGTTACCCTGATGTTGGTTATGACATAGCGAAAGCTATTCGTGATTTCAAAATAGGCAACAAGGTCATAATGACATATCTATGTAGCGAGTGCAACACTGCTTATCCATCGTTTTTCTCTGGGGAAATCATGGTTTGTCGTAAGTGTGGCAAATTAGCTGCGCATCCGCCTAATGCGAGTCATTCGTGCCCCCGGAATGTGTTAGCAGACATCATCAAGTCTTTCGATTTGTACGTGCAGTATTCTACGTGTGAGGGCTGGGGTATGCCCTTAACTGAGGCTCAGGCTTGTGGCGTACCTACTATGGCGGTGAGATACTCTGCTATGGAAGACCATTTGGATAATCCTACCTCTATTCCAATAGAAGTACATAAATTCTTTTGGGAAGCTATTATTGAAACTGAACAAAGAAGGGCTTTGCCTAGTAATGACGATTTTGTCAGAAAAATGGATCGTTTTCTCAAACTTAGCGAAGATGCGAGAAACACGAAGATGCAACAAACCAGAGCGTATATAGAAGAACCAGTTGCAACTTACGGACAGGAATTACCCATGAAAAGAAGGGGATGGGAAAGAACAGCGGCTATCTGGGGACAAGTTATCCGTGAAACCAAAATTCAGGATCAGACAGAAACCTGGCTATGCCCCACAGCTCGTCTTCATAATCCAAATTTGACACCTCCTAGCAACAATATGAACAATAGTGAATTTATCAATTGGGTTATAGGCAAGGTTTGGAATCACCCAGAAATGTTACACACTCATTTTTCCGGTGAATGGCTTAAGGCTCTCAATAGTGGATCACGGACCGTTGGAGATAGGCGAGTACCGTTTGATCGCAAGATGTTAGTTGAGCATTTCATGGGACTTGTGCAACAGGCTAATGTAGTTGAAGAGAAAAGAACATCTTCTCTCAAGAAAGCAGATCCTGGACAAATTAGTATGGTGGTGATGTAATGAAGGTTGCTTATTTATCTGTATTTCGTGATGGTACTGGGTATAGTAACCAAGCTGTGCATAATATGTTGGCTATGGAAGCTGGTGGCATCGATGTTGTTGCTAGAGCAATAAAACTATCTCCAAGCAGCAATCTTGAACTAGCGGAAAAAGTAGAACATCTAGAAAAGAAATCTGTTGACAACGTATCGGTAGTAATTCAACACGTTTTACCTCATCAGTTCGAATACAAAGCTGGGGTAAAAAATATTGGTATGATGTGTTGGGAGACAACTCATTTTAGTAGATCAAACTGGGCACATTGTTGCAATCTTATGGACGAATTATGGGTTCCATCTCTACAGAATGCGCAGGCTGCGAAAGACAGTGGTGTTACGGTACCAGTAAAAATCTTACCATGTGCATGTGATATAAAAAGATTCGACAATCCTCCGGAACCCATTGATTCACCAGAATTCAAAAATAAGTGTGTTTTTTATACTATAGGGGAAATGACTCGGAGGAAAAATATAGTAGCAGTTTTGAGAGCATTCTATAGTGCATTTAGTCTTCGAGATGATGTTGTTTTGGTTATCAAAACTAATGTACCAGGTAAGAAATCAGACGAAGCAATTAATATCTTAAGAACCACAATCCAGGACATCAAGAAGTCTTTACATATATACATAAGGCACCCATACTATCCGCCAGTAGTGTGTATGACCAACTTTCTTTCTGAAAATGAACTAGATAAAATCCATGTGACAGGTGATGTTTTTGTTTCGGCATCCCATGGGGAAGCCTGGGGTATCCCAGCACACGATGCTATGGGCTTTTGTAATCCTGTGATTCTGAGCAACTGGGGTTCTTTCCCAGAACTAACAATAAAAACAACTCAGAGAGACTGGGATTCAGATAGTAAACGGTTTAGATGGTGTCCACGTATTAATTGTGGTTGGCTAGTTAATGGACAGTTAACACCATGTTTTGGTATGGTTGACAGTTTCCCTGATTTATACACCGGGGACGAATTCTGGTTTGACCCAGACATAAAAGCCCTGATTCAATGTATGAAACACGCATATACGGCGTGGCAAGACGACAAATTGAGTATTAGGGGAGATGCTGCAAAACGACGTGCGGCTGAATTCAGCTATCCCAAAGTGGGGATGATAGCCAAGGGTCTTTTGACTGAATAGAGGTAAACAAATGGCTGCACCACTTTCTAGTGTATTAAGAAGTATCAATAGAGATGACAACAGGCCGTTGAATATTCTATACGCCAATAATCACGAGGGCTATAGTGCCACCCTGGCAAAAACAGGTCACAACTTTTACGTCTTGCAACATCCTAGATTCCATCCATGGGATACCAAAGAGCGTCCATTACCTCCCAACTTTTTTATGCTTAACGGCAAAGATATACCAGATCAATTGAAAATAGATATATCTTTCGATCTTGTGTTAACACAAAATAGAATAGATCATTATCCGATAATGCTACAATTGGCACAACAGCTCAATTGCCCATTGTTGCAGATGGAACATACACTGCCATGGCCCGACTGGGACGATAAAACAACAGATCAAGTTGGTCACCTAAAGTGTGATCACAATATTTTTGTTGCCGATTTCTCTGTTGGGGCGTGGTTCCATGACCTTGATGATCCAGATGTTTCTGTTTTAAGGCATGGAATGGATACTGAATACTGGAACGGATGGGTAGGTGGCGATGGGAAGGTAATGTCTGCAGTATGGGACTATATTAAAAGAGACAGAATTTGTGGTTTTTCATTATGGAAAGAAGTGACAGAAGGATTGCCAGTAAGTATATGGGGAGAAACTCCTGGATTGTCAAAAATGGCAGACAACACCGACCACCTCAGAGACCTTTATCGTCGTGCGTCTGTATATCTTAACACCACACTTTGGTCATCCTGTCCATTTTCTTTACTAGAAGCTATGTCTGTTGGATGCCCGATAGTTACTACTGCAACAACATCAATGCCTGAATTTATAGAAGACGGCGTAAATGGTTTCATAACAAATGATCCTAAGGTTATGAGAGAGCGTATAGAATTGTTGATTAATGACAAAGATCTTGCTAAAGTAATAGGTGATGCAGGTAGACAAACGGTTATAGAACAGTTTGGACAACAGCAGTTTCTTAATAAATGGAATGAGATCTTTAGAAGGGTTTCTAAGTGTCCTTCTGGTAGATTGTCATAAGGAGTAAATTATGAAATTGAACCTCGGATGTGGTACAGATATACGAACAGGATACGTCAACATAGACCGTCTGCCTTCTCCTGCACTACCTACTGGCGTTGACTATAAGCAAGGAGATATACAATCATTAGATTGGATTACCGAGGACAACACTGTTGATGAAATTATAGCGGCAGACTGTATAGAATATTTACCTCCAGACATAATTCAACAAACATTGTCCAATTGGGGTCGCAAACTCATAACTGGTGGAGTGCTTAAGATTCTCATACCAGACGGCCATGTGGTTGCAAATGCGTTTGTTCAAGGCCAATTTAGTCTTCAGGAATATTCTAAGATTACCTTTGGTACACAAGCAGACAATGATAGAAGGATGTCGATATTAGATGCGTCAACATTGTTGTCTATGATAAAGGAGGCTGGATTGTCTATATTACTCAAGAGATATGAAGGTGTCGCTATCTATGTGGAGGCTGCAAAGTGATAACTACGGGATGTGAAGGATGTTGTTTCCTTAAAAAGGATGATTCTAAGAAAGGATGCGCTCTGCAACAAGTGTGTGTCGAAAGGGACAATGTGGTTTTCGCTCCCGGATACTGTAGATATTGTCGTAGTAGTAAATGGGCGAAACGACAAGACGATACACGCATAGGTAAAATGGTCAACGCGGTGGTGAAAGAGAATGAACTGAAGTTTGATCTATTGGTGTTTTTTGATGAGAACTTTAATTCCATAGCAGACTTAGAACGTACTCTGGGGACTGGTTGGTACATACCATATGCCGAAAGAGCTATTATAATAGACGTTACTGGTTTCGGTAGACGACGTAATTTAGCGTTAGAATATCTCGGCCATAAACATAACATAGATACGGTGGTAGACAGTAGTGTGAACAACGAATCGGTATTACAACGAGAGGATACTATCAAACGTATAGTTAATCAGGTTAGGTCTCCGTTTTTCATGACAATACCTGCTGGCAATATGGTAAAAAACATGGACTACTTAGCCGACCATGTAAAAAACGTACCTAGTCGTGTTATCCAATGGTCATTCCCCTGTGTTGTGGGAGGTACCGTCATCGTTCCCAATAAATACCAGTACGGCTTGTTTATAACCAAACCATATTTAGCACTAACTAAGCCTCTGGACAGCAAATCATTCTCAGAAGAGTTGAAAAAAGAAGAAAATACAACAGAGATGCATCTCTCTTGGTTTTGTTCTGAGTGTGGATTGACATGATGCAAGATAAAGAAAGCGTTACTATAGTATCTGTCACACACAACAATGTGGGAACTATCAGAAGATCCTTAGATTCCGTAACCAAAGGTGTTCGTCCAGCTAATCAAGTAATCGTTGGAGATAACGATAGTACTGATGGCACTTATGACCTGATGTGCAAGATCCTTGGCGCCAAGCAAATTACTTTAGATGGGAAGAAGGGTCTGCCTCCTGAATTCGAAGGTACATTAAATGGTGTTCCTGTTCGAATCTTTAGGAAAAGAATCAGTTCTGCAGGACACACCTTGAATATAGCCATGCAATCTAAGTGGCAGGGTGTTACTATATTTGGTTTTATGGACCCTGTCAGTTGGTACTCGCCAGACAAAATTGCACAATCTATCAGGGCTTTCCAGAGTAACCCGTCGATAGCATGTGTAGTTAGTGATTGCGACAACTACCACTCAGACGGTAGAGTTGAAAGAGTTTTTCGTAATTCTTTTGATATGCAGAGGCTATTGGCTGGCTATCCTTATGATGGTAATTTTTTAGTTAGGTCGCAAGTATTCATCAGTCTAAAAAGTGGTTTCAACGAACAAATGGCTGCTAGAGAAGAATACGATTTGATGCTTAGGATATCCGAGATAGGTCTCATATACCATATACCAGCACCACTACACAACAATACTATAACTCCGGTAGACGACGCTGCTCGGCAACGTATACTGCAATCGGAAAAATTAGCCCAACAGATGGTGGTACGACGCAGGGGACAACCAGGTGACTAAGAGGAACAAAAACACTCAACAAAAAGACGCAACAATGAGGAAAACCCAGGCGTCGAAAGAGGTTGGTAGAATAGGTCTTAGCCTGGATGACGATATATCCGTGTTAGGTTTTGTCTTTAGTCATCTTGCTGTGTCGCATTTAACATATCTTGGGCTTACGTCTATGAATGAGCTATGTAAGACGTGCGCTGGTGTGGACATATGTGTTTTTGCCCAACATATTATACCTCCGTGTGTCACACCGCTATACCCAGTATTCAGTGTGTCAGAGCTTACTAGATGGAAGGAAGACCCGCTGATTTCAACTAGCATAGGGACCACGATAGATGCTTTGGCGAGTAACGCTCCAGTTATTTACCATTATGCATTTGATCCAGAATTCATAGACAAGCCATGCATCGATCCGTCTGATATGAAATTGGCATTTTGTGATCCCAGGATCAAGGTAGTGGTAAGACATGAGTCTCATAAGTCATTGATAGAAGAAGAATTTGGAGTTCAAGTGTGCGACACTATAATTCCCGATTTTAATGCGGAAATGTTAGCCAAATTAGTCATAACGGAGATGAAAAATGTCAGACAAAACCAATCCGCCCACTAAGATGAAGGCCCAAGAACTCAGGGACACGTTGATTGGTCTAGGATATACGCAGGAACAGTTGCTAGACGGAAAAGGGTATAAATTGAAGAGGCCTGCGTTGTGCGAAAAACTCCAAGAACACAACAAGGGAGAAGAAGGGCTGGAAGTCATGAGTAACATTGCAGAGAATAGTAGTGATGGAGATAGTGACGTCGAGACTGTCATTAATGGTGGTTTGCCAGACGCAAAAGATTACATAAAGGACTCGGACTCGGATACGGATGAACCAGAACTAGAAGAGACTGATCCACCGACTCCCAGTAGTCCCGAATGGACCCAGTATGTACTAGGGAAATTCCTTCAAGATGAAGTAGATGGGAGTAACCCACGAGTTGAAGGTCTTAGACGGGTGGCTTGCGAACTTGTCGGTGAGCTAATAGAGGAAGGATGCGATCTGATCGCAGCTCCGACAGAAGAAAATAGATTCCGTGCATGTGTCAAAGCATGGGGTGTATTTATTACACCAGAGGGAAGAACCAAAAGGTTCGAAGCCCTTGCGGATGCCCACAGCGATAACTGTCTGGAAGATTATGCGACGTATTTGGTTGCCATGGCTGACACTAGAGCCAAGGGCAGGATGTATCGTAATGCACTTTTTCTCAAGCGTGTGGTGGCCGCAGAGGAAGTAAGTAAAACGATGGCGGCTGTGGATGATGTCCAGCCTGGTGGGAAAATACATGTTGGTCAGATTACACTCATTAGAATGATGGCCGATCGCCATGATTTTAAAATCACAGAAATCTTGGATGGCATGGGTATGAAATATGAATTGAATGACCAGACTGGCGAAGTAAATTTGAAGTCATTGTCGTATGAGGACGCAGTTGCTACTTCTTCGAGAATGAGAGAAATGGCCTCAGAAAAGGATAGTAAATAATGTCAGATAAGTTCAGTGAACAATATATGTTATACAAAGCTAAGAACGATGGCCAAGGTGCTGCCTCTCAGTGGAGTCTGGGGTCTAAAAGAGATTGTGTCTTTTTAGAAATGGCTAGCCAGGATGGCAAGGACAGTAACAACAATGCCAGGTTTGATTGGGACAGCAAGCTAATCTTCAAGCTAGGTATAGCCGATATAGGCGAGATTCTTGCGACTCTCGTCGGGTTGCAGGCTGGGGTAGGTTCTTTAGATACTCAATCAGGCAGATATAAGGGCCTATATCACTCAAACGAAAAGGGCAACGCTATTCTGCGTTTTGACAAGAATGAAGGTGGTCGATTTCATATTAGACTGAGCACAAAGAGGGGTGATGCCCAGGATGTGATCCATCATTCAATTAGTAGCGGAGAAGCTTGTGTCCTGAGTGTTCTTTTGCGTCGTGCAATAGAAGTTATATACAGGTGGCATTAGTCGTGATCAGACCTGTTTTGTATATTCTGTTCAACACGTTCAATTATAGCCTTTAGTACTTGGACATCAGTGCGCAACTTTCCTACAGTCTCTGTGAGATTAGATATACATTCTTGTATACCAGTCATTTGAGCTGTTATAACTACAACGTATCTGTCCATTTCTCTTTGAACTGATGTTTCATGTTTGATATCTGCTGTTTTAAGGTCTGTTATCGCTGAATCATTCTTTACTATAGAGTTCAGTGTAGCTTGGCTATCTGCGCCAAGAGAAAAGGCAGTACCAGCTATGCCACAAATAACGCCTAGTATAGTACCACAGATACCGTAGAATGTGTGCCTTTTTTGTATCATCTATCCTCCCAATTCTATTCGCCCAACAAGGTCTCTTTGCCAATTGCTTCTGGTAATAACTAAAAATTTCAATCCGCTTTTTTCGTAGAACGCTATTTTCTTCTTTAGTTTATCATCAGTCCTTACTTCCATGAGACCGTCATATTCAACCCAGAGGTCATATTCTGGTAGATAGAAATCGGATATACTACGACTTTTCGGAAGACGCTTGTGTGGTTCGTATTCTATATCGTTAGTTAATAGCCAGTCGGCTACCTTTGATTCTGATATAGAATCATATGTTTCTCCGTCAAGTCCTATCGTTTTTTGCCACATAAGCCACCAAAGAGTATTGAAGTAAATAAGTTTATATATTTATCTTCATTGCCAATTGTTTTGTGATGACACTTATCACACAGTGTTATGCCGTTATCAACATCTAAAACCATGTCTGGATATTTGGCTTTAGGATAAATATGATGGGCCGCTATCGGGCATTTTGTTTTACTGCACAGTTGGCAAATACGATTATCTCTGCCGAATACTGATTGTTGCCATTGTTTATATTCTGGGCTAGCAACTAGTCGCTTGTTCTCTGGTGTTATGAAACCTTTCCATTCTTCTATTGTAACGCCTTGTAACATTGCACTTCTATTCCGCTGGAATTCACCTGTTTTACACATTTCTTTAATGCGTTCATGTGCCTTTGATATAGTACCTAATCGGATAGAGATCTCTGGAGGACGTCTTGTTTCACAGCCAAGATCGATAATCTTAGTCCTGATTGTCATTGCCGAGACACCATATTGTTTACCAAGAGACAATAGACTTCTACCAGATTTATATTCTATTATTATTTTATCCATATTGTCTAGAGTTTTAAGCCCAACGGCAGGTCTAGATACGAAACTTTTCTTTATGCCACAACTTTTACATAATGGTTTTAGTTTCTTTTGTCGAGAAAGCCTCGTCTTACCACAGTCTGTACAAATATTTATTATCCAGCCATCTTCGTTTCTCAGCAGGGGTTTTCTTTTCACATTTAGTATCCGAAAATAAAAGAAGGAGCTATGATCGCCGGGACAATCAACACTCCTGTTTTCCTAAGTTCTTATCTTATAATAGGTTACAAATATTCCAACTGACAATAAAGTCCGAATAATTCCTTGGAACCAATACTGGTTGGAGTAGCCGATAGACAAGCGTACCAGTCGTGTCGTGTGTCTGTGGTGTCGGTACCGGAAGGACTAAGACCACCACTACCAGCACTGCTCAGAAGTGCCACTGTTACGCCAGAGCCAGACGGAGCTATCCATCCCGTATGACTGGCTGGTGCTTCTGCTGTTCCACTCGAACTTACTCCAGAACCTCCGTTGGAAACTTGAAGTACTTGTGTAATTACACCAGTTGCTCCGTTGGTAATGGTCGTCCTATCGAAGATACGTAGTTGACAATTCTGCGTTTTGACAACCGTATCAAAAGTAAACCTTATATTCATGGTCCCTGAGTTGATAGGTACCGCAGACGGGGCCACTGCCACATCTCCATTGATGATTGTTCCAGAACCATCAGACGTGTCATACTTACAGTTAGTGGCTTGAGGACCCTCCGAAGCGCCGTTAGCTGAACTTATGAAAGTGCTATCTTGATACTGCCCGACTTGAACCGAAGTCCCAAATGTAGCACCGAAAAAGCCCATACCAGACGAACTAAGATCTGTCCAAACCCCCGCTCCCTCTCCTGCATAAAAGTTAATTGCTGCTGCCATGTTTTTCACCTCCTTTTTGTATTAAAAACATACATTTAACCAATATATTATACACATTTTAGATGAATTCGAGAGAAACTTCCAAAACAAACTGTTTATCCCCAGGTAATGTTGGGGCAACAGACATAGCACAATACCAATCGTGTCTGGTATCTAATGTGGCTGGTCCCAAAGGACTAAACCCAGATTCCCCTGGGGAACTAACTAAATACAATGGGTTGTCTGAACCATCCATTAGTTGCCATTCCGTATCTCCAGTTCCAACATCTGTTTGTAACTTACTTGTATGTATTATCTCTGCGCCATACACACTTAAACCAACAGGTGCACTAGAACTACCATCGGATACTATTAATCTAGCATCTTGTACTAATACTGCTTGTGGATGTGTAAACCTTATATTCAGCGTTGCTAGGTAATTTGGAAGATTCTGTAAATTGATCCCATCTCCCACCTGTCCTATAACAACACCAGATGTTGATACTTTTTTACAGTTGTCACATTCTGTATAAGATACAGAACCACTTGAATTTGTAATGAATGTACGACCATTGAATTCGCCAAGTGATAATGGATCTCCGAACCCAGCAGGACCAAAAAATCCCAATGATTCATCAGTACTGATATAAACATCAGTTTCTGCTACGTACATCTTAACTTCAGCCATTTTGTATTCCTTTCACTTGTTTATACACAATTAGTTATCCAAGGACAGCGGAATGTGTGATTGTCTTTTCATCCAGCGTTAGCGTTATAGATACGGAACCAGTATCTCCGTCTTGGAAAGATGCCGTACCTGTACTACCTTGACACCCTATAAATGCAGATTTTCCAGGTGGTATCTCTACAGTTCTTTCTGCACTTAAACTTACAACTTCACCTGGTGTTGCTGCTTGACCAACTGACATCCATGAAGATAAAAAGGATTTTTCACCTCCAAAAGGAGTTGGATAATCATCAAGATCACCAATTTCAGCCCATGAACTAAGACCAGCGCTAAAGGCAGCTTCCATTGTTGAAGCAATACTCATAGATAATGATATATATATAGGAAATGTTTTATCATTGTAGAATTGTATATACTGTAGTTCTGCAGGATAGCCGAGATTTGGATTAGCCCCAAAATATGCATCAGCACCCCTAAAGCTCCCGCCATTATCCGTGTCTTTAGTATACCAATAAATAGTTTCCCAAGATATATCAGAATCTGTATTTTTAATCAATGACATATCGCCTATTTCTCGTAATAATTGTGGATGCGTACTGTAGTTATAATAAGTAGGTCCAACGCCAGTCCAAGCAGGAATAGGTTGGGACGAAGACGGGGAATAAGAAAACGATGTTGTTGTGTAGGATACCCCCCCCAGTGATCCACGTATACGCGATATGTTGTTACCAAAATCTAGAAAAATAGGCCCTTCTGGATCAATATCGTTCTCCGTATCATAGGTCCATGGACCAACCTGATCTATGACATTATTCAAAGTTTCCCAATAATCTCTAAAACGTTCAGCTAAGTTGATATAAGTTGTGATAACAGAATTAGAAACTAAATCGATATCATATAAAAGGGTGTTGCCACTTGGTTCTATACTCTCTCCATGTAATAATTGCGTAGAACCGTCAGTTTTAAGAAATGGAATTGATACATCAACGATAGTTGCCCCACTATTCACATCAGGATTTTGTGCATTGTATTCTGCTAACAGATCTCCAAAATCATCACTTTGACGTTGAAAATCATATGCCAATGTTATAAGTACTTCAGGATTATTTATATCTTGATTCGGTCCCACCCTCATAAGACATCTCCCTTAAAATGGTGGCAAAAATAGATTGAGTTGCTGTTCCATAAATGGAGTAAAAGATCCGTCAGAATTTTCATTCCAATTAATCGTCACTTCCGTACCCGTGTCTATATATCCACGGAAATTTGCTGGTTCTCCGATATTCAGGACTTCATTCAATGATAAACGCTCCCTATCTGTTAAATTGATTTCTTGCACACTATTATTCACTGGTGTAACCTTGTATGTCGGTTGACTATTGCTCACGTGTAAATTGATAGTTGCTTTGAAACTCTCTGTTGGAGATACAGAAATATCCATATAATACGAAACTATTCCACCATCAGTAATGGCAAATTCTTTTATTTGAACATCAGTACCTACAGCCAAGCGTCCTTGGGCAGTTTGTTTTTCACTCATGTTTACCACATTTAGATAATTCCCGAAAACAACAGGATCTCTGACAAGAGTAAGTTCACCAAAAATATCACTAGACCACGCCATTGGCGTGACATTATATTTAGGTTGATCCAAACTACTGCGTGCATATACTCTCCCAAGTAATGTTCTAAGCTCGCGTCTAGTAGGTTGCCCTTCATTACCGGCGTCTATTGGTGGGTCAGGTATGTCATTTTTTAATGATCTAACAGCCTTGTCTAGTTCCAAATCCTTATCGGTTTTGTTATTAAATTCAGATGCTTGACGTCTAAGTAGATCTAGTAAGTCCTGTTGTTTTCTTAGATGTTTAGATAAATCATTGGTGTATTGCAGTGATTTATATGTAGTTCTTACGCCGTTAACAGCAAATACTATTTGGATAGAGGTTATAGCACCTGTTGTTTGTAATTGATCACCTAAGTTTATTTGAGGTAATCCTGCGACCTCTAATTCAACCGTCTTTGCATCCATAACAGTATCTGCAACTGTCTTGATTTTTGCTCTAGCAACTTGATCCAATAAATTCAGACCAATCGTGTCATTAATACCTCTGTACCCGAAATTCCACGGAGTCAAAGATGTGTCAATTAGTACATCAGCGCGACCAATTGCGTTATTCCCGTTAGACCATGGACCATATGTCAACCTCTGATCAATAACTGCTAAATATAAATATCCCAAATTATCAGCTCTCGTCTTGGTAGTTACTGTAGAAGTAACAGAATCTTCAGTTACTTCTGTAGATGATTGTACTCGCAATGGAGTAGCAGTTGTTATCAAAAAATATTTATCGCCACCCTGTGCAGTATCAACAATTTCCAAAGATGATTTCATACAAATAGTATTATTGTCGTTGATATGTGTATTTGGATTAGAAAATAATTCATCATCCCATTCGTAGTTTAGAGCATGAGGACCAAAAGCGAATCTATTGCCGGGTATTGCAAGGGCAATAAAAGTAACCCATCTTCCATCCTCTGTTTGAAATTTCAATCTACCATCCTGATCTAGATTTTCTGGTGGGGAATCGGATGACCACCATCCGGCACTAGTTGGTAATACCCACGATTCACCATCAGAACCGATCACGGCAGAACCAACGCTAGAAATAAATTTTCGTCCCCAAAATTCATTAGCATAAGATAAGATTTTTTGAGCATCATCTTCTGTGTAGTCGTCTGATGTAAAATTGTTGTTGATTATTTTAGTCATTTCTTCTATTGAGTATACGGGCTCTGATCTTTTGTCTCCATTAGAGTCAAATCCCCAAAATTGTTCCCATTGTGATCCACTTATCTTACTAAGACGAGTTCTATGTCCACCTATCAGAACAACTCTCTGAACAGCATCCCTATTTTCCTCTCCTTCGTGTCTTTTAATAATGGCACCCTGATGTAATGCAGCTAATTGATCGACAGTCTTGTCTGTTATACTTGTTCTGCCATACATATTTATAGAAATAACATTATCTTCAGAGGTTGTTACGAACCAATCCAGGCCATGATCATTACCTATCTGAGATATTAATTCCAACAAAGAAAGGGCTCTGCCGCCCAAGGAGTATTCAACCTCACTTCCCCTACCAGGTAAAGTGAAATTAAATTTTACCGTATATCTTGAATTTCCGTATTTAATTTCAGAACTTTCTACAGCACTCTTTATCGTTGCAAAGGGGATACCCTCAATTATTTGTGATGCATTATTGGGGAGGATAGATATGACATTATCCCCGTAATTTTCAGATTGCGTCATGGTTGACAATAGACTACCGTCACTGTCGAACGAAGATCCAATAATCACGTTAGCTGCATTCAATACTGGTTTGGTGTCTGTTATACGTATCTGATAAACATCTTTACCAGATATGTCAACCTTCGCCCGACTCCACGACTGTACTATACCACGAAAATCAAATACACCTATTTGTATGTGCGTAAGTCGTCTATTTTCAACAGTTATACCTTGCGTATCCTTTACCACAGAAACTGTCACAACAGTAGGATTTTGATTTATACCCAATGTCGTATTGATATTACGTACTAATCCACCAAATAGGTGGTAAGATTGATAACTTTGTACCTGTCCTGCCATTAATAATCCCCCCTATTGTGTATCTATAAGATATCTCGTGACTCTTTCTGCTGCACTAGTTATTGGATTCCATGTTTCAACATCACTCAATACGTAAAGTACTACGGTTCCTGGATCAAGATATAATAATGGATCCAAATTGGTTGGTTTCCGTGGTATTTTAGGATTAGATCCCACAGTATTTCTTGTAGATTTCATTGTTACAGTAACAACCTCAGAACTTAATGTATTCATGTTTTGTATTATTGGACCATTTGCTCTACCAGGAATGGGTATAGTAGCTAATACAGGAACTTGTTCTTGAGTTTGAACTGTAACCGATAAATTATTACTGTCCCTATCAGTCCATACCCAAGTAGTTTTAATGGTTCCTTCTCTTGGATCAATGAGTTGAACTGTAGACGATAAATTGTAAACCAATGATGTTGCGGCGATACTCTTGGCTTGCAAAAGAGCTTCGCTATTACTATATACCGATTGTCGTGCATTAACTAGTCGAGAACTTGGAGTTGATCCTTTGCCGTTTACTGTCTGGGTTAGAGTTAATGTGTGAAGTAGGTCGTCTGTTGAGTATGATAATTGAGAGTCATCTGATATATATGATAGACCGTCGTCTGCTGTGTTCCACTGGTATGTAAATGATACCGTGCCATCCAGTTGGTTCAAAGCAAATGTCTCTTTACTAGGGAAGGCGGGTATTGTCTGTCCATCTAACAGTGATCCAACATATGACGTAGCAGTTGCATTAGCCGTTGCTATGTCTGGAATATTAGATTTGGCAACATCAATGTTGGATACTTCTCCAGTGAGACTATCTGCTGTGACACCATGTATAGTTCCTTGATAAGTAATGTTGTATTCATCCTTAACGTGGTCATAATCTACGGAAAATTGTCTTTCTTCGTAGGTAGTTTCATCTGATAACAACCATTCTTCCGTAATACCATATGTTCCACCATCCTGGTCGGTCTTTATAACTGTGCTATATTGTCCAGTAATTTTATCGATAGCACCTAAAGATGCGAACATTACATCGTTATCTACAATACCATTAACTCTGGTATCAACATAATCTTTAGCATTTTCCCACGCCTGTTTATCATCTTGTAAATGCCCAACAGAATCATATCCTAACTTACCTTTAGCATTTACCTCGTGAACAACCTTGTATTGTTTATTTTCCCGACCATCCACTTCTTCGAATGACCAGGTTTCGTTGGATGACGATATAAAGTCATCAGAAAAATCATCTTCTGAATCCACTGTACCATTTATGTAGATTAATGAAGCAGTTAAGGATATTTCATAATCACATCTATCCGCCCACTGTCCTTCTTGGAAATTGATGGATATTACCTTAGGATAACACTTAACCGGAGGCTGACCGCCTGCTGGTTGCCATTCTAGAGCACCACCATCCTCATTAAATAACCACCTCAGAGACTCTTGTTTTCTAAGTAATAAATCGAATGGTTCACCACCAATGATCCCTATTTGTTGATCTGGTGGATATCCACCAAGGTTCCAAAACGAATCGGAAATACTTGTGTAAGATCCACTGGGGCTTCCATTGTACGGCAGTAAGGTCCCCTTCAGAACTATGGAGTATGTAGTTCCTTTTTTCACATCATTGTCGTTAGTCTCGTAACTTTTAGCTATCGATACTATCGGAGCTGGTATTATTTTTCTTCCTACACTATCAGATTTTGTGTAAACTAAAGACATAACATCACCTTTCCAATGTTAATAACCATGTATATAGACATTATTGCTTGAATTTAATACCCCAGTAGCAGTTACTTCCAGATACAAAGAGACACTGTCGGATGGTAATCCAATTATGCCGAAAACAAATAGGTCTATATCATTATACACAGCCGCCTTGCCTTTTACATAATAATCAAAAAAACCAGACTCAGTTCCAGTAATACCAAACACGAACATATCCAAAACCGCTGACGGTGGTGCCACAGGTATTACTCCGGATGTATATAGATTAAATCCGTTACTGACTCCATCGTACACCTTAGCAAAACTGGCTGTTTGCTCAGCTATAAAAGAAAAACCGTCCTCTAATAATCCCTGGTCTCCACTATTCGTAGACAAACCTTCTATAAATGTTGAGAACGAATTGGTGACTAAAATGCCATTCGGTTGCTCACCAGAAGCATGACCATTGGTATATAAATTCATTGTGTTATTTGTAGAGTTACCAACCTTTACAAATGACGTCCACGCACCACTACTTGGCGTAGATATTGGATCGTCCACTCGCACAAACGAGTTACGATTGAAAGTTAGTGTGTCATTATCTCCGTCGTCGCTTATAAATAATCCTATTGAATTATTGGTGTATGAGGTAGTTGGACTAGAACCAGACGGGACACCATGGACGAATAAGTCCACAATATCAGATTCTATGTTATCATTGACACCTACAAATGCATTGATGATAGTCCCGCCATCAACGAACAATGAGAATTCACCAGATACGGCAATATGTCCCGTAATGATATTATCCAAAGAACTTGATGATGGTAACGGACCCCGTATGTACAGAGGTGACGACGAGCCAAGTATTGCATTTATATACAAGTCTACTTCACCAGAAACAGATTCGTGCCCTTTGATGTATTGATCTTTGTTATCTAATACGGCTAGGTGTCCGTGTATAAAGTTGTCTACACTACCGCTGGTTGGTGGCGAAGAAGCTAGAAACAGATCTATTGATCCCGTCTCATACTGTGCTGGTATATAGAGAGAAATACTTCCATAAGAACTTGCATGGCCATTGACAAAAAGATCTATTCCTCCACTTGCTGGGGTTGCAAAAATCGAGGTATATTGGTCCATTGTAGTGTTATAAGTGTTGTATAATTCATATAAATTAGATAGTTCTTGAGCAGTAAAAAGGTTGTTATCTCCCCAGAAAACAACTTCATCTACTACGATCGTGGCAGTAGTACTATCATCTATTCTTATAATTGGCCTAGAGTCTGCGGTCGCGATATCTCCACCGTGTGCGCTAACTCCTAAGTCCAACCAATCCGCACCATCCAAACTAACTCGATGTCTCCACCCAGTTCCTTCATACCTAAGGTCTATTACGAAAAAATGCCAATCGGTATCGTTAGTTGGTGGTGGTGACCATACTTTAGACCCAAAAGTACCATCGAGTCTACCAGCGGAATTAAATCCATCAGTAGTTCCAATCTTGTATAATATTGCGTCGTTTCTTTCGGCGGGGATAGTGTCGTCGGCTATTCCTATATTTACTAATCTTTGGACGGTGTCTGAGGTCAGGAAACCACTAACCCAAACAGAGGCAGTTAGACCACTTGCATTTTCTATTGAATCATACGTAGAAGCAGGGTATACTATTCTTTCAAACGCCTCACCTGGATCAAGCTTGATACCACTGACCAATATTCCAGGAACGAAACTTGAGCTGCTATCCAGGGAAGTCCACGCTAGACCCTTGGTATATTCAGTAAAATCATCCAATGGATGATAGAAGATTACATTTTCGTCATGTAACAATCCAGAAGGCATTTTATTCTAACTCCTGCGCTACATCTGTCGCTGCTATCGACAATTCAGAATCGCCCTTAGATGCTAAGCTCTCCATAACTTTTCTAGATACTGTCTCCGCAGCAAGCGTAGCAGCAGCTACTAGGAGGGGACGAATCTCAGCGGATATATCTGATGGTAGGGTCGATATATCTAAATCTATACGTTGATCTGTTACCAACTTTAACTCATTTGGTTCACTAAGAATACCGTGTAGGTTGTTCAAACTTTCTGTCAGTTGTGCAATTTTCACACCTTGTTCGTCACGCGACTTGTCCGAGCCAGTAGCTTTAGTAGTTTCTCTGTCAATAGATTCTCTAGATTCTTTATTTTGTCCTTCTATGACGCGATTCATAATATCTAGCATTTCTTGTTGTATCGCCTGGTCGGTATCTTCACCTATTATCTGAGCATTTGATGTATCTTGTGATCTGCTAAAACCACCCGACCTTATTTGTTCATTAGTGATGCTATTAGTAGAATCATTCCCTAGTGGTAATGTATTTGTGCTGAGATTTTTGAAATCAATAACTGATTGTCCAAAATCAGCTATGGATTTGTGCATTAGTTCGGCAGCAGTAATATGTATGCGGGTAGATTCAGCAAAAGAATTCACTGACCTTCCAAATTCTTGTGATTCAACCTGGTTGATATCGCTAATCTCTCTAGCTAAGTCTACTCTGAGAGCGTGATCTTTTTCTATGATAACATCATATCTGTTTTGTAATTCCGCTTGTTCCTGTAGGTGTTTTTTCTGTAGGTCGAATATAATTCTTTCGCCTCTTAGGGGTGTTACTCTCCCGACAAGACCGGCCTGCTTCTGTATAACATCAAATTTTTGCCTTCTTTTTAACGTTTCTAATTCTGACGCAGCAGCGGCACTTGTCGCTTGATCCAATGCTTGTAAACTAACCTGTAGTTCTATCACTTGACGTCCTAATTCCTTGGCTCTTTCCGCAGCAAAAACAAATCCTTCAGCACCTGGTTTTAATCCAGACAAACTTTTACGTGCTTCCGATAATACTATGGTCATACTCGCAAAACTCTCACGAACTTGTCGACGAACTGATTCGTCGCCTGCTATATCGACTAGACCTTGTCCTCTACCCTCGAAGAATCCTTGTTCTGGTGTGGGAAGACTCAAGCGGTTACGTCCACCAACACGTGCATTCTGTTCCCTCCTTATCAGATCTAGTTCACTGATAGTTCCTCTTTGTCTCACTTGTTGATCTGCCGCGGAAACACCTCCTGCATTTATCCCAGAACGCATTAATTGTGTCCTTAGAAAATCTGCCTGACTTTCTGGTCTCACGGAGACGGCAGCTTCAAATCCCCTAATGGTACCTAACCGACTAAGTTCATCCTGTATCTGTGCGAAAGTACCTTGCAAGAATTTTCTAACATTTTCAACGACAGCATCACTAGCTCCCGTGCCTAAATCAGCAAATTCTTTACGGAATCTATCCTTAATTTCATCAGCAGTTATTAACTTTCCCTCAGAAACTTCTACAAGATCCTGGGCAATAGTATCGAAAAATTTACCGAAATTATCTTTGATAGCCTGAGGGGCTCTGACATCCAAAAACCTATCAGTTTCTCCAATAAAATCAGCATCAGACGGCAGACTACTAATCGTTAATATGAACTGATCTATTAGATTATCGATATCTTTCATACCACTTACAAATTTAGGGATATCTGGAGTCAATGAAAAAACATCCTTAAGACCATTCGAACTAATAAGCCCTCGAATTTGTTCTGCCCCAAAATCAAAATCAAATGAAGGAGGCCTGACTCCCCCTGATATTTCAGATATTTGTGACGAAAATGCCCTAGAAGATGTACTGATAGCCCTGACGGTTTTATCTACAGCGTGTGAAAATTGCTGTAGTTGTCCAACTAGTTTTGGTGGTATAAAAATTTTGGTTAATTGTATTAATTGCTCTCTAGATCGTATTTCGTTCTGTATAGATGTTGTATTCTTACGAATTAATTTCAACCAAGTTTCCAACCCACCGACAGACTCTATGATTACTTCGGAAAAATTACCAGCCTGTTTTCTGTTTAATCCGAGTCTCAACCCTTGGCCAATCAACCTATCTCGTCCTGCTGATTCTGTCGTATCAATTCTTCCTGTTATGTCAACCATACTCTGACTGATACCCTTCAGAATATCTTCAACTATCTTTGGACTTTTATCTATGATTTCCTTAACTTGATCTCTAACATTACGCTCAGTTAGACCTCCCAGTTTCCCAAGGGTAGCGTAATCTCCTTCGACAATATTCGAAACCAAACGACCAACACTTGCGAGAGATTTTTTTATACTTGGTTCGCTATTTACATTAGCGCTTTTGGTTAATTCTCGGACACTTTGCCCTATACTATTATATAAATCACTTAATCCCTTTTGAAGTGACTGGGGATCAGCTGGTTGAATATCGATCCTTTTTATAGATAACACAGCACTTTCAATTATTTTATTAGATAATTCCTGGGCACTGTTGTGAGCAGCATTTATTGCCAACGGCAAAGCTATAGCCCCGATAGTAGCGATTGCTCCAAACTTACCCAAACTAGGTAATAATCCTCCACCGGTAGCAAATTGTGCTATTGTTTGTTGTCTGAAGATGGCAATGGCAGCAGCTATAAGCGCCGTAGATGATACTAGTGTCGAAGCAAAAGTATCCGCACCATCGGATGTTCGCAAAAACGATGCAGTAACTTCAGCTGCGGCAATTAGTAAACCAGCCTGAACAAATGGACTAGAACCCAAGGCCGTTTTAGCTCCTTTGATGCCACCACCTGCGGCGGTAAAAGCTGCAGGACCAGCAAGGTTGGCTATGCGAGGTCCAAGAAACTTTCCTATACCTTTTGTAATAGCTGTCCCGGCTACTAGTGTACCAACAGTGGCTAATATAGGAAGGAGTGGTTGTAGTGCCGAAAGTAGCGCTATAGCTGCGGTGGAGGCGTTCGTTAAACCAGTAACAAATGGTATGAATAAATTTTCGCCTAATTCTATGGCTAATTTTTTGGATTTTGCTACAAGAATATCAATTTTTACACTGATGGCCTGTAATCCCTTTTCTGCGACTTCACTAAATGCTCCGTATGAATTTTTTGATGTTTCTAAAATCTTGTTATTCTTTTCCATATTTTGAGACAAGGCGAGAAAACGGCTGACTTGACGTCTACCGCCCAGCCGTACAGCTATACTAACTTTCTCTTGCACACTTTTAGTTCTCTCAAGACCGTCTCCGATTCTTTTAAGTGCCTCCAAGGGACCAACAAATTGACCCTTTTCTAGTAAGCGAATATTTTTAGTTTCTAGGAATTTGAGAATCTTGGGATCAGCCAGTCTTGTAGAAAGTGTTTTCAGTGAAGTACCAACAGCAGAAGCACTCTCTCTAGTGACGGATCTTATCGTTGTAAAAGCAGCGATAAACTCATCTAAAGTGCCACCTATAGCCTGGAATGCTGAACCACCCCTCTTGAGTCCTTCTATGATATCGGGGAATGAAGCAGCGTATGTATTAGATACATTTATCATTTTATCAAACACTGTTTCGACGGTTAGCCCTTCGTTAGAAAACTGTCTCATTGCAGCGATGGCACCGTCAACAGCTTGATCCATACTCTCGAAGATGGGGGTTAGTGGTACTTTGGATAGCTGAGAAACAGCTTCTGTTAATTCCGCACCTCTGAAACCAGCTTGAGCTAACAGCTTAGCGGCATTAGCAATTTCAGCAGCACTAGTTCCAGTAGATACCGACAGGTCCAAGAATTGTTGAGACAATCCACCTAACTGATCGGTAGAAACCCTGAGTATTTGAGACAGAGAGACCATAGATTTGTCAAATTCTATGACAGCCTTGGTACCAGCACTTATGAATTGTACGGCCTTGAATGCTACAGCAGTAGCTCCGATGAAAGCAGCGTATCGCCTACCAGCTAGAGCTAGTTGATCCCCGAAACCTTGTACTTTATTTCCAGCATTACCTATCTTACCCCCAGCAGTCTGGGCGCTGTTCCCAGTGTCTGCTATAACCTTGTTAACTTTTGCTGTATTTATAGCCGCATTCGAAGCAGAACTTGATATCTTATCGAACTGTGCAGGTACAGCACCCGTACCACCACTAACACCCTGGATACTAGACAGCTGTTGCTTGACCTTGTCTAAGCCCAATACCCGCTGTATACGTAAATCGACACCAACAACGAAACCCTGTGCCATTCAACTCACCTTCAATTATCTTTTTTTCTTCTTCTTAGCAGATTTCTTACAATCCGACTCTATTGGCTTGCCTGTTTTATCGTCCAAAAAAGGCTTTGCCTCGACTATAAACTCACCATTTTCATCTACTGGTCGTCCCTTGTTATCAACTAGACTACCAGCTGCATCTACCAATCGTCCCTCATCATTTATCAGATTACCATCCACGTCTATCAAACGTTTTTCCAGGTCGATCAACCGACCACTATCATCAGCAAACTCAAATTGTTTTAACCACTGATTTTCTGTCAAATTGGATTCAGTTTTACTGTCATATCCATATAACTTAGTTGCCAGGGCATCAGCCACATCAACCGAAGACTTTTCATTTTGTCTACTATCATAATCACTCATATTCTTGAAAAATGGCTGATTATCCTTCATTACACATCTAACCAGCAAGAACTTAAACTTCTGATTTTCTGCTATTGATTCCATCGTTATACCATCAAATTGTGAACGCCTATTATAAAGAGCTAACAAAATAGCTCTTCTTGTCTTCATGGATATAGCTATTTGCTTAGCTTCGGCAACCCGTATCCCGCCACTCTTGAGCTGTAACTCCATCTCCCTTAGTTCTATTTGAATCTCAAGAAACTTTTTGCTGTCCTCCTCTGTCCATATCCCCATAGTGTCAAGATGCTGTTCCAGTTGTTGTCGTGATAATAATTCGTTACCAGCTACTGTACTTTGTTTGATCAATGATGTAAGCTTTATGCTATAGACCATTTGCGCATCTTGTAGAATATTATGTCCTATCGAGTTGATTTGTAACTTGAGTTTATTACCTTCCTTATCAATTGTTTCAACAACTATCTCTTTTGACGTATTATCCATCATCTATTCTCCTGAAATTAACAACATAACCCCTGAATCGTATGTCGTGTAGATCCATTTCCATATTCAGCGCACGCAGCTGAACATTGCCCTTATCAAGAATTTTTTTCCTAACACCATTCCATCTAATGCGGTTATCTCTTTGTTTTTCCGTCAATGTCTCATTATCCATATTATGACCCCAGATTTCAGGACCAAATTCATTTTCAAACTCAGATAACGCTGAAATAAAGCAAGTCCTGAACTTTTTACTGGCTATCTTCTTCAATCTCCCCCTTGATTTATCATCTATACGAGATTCGTGTGATTTACGCAGTTCTTTTTGTAGACTAGCCAACTCTTGTTCCTTCTCAAACATTTTACCCCCTATCTTCTACTAATATCTTTTGCCTTTTGGGATCTAGCTTTCATAATTTGTTGTTTAATCTCCCTTTTACTGTCTGGCAAATTTTGTTCTTTTGTATCACCGTGTTTCTGTAAAAATCTTTGACGAGCCCTTAGTTTAGTTCTAGATGTAGGATCATTCATATCATAAACACGTTTAGCCCCTTCCGCATCAGCCATCACAAAAACTTCATTACTTCCAGGTTTGATAGGTACTGTCTCATTATTCTTGTTGTTCGCTACTTTCTCACCTTGTTTTATGAACCAAGAATCGAGTAAATCATCATCTATAATAATATCTTTAGCTGGTCTCTCATATGCTTCATAAACTGAGTCGTATATAGAAGACCAATAAGCTAATTCTCTCTGATTATTAGACCACGAAGTAATACTACTCTCAAATAAATCACTTGTATGTTTCGCCACTTCCCAGTATACTCTCCATTGTTGCGATCTTGCTAATTCACGTATTAATGCTGTAGGTAATTTAGATTGTGTAAAAAATAATTCACACAATTGCACAACAATTCCTATGTCGTCAAATTTTTCGAAATCTTTTTCAGTTGCCCAAAAAGGTTCACCAGTTTTAGTCTGTGTCACTACGCTTATTAAGTATCTTTGTTGTGTAATTGTAGCACTAGCTTCTGCTGTGTTCTGCAATAAAACATGTCTTTTACTTAGACGATCCATGAGAGCTTTTTCTGCACGACGCAAAAGGGAGCGAGATTGTTCTAGTTTAGTTCTATTAAACACAAAATCTATTAAACCCTTGCGAATGTTATGAATATCTTTTTGCAATCCTTCTATTTGGATGTCTATCTCTGGATCCCATTGATCAGTTATTATAAAATCTGTTATCGCATCCACTTCATTAGATAAGCCCATGTGAATACATCTTTTGTATTCTCTATCATAAGTTATTGCTGATTTGCCTCGTTCTTCTGGTGTGGGAGGACGTAGAGTGAATATTAGAATTGAATTATCTTGGGTTCTCACGGTCGCAGAGATATATCCCCAATTAATTTTATCTATTAACCGTTCTGTTTCGGCCATATTCATCTTATTTCTCCCAGTCCCAAATTTTGCAATGGTACTGTCTATCCAGGCCTGAGCCCTGTCCTACTAGGTTATACACCACGTGCAATTAAAAAAAAGGCCCAGAGTTTTTCACTCCAGGCCCTTTGAATATTTATGTGATGAATGACTACCAACTATATCGTTGTGTTTTTAAATCTGTTGGTACAAAATCTACAACAGCAAGAAGTTCAACTGGAGTAGAACCTGCGACACCTAGAGCATCGGCAGCTTGGGCGGAAAGAGTTGCCCTCAAAGAACCACCCTTGGGTACAGCAACAAACGACTGGTCCATATCAGGATTTAACAAGCCACTGACGTTGCCAGGAGCAGAGAACATTAGCTTATCAGTACTTTGCGCGGAACCAGATGCGTCAACAGATACCACAGTATCCCATACAACAGCAGTGGGAGCTGCTGGAGAGACATCAACTTCATTGGAACTCTGTAGGGCGACAGTCAGAGCAGAACCGCTACCGCTGAATCCTCCACCGGACATCGAAACAGCTTGTACTTCAAATCCAACAATCTTGATTGGAAAAGGGCAACTTTTAGTGAAGAACGCTTCTGTATCTGTTACGGCTGAACCTGATACGGCTGTAGCACTGAGTGTCCTGTACATCTGACCTGGTTTCGGTACTGGATTAAGATTCGCCGCCCAATTGTCTGTTACTAAACTCATAACTTTACCTCTTTCTTAAAATAAGGCTGTAAAGATTCCAGTTCACAAAAACTGAAGGCGATACAGATTCATCTACCTTATTTTTATACACCAAAAGGCAAGGAAAACGGCCCGGCTAAGAATCGAACTTAGTTCTCCTGCTCCAAAGGCAGGCGGGGTACCATTACACCACAGGGCCGAATAACGGAAGGAAGAGGATCAGTACCTTCCAATGCGCACAAAAAAACCGGACAGTCCATTGGACCATCCGGTTCTGCGTATCTCAGTCTACACAGTCTACCCCAGACGATCCTTAGACCGTTGATCATGGGATGATTGTAGTTGCTGCTCGATTTTCATGAATTTTTCCAGACAGACTGTACAACGTGTGGCCTCATCTGGTCTCCGACCTGGACAATCCATACCAGATCGTTCACCACACTCAAAACATGGAATTCCTGTTTCACGATGTATTTCAATAAATTCTGACATCACAATACATTATACACAATAATGTCGACATATATCACAAAGTACCGATGTTTGTACACAGTCACTTATTACGAAGTGTACTGGAACTTTTACCGTCACTTATTCAGTTGTGACGGTATTTCTGTTCAATGGGTCCAGTTGGATTCGAACCAACGACGCCTGCCGCTTCAAGGCAGCGCTCTACCACTGAGCTACAGACCCTTAATGATAGCGACCCGGACTTGAACCGGATTCAGGTGCCAATTTATACGTATGGATTCGAACCATACACCCCGAGAGCTACTCATCGCCATGCACTATCAAATATCTCTACTCGGATTCGGACCGAGACTTTTAGCTTGGAAGGCTAATGTGCTGCCGTTAACACTACAGAGACAAAATCAAACTACCCTATTATATTGTTATGTGGACGAATAAATTTCATAACGTAATCGTCAACACGCTTCTCTTGCTTGTCTCGGCGAGCGAACATCGCAGGTGTATGGCTCAACTTTTGAGCTGCGATAGCAAATTCCTTACGATCTTGAATGTCAACTATACTTACAAACTGATGATTGATTTCTTGTCGAATCTCGAAATAGCGAGACTCCATCGCTACTGTTATCTTACTCAAAGCATCATGATAATCGTCATCTATTGCGTCCCAGAATTCTTGAGGAACTTCTCCGCACACCATATTTTCCCAAATTGTCAACAAAGTCAAATGGCTCCGCATTTTACTTCTACGGAAGTAGTCGTCCGACTTGATCTTTACTCGCAAGCCATTATTAAACCTAATGACAAAACCCTCAAGTTCCAGACCAGATGTAGATTCGATTTGCAAACGACAATATTTAAGGTGATTACTATCATAAGAATCAGCTACACCAAATCCGAACTTGTCACCCCACGCTTCAACTTGCTCCCACCCATACTCTTCACCGGTATGTCTATTGTAAGCAGCCAACAATACTAATTCTTCCCTATTATGGTAGTCGACGACGATCTTGGTCGCAGGACAGATAAGTTCGAACAGCAACGTTACCTCGTCTGGCAATCCAGTAAGGTCATATTCTTTCAGGAATTCAGTAGCCCACAATGCCCCTGTGCTTTGGAACGACCCCCTAGTAGCTATTCTGTATTGTCCTCCATCCCTGTATAATATTCCTAGCCATCCATCGTATTTTTGGAAAATCCTAAATCCGTCTTGCCACGGAAGGTTTCTCTCCTGAGTCTCGGCTGTCTGATCCATATTGAAAAATTTAGGAAATGGCCTACTAATTATTTCACCGGTTTTGCGATTAAAAATAATACCTCTGCTATTCATGGTAATATCATTCCATATTTTGCACCAATTAGTGTAGGAATATACTCGCAAGTCACCTTGGTCATCACACCTAAGTAATTTTTCTTCAACTAGCTTATCTCGTTTTTCTATTTCGGAGAATATCATAAATTTTTCTTCTTTCTGATAGGAGTCGTCAAAGCCTTTGTTATAGACCACCCGTATCTATCTATTCTTGTAGCAATAGTTTGTCTATCGATCCCGGTTTCTTCAGCCCATTCTATTAGAAGTTGTGTCTTACCGTTATGGGTTAATGGCCTGTTGTTTCGCCTATTCCTGCTATTCTGTTTCGATGTCGCCCATTCACAATTAGATTTACAATATCCCCGATTGTTATTAGTTCTTTCAAGTGTGTATTTTTTATTTGATCGTTCTCCCATATCCTTTAAAAAATTAGGAAACGAATTTCTCCATCGTTTACAGACATTAATTCCTCTTCCACCATAATTGTGGTATTCTTTGTTGTTTGGATTGATACATCTCTGATTCATGCTTGCCCATATGTTGTAGATTGCACATTTACTGTGCCCATGTTTAGTGAACAGTTTTCTCACTATTTCCTTCTGTAAACATCCACAACTTTTTGTTCTGCCAGCATAAAGGCTGCTGCCATGAACAATTTTCTTTTTACCACAGTAACACAGACATAACCATCTCCTGTTTTTATTTTTATCATCATCGACTCTTTTCAGGACAACCAATCTTCCGAATCTTTTCCCTACCAAATCGATCAATTTCATATCCATACTCCTATTGGGAACGCTGGGACTCGAACCCAGGACCCACGGCTTAAAAGGCCGTTGCTCTACCGACTGAGCTACATTCCCCGACTAGGCCGAGTAGGATTCGAACCTACGACTAAGGATGTAGAAGATCCCCACTCTGTCCACTGAGTTACCGGCCCACAATGCCCCGAGTAGGATTTGAACCTACACTAACACGGTTCTAAACCGCGTTCCTCTGCCGTTGGGATACCGGGGCTTTACTGTTATATCCTTATTCAAAACTACCACTGAGCGTATACCTTAATCCACTAAAAGCGTCAACTAAACCACCGCACCTTGAACACCGATAGAAGCTGGCAGATCCATCCTCAAGTCTAACCGGTTCGAAGTTGTGTGGATGATCGCAGTCATCAAGCTTAGCCTGATTACCATTAACTTCTTGTGTAAGATTTCTACGTTCTAACATATTGTATCTCCCTTTTAGCCTAGCTCCACTTTTCGTATCTCACTATGTCTTGGTTCCTGTTCTTTTTTTATATCAGGAGTATGTTCTGTCGTTTCATTATTGTTATTTATGCCAAATGCATTAGCTGTAGCAGACTCGAACTTTTTTATCGCATCGGCGGCTTGTTTGGTTGAAGTACTGAACTTGTTCATACCATTAGCTGCATCAGCAATACTTGATACGACCTTGTCTGCAAGTAGATAATCATTTTCAGGCATTGTAGGAACATATGGTATATGGCTGCGCTTGTAAGTCCACTCTTTAGATAGCATTTGATTATCGTTATGAAATACCTTTAGAATAGTTCCTCGTTCTGTATGGCGACTAGTTACAATTTTAACACCATACACCCTGATATCACCATCACCAGAATTTCCATTTTGAAACATGGGACTTGCATTAATCAGTTCAAGCCAATCATCTTCATTGACAACCAACACGTCTAGTTCAGACACATCACAACCTGTTGCTACGACTTCCTCAGTGGCTTGATGAATACTGAATGGACCAAATGACATACCAATCTCCAAGACAACTACTTATGGTTGTTTCTACTTAGACAACCTTTTTAGCATATCTCCATACGTCTTTCTCATTCTGGCAACCTTGTCGCCCATGGTAATATCAGCATCCACATGCCTTGGTTTTCTATCCAAATATTGCTGATGAATGACTTTCAGTATTACACACATTCCGAAAAATGTAAAACAAAGCATCATTCCAACTACAACTATAATTTCCATTCAGCACCCCCAACTGCGGGAGCAGGACTTGAACCTGCAACACAGCGGTTAACAGCCGCCAGCTCTACCAATTGAGCTATCCCGCAAGATTCGGAATGGAGAGATTCGAACTCTCGACTTCTGCGCCCCAAACGCAGTGCTCTGGACCAGACTGAGCTACATTCCGTTCAATGACTAATTATCTCAACTTCAATTCCAGCTTTACGAGCTTCTGATACTGTATGTTTTGTCCCTTTTGACTTAGCCATATTATCATGGAAAGCAATAATTAATTCCGGTTTTGTCTCTAGCATTCTAAAATTTCGTATTATACCGGCAGCTTTACCATGTTTTTTCCAAGATGCTGGAAACTCAATCACTTCTAAGCCGATCTCCAATGCTACGTTACGTGCCAGAAGGTCAGCTCCACAGCATCCTCCTTCTACTATTATTGTATCACAAGGAAGCTTATCTAGTCGTTTTAGTATAATTTCTATATCGATCCAATAACGACTACCACACACTAACACTTTCATAATTTCTCCAAATATTCAATAATCACATTACCATGACATCGCTCAGGAGCACAAAAACACCCAAGCTTCTTTCCTTTCAACTCTTGAACCTTAAGAGCAAATTCTGGATCGATTTTTATACGATTGAGAAAATATTCCTTATACAAGCGAACAGCGTTTTCTCGACCACCATCTCTTATTACCGAGAAAGGATTACCAAAATAACCATCATGACCATATCCCGCCCTGCCGATATACACATCATATTTATTTGTACGAATATTAACAACAGTAGTTTTTGCCATAGTCCTATATCCAATAAAAAACCCCGTGAGTATTTCTCACGGGCCAAAAGATCTATCAAATAACAAACAGACCTTAGCCCGCACCACTACCAAATGCGCATGGATTAAGATGGTGGAATACTCCGGTGGCCAAATATTGTCTATGTATGTTCATCACAATATCATTATACCCCGAACAACAGTATTTGTTGCACAAAAAATAAAAAATCTAGTGTCGCCAATAATGACGACACCGTTACTCCTTCCACACATGGTGGGCGAGCTAAAAAACCACTGATTTATCAGACGGGCTCAGTGGACAAGCCTTTGTTTTTAGTAAACCTACTCCGGACATAATCCACCGAACAATACAGAAGCGGTTAGTTCAGTCCACCCAGGAAGCTTAGACCATCCATAAGCGTTATAATGTTCTGGTTCAGTAGCGTGTTCGTCATTCACATCTGGATTGATAGGAGCATCAGATTCTGGAGATCCCCAGCTATTGGCAACTACCACCCTATCCCCAGCCCAATGACCAGCAATCGCTTTTTGGTCCTTTGGTCTCCAATCGTGCAATAGAGTCGTTAAAAAATTCAAAGTATTATGCCAATCAGTACCACAATCAGAAATACGACTTCCCGAAGCATGCTCGTTGAACGTAGCGGGGTCTATGAACTCTTTCTTGTCCAAATTACAGATTCTAAAGTGTTGTATCATACGACAATCCTTTCTGAGACATTACGGGTCTTCAGCCCTATGCAAGACGACAAAGTGCAGTAGAGGGCACCACAGGAGGTTCTGAGGCTATTCTGGCGATATACTACCGATAGCATCAACGAATCCTCCTTCGAACTTGTCTGTGTTGTCTGTGAAAAGTTCCCAACATGTGTCAAAACTAGACACACAAGCCGACATATCCCACCCACCGACATCGCTAGCTACGGTTTCCAACAGTCTGCATCCAGAACACAACAATAGACCAATTATAATCAAAAAAGCAGCTATAACATTGCAATACGATTTCACTCAACACACCTCCACGTTTTTACAGTTTTGATATTGGGCACAGCCCCTATTTTCCTGAAAACCTAAGACGAACACTACTTATCGAACCATCCAGAACTTTTTCCTCTACTCCGAACGTTAGGTGGCTTTTTCATCGGAGGGTACCTTCTATAAATCTCCACAGCTGATATTTTAAACAACTCTTCTAACCAAACGTTCTCTCTCTGTGGCGTCCAAACATTGGGACTATTGATAAAAGATAATATCTTCTCATTGGGTGATTCGACAATGGTTTGTCTTTGTTGTGTTGGCTTTGTATTTTTTCTAGTCACATTATTTTTCCTTTTCTTATTGGCGTTGTTAACGCCCTGTGGACACTGCCAACTAGTATTGTGTAGAAAAAGCCCACTGTTAGACATGCACTAACCTCCCAGGTTTACAAAACCCGCGCATCGCTATCTATGCTTAGCGGGCACATATTATAACACATAACCATCTTAAAAACCAAATTGCACTTCATATTCTTGCCAGACTTTACTCCTTAGCCTTTTGTCGAATCTCCTCAGACAATCTGCTAGCGACTTTTCACGTCCAATAGATCTATTAAAATTATCCACTGGATTACACACAGATAGTCCGTATGTATCATCTGCCTTTTCTCCATCAAAGCTTATTCTAGCCATAGTACATCTACGAGGTCCATCTACTCGCGCACCATGCATATCCAGTATCTCTTTAGCCTCTAATTTTTTATGATAAAACTTAATGGCGATATTTTGCTTTCCAAACACTAACCTTAACATATCTTTCTCCTTTTAGTTGCCAATACAATAGCGACGGGCTGGATTCGACCAGCGGCCCCCTGTCTGTGACTTTAGTCCATAGGTCCATAATATCTGGACTTGGCGGTTTTAGGGACACCCCGCCTCAGCCGACTACCTGTCGTGTGCTGCCCCAACAAAATAAACACAAAAACCGTCGCCTAAATAGCGGGGGTGTGATTTGAACACACGACCTCCGGGTTATGAGCCCGACGAGCTACCAACTGCTCTACCCCGCCAATATCAAAATTCAATATCCCCATTTTCTTTGATTTTTTCATTTTCATAAGGAGCCATAACCCTACGACGGAATTCAGCTTGTGCTTCACTAAGAGCAGATGAAACAACGGCAGCTCTTGCATACGACATATCATCTCCAGTACACATGCTGCCTGCCAGACGGAAAAAGATATAGTTAAGATGACCGGCTAACTGGTCATTGGACAAGCAATCTAATGATGAACCCAAACTATTGATGTCATCATCATAAACGGCCCTGTCCTCCCTTGGAATATATGGCATTATGTACCTACCTTTCTATTGATATCATGATTTTGACAAATACCTATTTCCAACTATTTTAAGTTGCAGCCTTCCTATTTTTCTTTCCGTACGTTCGTGTATTGGTTTAACTACGACACCTTCGCGATGATGCTGCGCACCTGGGTAACTAGAGTCTCCTTCGGCTAATGTCAGAATTTGCTCTTTGTCAAACGAACCACGATAGACAAGTGGAACCCATGGCAATGGAGCACCAACCTCATGAGCTTCATCAAAATCTAGCCACTTATCACCCCTGAGAATATCGAAAGCTGCAAACTTAACCTCTCCAGGCAAAGCTCCATATTTCAAGTTCTGGACTTGACCGAACACCTCTCCGTATACTATTAGATTCTGATGATGCCTAAGCCACGCATCTAACACTTGGCAGTTCTTCAGTGCTTTCCACCATAGATTGTTGGGATCTTCTTTTTTCCAATGGTTACGAGATCCACAATATATAAGATCGTCTATACAAACAAAGCGAGCATTAGCTCCGTGTAATTTTTCGGTAACAATTACTTCTTCACCCTCCTCGAAAAACTCGGAATATCTACGGAAGTTCAATACGTCATATTTAGGGAAAAATCCCTCTGGGGGTGTAACATTGTCTCCACCTGTACTAAAATGTCCATGGATTTGTGGTTCATAATGCGTGATCCCCAACTTTTCCATGTAATCGTCACCAATCTTGGCATCGGACGGTGCAGGTATTAACAATCCGACAGACCACTCACCACGCAATTTCCTAGCTTTAATCCTTTTGTGTTCGCCCAAGAATTCAAACTCTTTTGTGTCTGGCACAATACTGTCTGGTGGAATATAGATAGCAAGATCGCCATCTTTCCAATCAGCAGTTCTTACGGCACACTGAAAATCACCCACATGAACCAGGCTCAACGCATCTGCGTTTGAGTGGATTCGTAGCTTAATTTCAACGACATCACATGTATGTTCAGAAACTTCCATCATAATGCTTCCTCCTGTCTCACTAATTTACGTAGCGTCCCCTGCGTTTCCCTTTCTACGTATGGGCGGCACACTTGGATCTTCGCGACGTGTGGGCGGTGTATCGGGGCAAACCGTCCTTTTGGGCGTATCTGGCCATGGATGTTTGTGGGGAATAAATGGAATATCCGGCTTATTAGTACTTGGCGGTGGCGTATGTATTGGTTGATTTGGATCAAGAGGTTGTTTCAAAAGTGATACCATATTAGGCGACTTCACCCTCTCTATTTCGTCCAACAAAAACTTTACCACTACGCATAGTTCACTAACCAGGACCTTAGGGTGTTGAATCGCTGTAGACTTGCTAATAGTGTCCAACTTTGCTTTTGCTTGTTCTAAGTTCATATCTTCCTCTTTCCCTCTCTAAGCGTGGGGTTGTGTGGAGGCGAATCATCTTTGACCACCTCTTTAACCTCTGCGTCCTGAAAATAACACAAAAGACTATTTTTTCTGAATGGTCTTTCGGTCCATGTGGTGGCATTTTTCAGTTTGGATTTTTTAATATATACTCTCGCATCATTTTCTGAGTCAAAAGTAGCTACTATTTTTTCGACAGAATTAGTTACACCAGTATATCCACCATAACCATATTCATAATCTGTCCGGAAACCAATGAGATTGAACACAATATACCTCCAAACAATGGGCAGTGAAGGATTCGAACCTACAACCTCAACCCTTGGTCCTGCTGGGTTGCGTTCTACCTATTGAACTAACTGCCCTGGTGGAGCTGCCGACTTTCGAAAGTCGGGTCCAGGAATAGATTAAATCATGCCTTCTACGTGCATATTCGATTGTTTAAATCTCGAAGCCACAAACGCCAATCGACAGGCTTTTGTTTTTCCATGCCCAACTATTGTTTCGCGTTAATTCGGTTAGGTATCAAACAAACACTAGCCAACTGGTCGTCGTCTTGCAGAATAGTAGGCGTCTTCTGGTTGACGGGCTGCTACGCAGCCAATTTGAACTTGGATTCGCCGTTTAAGACTTTTTTATCAGTTGTTTAACGAGGCCCACTGACAACCTCGGCACGCCACATAATCTTCACTTACCCTGTCGAAACCTTTCAGCCCCTTATATCTACATACCAACTTCCAGTTCATCGACCATATCATTGAAACGATTGGCCACAGAATCTATTAGTGCTACACCCCGTAGCTTTGGCTTCGGCTTATTATACCACATATTTTTTCTCCTACTTCAATTACCATACTCGGACATGGCTTCACGCGCTATGTCGCACCCATCCCAGTTGTCAATCCCAGCAGCCTCCAGAGCTGCCAACCATCTTTGATCACTTACTAGCTGATCATATTCCTTTTGAGGAATAGAAATCATCTCAATCTTATCTGCCATTGGCTTTTCTCCCACAGATCGCCGGGCTCACCCCCGAGAACGACACTATGTCGTTATCTATTATACGTTCAACCGCACCCCGTGTTCCACAAGAAATAAAAAAGCGGGACCGTGTTTCAGGTCCCGAGTACTAAGGTAGCGAACGACGCGCAAGGATGGCGTAACTCTTGTTTGACGCCTGCTCATGGCTTCCGTCCATCTATCTTATACACCTAAATATGATAATTGAACCATATTAATTCTGGCCTTTGGCCTGGGGGTGGCAAGACACAAAAAGTCAGGGTGTACAAAATCAACAATTCTTTGTTCGTCAACCATCTACCTGAATCATGAAATCCTGGGTTGACATAATTCTGATTCCAAATTGACCCGCCCTAATAGACTTAGACGACTTCTTGTTCGTATCAGCCACTACTAATATGGTGGTATTGCTATTAACAGAGTTAGACACTAATGCACCAGCAGCTTCCGCTAAACGGATCATTTCTGGGCGAGGTTTTGGCGACTTACCAGTAAAACAAATTACCTCTCCATCAAAAATACCCTTCTCGTCATTCGTTTCATACTGTATATCCATCATATCAGCTAATACCTCAATCTCAACCTTATGTTGTTGTAACCAATCACAGAAATCAGATGCTCTGATCTTACCAAACTTCTCGTGTCCTGCAACATCCTGCTCTTTAAGCCAAAAAATATCTTTAAGTGTTAATTGACTATCTGGAAGACCACTAAAATGCTCGCACAAACCAGACGCCAAAGATCTACCGACCCCCTTGATTCCAAGAGACCCCAAGAAATCTGGCAATGAAACAATTTTGGATTTTTCTAGAGCATCAATTACCTTCTTTGCCCTCTTCTCACCAAATATACGATTACTAATTCTTACATCTTCCCATTCATCCATACTAGTTTTATACAATTGAGAAATGGTTTTTATTTTTGCTGCTATTATCAGTTTTATTCCTACGTTGAGGATGTTGCGTTTTTTAACCCAATTCATTACGCGATGATAAGATTTGAGGGTACATTCATGATTTCTACATCGAATATGCGCACCATCTCTTGTTGTTGCCAGGCAGCATGCAGGACAAGAAAGGGGAGGATGAATAAGTTTTCTATTAGAACCTTTTTTTATCATTTTAGATAACTTTGGGATAACATCACAAGCTCTGATGATCTCTATAGTATCCCCAATAGCTATACCAAGACGATCTATCTCATCCATATTGCATAATGTAACACGTCGTATGGTAGTCCCTCCAACACCAACTGGATCAACTATACCTACCGGAGACAAAACCCCCGTATGACCAACTTGCCACGTTACACTTCTCAATACGGTCTCACCACCACGGGGTTTGAATTTTATAGCTACTTGTCCTTTAGGGTGACCATTTACGATGCCCATTTTAAAAGACGCCTGGCGATCATCAATTTTAGCCACTATACCATCAATCTCATACGATAGACAGTCTCTACGTTCTTCTTCTTTTTTATACCAACTTATCATAGTCGATGGATCATTGGACCATTTACGAGATGGAGTTAGGAACCATAGAGACAGCATATCTAATGTATCCATATCAGACACAGTAAAGAGCGAATTCCCTGGGGTTTTTTTTGCCTCATCTATTATTGCATCAAAAGCATAGAACCTAAGATATTCAGCATTGCGACCATCGTGGCGACGGAGTGTACCTGCAGCAGAATTGCGAGGATTAGCGTCTCCCTCGAAATGGTTTTCCCAATCGTCCTTAAGTATCAAACATTCGCATCGAACAGATACAATCAGTGGATTGATAGACAATGGGACATTCTTCGAGGCTAGGACATTTCTGGTAACGTCTTCCCCGACTTCACCATCCCCACGTGTTATTGCCTGTATAAAGTGACCATCCTTGTAAACTAATTCCAAAGATGAACCATCAAGTTTATGAGACAAACAAATATAGGGTCCATCGCTAGGCACCCAAGTTCGAAATTCTTTTTCGTCATGTATGTTATTCAGACTCCCCATCTGTATGGCATGCTTAGCTTTCGACACACCAGGAACGGGCGCTCCGATACGTTTAAGAAAATAACTATCAGGATCACTTTCCTGTAATTCGGCAATGGCCATATCGAATTCTGCATCGGTCATTAGTGGATTACCAGAATAATAGGCTTCTGACGCTTTTTCCAATCGTTTGATATCAATCATTTCTTTTTCTCTTTTCCCCAACGGTGGTTATTAGGGCTTCTTCCAGAGTCCAATAGAGCCCATAATATCTACCATACACAAGTTGACGAGGCATATTAAATTTTTCACACAATTCTATAAAAAGCCATCGTTCCCCTGCGTATGAAACATAGAGATTCCTTCGTGTGTTTCTCTGTTGTTGATTTCGTGTTGCCCAATAGCAATTCTTTTTAAAATATCCCTTTTCGTTTTTTATCCGTTCGAGCGTACATCCTGAAGGTCTTTCTCCCATATCCATAAGGAAATTAGAGAATTCCATCCATTTCTTACAAACCGTAATTCCACGACCACCATAATTCTTCCAATATTTGTGGTTGGGATTAGTGCATCGTTCTTTCATGGAAGCCCATGATTTGTACTCTCTGGTTGCTTTCCCTCTTCTATGGTGACCGTGTATTGCATGATTTCCTTCTTTACCTAAACACCCGCAACTTTGTGTATTGCCACTTTTGAGATTATAACCCAAAACAATTTTTTCTTTCCCACATTCACACTGACATAGCCATAGAACTCTTTTGTATTTGCTACTATAATGAGGTTCTATTACCAGCAATCTTCCAAATCTTTGCCCAATTAAATCGACTAATTTTGGCATCGTAATTTACTCAGGCAAACCATACTGGTCAATCATTTCTTTAACCCAATTTTCATCCATGGAATGCCAGGCCCCACAACCACATGGCCCCTCTATCATGCCACATGGTTCTGAATTACCGTTATAGTGTGAAGGCCAATGATCAGGATATATTACATTCCATGGTACTGACGGAGGATCACGCAGCCAATCTGGCCCATCTTCGTCTGTCAACACCCTAGCCAGCTCAACTTGAGAATACGCGGGGTCATTCTCTAATTCGGCGATCTTCTCATCAGCCTTTTCTATACGTTCATCTGGACCGAACAACTTCCATTCTCCATCTTGTTCTTTTTGAGCAACTACGAAATAGATCACTTTTCTAATTCCTTCATCTATTTGTATCATCCTTTGTCATCTTGTAATGGGTAGTACACAAATAAGTAGTTGTTTGTATCCCAAAATCCTTCATCGTTGTTTTCATGTAATACTCTGCTTTGTTATTGCACCTTATATAGCCACTCTGTACGTCATAGGTCTTAGCCCACTCACATCGTACAAACCCATCTTTCTCGCACGTAGGACAAGCATGTTGTTCAACCATTTTTCTCGTCCTATGTAAAAACTGAACGCAAGTTGTCGTCCAGCCTCTTATCCGCACCGGCTAGTAAATCCGTAGGATTGATCAAATCAGTTTTGGTGTCAGCATTAAGTGCATTGGATATTCCCTTTGATAAACATGTAGCTGCGTCTCTTTCTAGAACAAGATCTACTACATATTTTTGGTCGATACCAGGGGGTGTGCACACCTTCATGAGAACGAACATACAGCCACTCCATAGAAACCTACACTCCCGACCATAACCAGCCTTGAACCAAAGTATTGTGTTGCCATTTTGTGTAATGCCGCATGGTTCAGCCAAGAAATGCATAAGTTCACGCGCATCTGTCTTTGAGAGATCCATCAAAGCCGTCTTATCGCCAATGTCAAGAGTTATGTGTATAGGATCTGGAACACCTGGCATTACAGCAACGGTTACGTGAAAATACATCTAAATTCCTCCATACACATTATACGTTGGACAAAGGGGCTGTTCCATTAAAAATAAAATTGTGGTTATGGGACTTGGTGTGGACATATACCACCGTTAAGATGTTTGCCCACGTTGCAATTGTGGCACAGGACCTGAAATCCTGTCGGGAAATCATTGTCAACCAACCATTTGAAAAATCCGGACCCATACTTTTTTATCTGTTTACGATGAGTATTGCCGTCACCGTCTATGTGGTCTATAGCCAAAAAGCACGGCTCATCTTCGTTACAACAAACACACCTACCACCATAATGTTTGATAACAGCTTCACGGTTTTCATCTCTCCTAACTTTATCTTTGGCCTGAGTAGGTGATCCTTGATACCAGTTATTGCGTTTTTCGATACATATTTGACACCTTTTACCCTTTGAGTCACCACGATCACCGCCACATTGCGAGCATCTACCATTCAGTCTATTTTTGTCGTGCTTAGCGTTTTGAAGAGATCCCCTCTTATCCAAACATGGTTGACAAGCAGCCTTGCCAGGAGCAGTATCCGCACAACAATGAATGCATCGACCTGTTTCTTTTCGCAAACCATATCTTTTAATGTGCGATTTGTGCAACGTAATAGCTACATTCTTCTTACATGTATCACAAAACTTAACATTATCCACTATTTTGCCACAAGATAAACAAAGGCTCTCAGCCTTCTTCTTTTGTCTGTGTCGCTCAGTCTTTTCTGCAGATTTCTGCAGACAATAATCACACATCTTGCGTCCAGGTTTATTTGCCCTGCCGTCTCTTGGGCACAAATTGTGTTCTTTGCGATACGCTAATGTTTTGGGGTCAGTTGCCATATTTTTCTCCTATACTATTATACGTATGGGTAACACATTTGTTGCGTATAAAATAAAAAAATCGGGATGGTCCGAAAACCACCCCGATTAACTGATAACAAATTAAACCATGTATTCTACGTTGCAAGTCCTGCTGGATCTGCTGTATGAGTGACGCGTAAGCTGTTGAAATTCGAATAGTTGTAACTTACATTAACATTTCCGCCACCAGCATCTCCGCCTCCATAAGTAACAGATGCCAACTTATTCTTCGCCCCAAGATTGATTCGCGTCCCCTCTTCAACCCAGATGAAAATCTTCTGATTGCTGAGATTAGATCCACCTACAGGATCAGCAAGAGCGTCAATTAGATCGCCCTCAGACGAAGTTGTATCAATTGAGCAGGTAACTTCAGTTGGAAACGATACGAATCTATGATAGGGACCTCTACGGCCCAGTTCGAATAATTCCTCTCGACCAAGGTCTGTTGCAACCGTAGCTGTCTGAAGGTGAGCAAGATAAGAATCCCCAGATACAAGGTTCCATCCATTCGCATCTATACCACCGATCTCTGTCGGCCAGAGACTGCCACTAACTCCAGTAATAACACCAGCATTGTCCATAGAGCACCCAGAGCCCATCAGAATATTTTCACGTTGTGCCACACCACCAGACGCAGCAAGTGATAGGGGAGCATCAGAACCATCAAAGACAGATGGGGCAAAGTGCGTAAGGCCCGAAGCAACCCATTCTTTGTTGTTACCTACAAAAGTGGCGTCTTCCGTGGAACTGCCTTCTACGTTCATTGTGTAAGATAGGGCCGAAACATACATTCCAGACATTCCTACGGATTGAAGTGGTACACCAGAAGCGTTATCGAAAGTATCTGGGTATATATTTAGGGCAGCAAAACATCGTTCATTTGAGCGACCAACCAAGGTTGCAGACGACGCATTTGGCGTAGACAAGTGGTATAGCAATGGATATCCGTCCAACACCTTCTGTACAGTCAACTCAATGTCGGGGATACCTTCGATATTCTCGTAAAGCTCCAGCTGACCAAGTTCAAATACTTGCTCAAGATTGAACGTAGTATTGAGTCCAACACTTTGTACACCGTGTGCAGTTATGAATCCAGACGGATGTGTTCCAGAACCCTCATGCAATGCACCTGCGTCCAGTGGACACAGCGTATTATGCGGGGCGAAACCCAATGATTGAATCGCGTAAAAAATTCTATTCTGAGACACTTCTTGTCATTCTCCCTTCAATTAGAACTATCCAAACAACTGTCCAACTATTGTGTTATACACCAGAAATTCAAATTGAACCAAAATCTATCTCGATTTCCCATGTCACCCGAGCCCTAAACAGTTGTGAATTTAATGAATTTATTGTGGCTGAATTACTGTCTATAACCCGTAGTTTCTTCCATGGATGATCAATAGTCATGTCTACCCAATTGGTTACCCCAGGAATAATATCTCCATACTCGTCGAATGGAAATGTAAGACTATTGAGATCTGCCATCCAAAATGTTGTTCTACTCTGATAATCAAGCCAATCTTTTAACAAGTTGCGATCTTGTGGATTATCTGCGAATATATGAAAAGTTATATACCTCGTTTTTATCTGACCTCCACCGAGCTGCAAACCCCTCTGTTCACCATTCACTGCCTCAATGAAAATACTCGGTAGCCAAATCTGGTGTTCCCTAGAGGTTGTGCCAGACGGCAAAGAGTCTGTCAAGAACTCCTCCACTGCATTCAACATGAGTCGTCTAAATTCAGAATCATCAGCAAACCCGACATGGACTGATCGTCTAGTGTATTCAGCCCGGATATCATCGCTAGCATCTTTGGGTTCGTCGAATATAATTCTACCATTGAGATAATCAACGTGATGGCGATTAATACCTACAGAACTAATTGGATAGAAATCCCCCTCTATGTAGACCCCTGAGACACGGAAAGGATCTATGGCACCACTACCTAATGAAACTCCACTTTCCCACGACCATTCTCGTCCCGCGCCCTCCCACACACTACCTTCAACATATCTCTCATCCGGGACAAGATGTAATTTAGATTCGTCGTCATCATACCAGCTTGCCGAATCATACTCGTAAATTCCATAAGCACCATTGTTCAAAAAATTCCAATCCAAAAACCATTTAACGTTATACTGTAATTGATCAGTTAATTCGTATCCTCCGAATCCACCAATATTTGTTCCTTTGAAGTTTAATGCACACATATTGTTTCTCCCAACAAAGACTAGATACGTTTGATATGTGACACAGGATTGTCTACTAATAAAATTTCGAAATCCACCGATACTTCAGTGTTCGCTCCTCCACCTTCCGCTTCTATCCAAACATCAGTTAAGGCAGGTAGTGATATACCTGGAGAGTGAGGAATATATGCATCGACGTGTCCTAGTATACCATCCCAGTAAAGTCTTAGTCTCTTTGGAGACATCGACGATAACACATTAGTAAAGTCTTCGCGAGTAAATAACCTAAAATCAGCAGCTTTTGAAGCATCTGTTGTTAGGTGTACGGTTAAAAGATATCCAGTTCTTCCAGCAGGAATGGAATATGCACCATGCTGTGATTGTCCTTCGTCTTCTGATATCTGTATTATATTATCCGCACCCCCAGAGTCTTCTATGATAATATTACCTACATTGCTTCCACCATATGTACCAACTGCACCATCAGCTACATAGGAACGATATACTCTCCAGAATCTAGCAGTAGTAGGCAAACTAACACCTGCGCCAGATGTGACGATTGTTTCAGATATCTCTGTCAGTGATGAATCAATACCAATAACAGTAATCCCGCGAGCGCCATCGCCATCTACGGTGTCATCAACACTGCCTCCTGATTTGACTCTCATTTGAATTGCGGATGTTCTAAATACTCCAGAACCACCGATTGGAGATACTAACCCCCAAATACCGTTTTGGATATTGTCGTTGCGACCAAATTTGTGCTCTATCGAGTACCCAGGAATATTACCCTGTCTCACCTCAATAAGGAAATCTTTAATATCCATTTATCCCACCTTTTTCATTAGTATATTAGCAGCCTCTATCGCTACCCCTTTTTGCCCCAAGGTGTATTCGATAAAGTTCTGACCAGCCTGACCAGAGACTATGCTGGGTAAAACATAGCCACCACTGCCACCGAGTTTCTCCAAAGACACCATGATTGCTCGTCCACTGCGAGATACTTTCTCTATCTGGGCGTCTACTTTTGAGTCCTCTCCCTTAAATACTATATCGTATGCCGCTTGTCCTATATCTATACTTGGATCAATCAGCAGCCATTTTGCTACTGGAATCGTGATATTTGATGGACTGGATATATACTGAGCACCAGGCAAAGAAAGATATTCGTTCCAGTCAGTTGATACAGCCCGTATCCTAAGATAAACTGAATGACCGTCTCTTTTACTAATAATTTGCACAGATGATCTAATCAATTCACCCATGCCGTCGACCAAGGCACTAGCCATACCGTCACTCAATCCGAAATGAGCTGGTAGATCTTCGGAACCTTGTCCACGCAAAGATTTTGCCACAGCAGTGCTCTCAAATTTTTTGACAAGCATTGTTCCTATCCCCAAACTGACTGCAGGGCCATTCACTATAGCAGCACGTCCCCATAATCTAGAACCTTCTCTCCTTACGCCCTTTGCTAATTGGGAGAGGGTTTGTTTCGTAGTCTCTATTGTAAATTTTATTTTTGACATCTATATGGTTTCCCAAAAACTAATACAATACCTGTCATCTCTCAATCCTGTTATGATTGGATCCTTTATTCTTCGAACTTTTAATTTAGCTATATCTTGGCTAGCGTAATTAGATATAGCAAATTTAGCTCGTACCAAATCAGGATAGTTGTATAGATATGTCTTAAATCGTACTACATTTGTTCCGCGACTAATAGAGATGCCGTAATCGATAGCATCCTTTGGATTCCAGCGTATTAAACACCTGATACACTTCTGAACTGGGGTTTCTAGAAATCCGTTACCCTTACAATAGGGGCACTGACGACCTAGTGTAAAAGGTCTTGGCCCACCAGGTGTATATACGTTGCGTGATCTTCCTCTAATCATGTCAAAGTTACAATTTTGAGAAGCTATGCCGTTAACTACGTATTGGTGGTCTACATCTACATCAATATTATATACAATGATGGTAGACTCTATTTGTTCTATATTTCTTACCATTGAGAGTTGTCCAATATTACTTTCCCTGACACAACTTTTTTGTTGTTTCCTATCTGGTAACCAAACTACTACCCAAAATTCTCTATGTTTGACTCCATCCATAGTAGTTCTGCCTTTTTTATAACAGATAGATGGTATCAAATTATCTCGTGTTAAACATTCAAATATTTGAAATGCTAAAATTTTACTAGTAGTAATTATTGAATAACGATTATAAATTGAAAATTCTGAATTTGTATAAATATTCCCATCACCATTTCTATATGCATCGAATAAAATACGAAGTTGTCTTTGAGATAGTTTTGTAAACAAATTATTTGGAATAGATTTATTCCACGCACATAACCCAAATTTCATCAAAAATTTTGTTAATTTAGTGGAATAGAAATTCACCAATAGATTATCAGCATTGGTTCTGAATGTTTTTGTGCCCTTTAAATCAAATATTTTTCTCCCAATATTTATTAAATAATCTGCTATTTCATTTTCTTTTGAAGCACATAGGCAAAAATTTATTTCTCGTGGATATTCAGATTTATGGATACATCCTTCCGCCAACCACCAACCAAGAAAATTCAAAAGATCATCAGTACAATCAATATCTCCAAATCCATCTATATAAATTGTTTTTAGATCATTGTCATTATGCGGAACATTTGGCATAATTAAAGCGTCACCTATCTCTATATCTTTTGTCTTAACTAACTCGACACATGGATTGGCTAGGATATAGTCGTGATCAACCCATTGATGTTGCGTATATAAGGATCTCATTTTTCGAACAACGGGCAATTTGTGATCTGCTGTCATGTATTCCGGAGCACTTATCCCATAACATTTAATATTGAATAATCTCCCACTATACTGTGAGGTAAATACACCATTAACCTTACGGATATTACCACTAGGAGAAAAAACATAGTCTCCGGGTTTAATATCCTGTATTTGTTGCGGTCCGTTTGGTGTAGAAATCATTGCCCCAGAAGTCCAACAATTTGGGCAGTCCTCCCTGTTCGGATCAAAATCAAGTAACACACTTTTGCCCAACTGATTTATTACTGCATCTATTCTGGACTGATAAACACCTATCAACGTATCTGTTATCTGTATAGATGCTGATGGGTCTAGTGTTGGACACGACAGAGTTGGTCTAGGTTCGTATCCATTGGTAAATAAGTTACACGAACTAGCAAGAGGGGTCATTATGGTCTCCCTTTCCATGTGTTGGGGTGCCAACTAGTAGCAAAGAGTTTATGTCCCACCACAACTGTATCCATAGCTGCATTTATACCTGTACTTCCTATGCCACGAGCGACAAGTTGTCTACGCATTCTGAAAGGTGCATAATTATCACTGAATAGCGAGTCTATTTCACCTGGAGATAAGGCACGATCGTAAACATAAACAAAGTAAATTAAACCTTCCCAGTTACCATAGGGCGTGCCTCCGGGGTTTCTGCCTATCTCTACAGTTTGAGGCCCTCTGTCTGTGTCAATCAAATCCCCTGTTGTTGCCCATTGTTTGTGAACGACAGGAGTGGAATCGGAGGACGCACCTTGCCTGTAGTGATAGTGGTGTACATTGGCCCCATCATATGTCGCTGCTAAAAATCGATTATGATCATTATCGAATACGATACCATCTGATATATCTGTGTGCGTTGTCCCATCTATAAAAAAACGAGATCGGAACTGAGTTGCTTGGGATCCGACACTGCCAATCATCCAGTCATGATCATCACTGGTAGTGCTACTTGCACGAGAAATAATTCGTCTATCAGTGGGGCTCGCACCTGTGATCTTAGACACACGAGCCACTATTGATATGCGTCCAGTTGGGATAACCCAATCACCAATTGCGATGTTAGCAAGAGCCCCATTCCCTACAGGTGCAGGTCCAAGTAGCGAATAACCCCCTTGATTCATTCCCCAGGTAAAATACTCACCGCCCTTAGTTCCGCCAAAAATCCCGTGACGTCGCTTACCGCTCCAGTCGAACAGTGTATCTCCGGTTACTCCTAAGCCAGGAACCCATGCTCCAACCAAACCATCCCATAATTCTGGTGATTGAGATTCACTTGACGATCTGGCAAAGCCCTGCGAATATCCTGGGACGATTCTATTCATTACTGTACCTCTGGAGGCGATGGTGTGAGGGTTAATTTACTTATATTATTGGAGGCTTTCAGGTTGTCTGCGGTATTATTATGTATTACTACTGAAACATATCTGGTATTTATGCGACACATACCGCTTACTGTCATACTATGATCCGCATCAGTACTTGTTACTACCAAACTACCAATAAAATGCATATTTTTTAACGAATCAGTTCCACCAAGGACAGCATCTATTATACCTTCTTGTCCATCCTCTTCTGTTCCATCAGATGTCGACAAGTAGACGTCAACGGTTTCACCTATTACTGGAGCTGTGGCAAATTGAATAGTAAGTCTCCACTCATACCATTCTGCAGTTGAACCTGCTCCCCAGTCCTTTTGAGCCCCTATTCTGGCAACCCCTGCAGCAAGATTATTTAGAGTTAAACCCAAATCCCCGGTAGTGTCGGTCCACACTATTGTAACCTCACGTGCTACGTAAACTTTAGACGCCATCGTTCACCTCGTCAAAACTAAATTAATTCCCAAAAACTAATACAATATCTATCATAACGTAATCCAACAGGGACTGGTGGTATAATTCTACGTGTCTTAAGTTTGGCAATCCCGATAGAATCCCGCAATACAATAGCGTTGTCAGCCCTCATAAGGTCATCCATATGGGTTATGTATGTTTTAAGCCTAACTACATTATCCGTATTTTCTATCGAAATTCCATAATTTTCAAGGTCCCTGGGACTCCATTTAACAAGACACTTTATACATTGTTCAGATTCTGTCTTTAATGTTCCGGCCCCTTTACAATACGGACATTGTCTCCCCCTCGCAAAAGGTCTCGGTCCACCTATATTATACACCCCAGTAGATATCTTCCCTTGAGCATCGTATGAGCAATTAGGACACGACACAATCTGTGGCTGGAAAATTAATGTCGTATTTTTCCCTAACTGGTTTATTAGGGCATCTATGCTGTTTTTGTAAATATTAATTATTCTGTCTGATATTTGAACTGATGCCGTTGGGTCTAAGGTTGGACACGTAACCGACTCTCTAGATATTAATCCATTTATTAAGAGAGACATGGTATTTGTTTCGAAAGAGATCCCAGATCCCGCTACGTATAGCGATACGCTTCTATCGGTTGATACACTGCCACCAATGTATAGGCTAATACCACCAGATACCGCAAGGGATCCTTCTATGAACAATGTCTGATCGTAAGAAGATGAGTCTAGTCCTCCTATGACGCATGGAGTGTTGCCAGACGAAAACATATGTCCAATTATATATAGTGATATATTGCTAAGATTGGTTCCATATCCACCTATAAATAAAGCTATATTTCCGACTACTGTATCTATACTAGGTATGAATAAGTCAACATCACTGCTTGCGTTGATGTGTCCGTTTATATAAAGTGGTACGTCACCAGAAAACAACGCATATCCCTGCAGATAAACGTCGACAGAACTGGTAATGTTTGCGGATCCGTTTATGAATAACGATACTTGTCCTGACTCAGCAACTGACCCATTGGTGAATAAATCTACAGAACCACTGCTATTGTTGTTGCCGCGTACGTATAAATCAGTTTCATAGGTACTATCTTCGTGACTCAAGATGAATAAATCTATGTTACCACTGGCGTCGAGATAACCATTGATAGACAATGAAATATCATTATAGAAAGCAACGTACCCATCTACGAATAGAGAGCGTTCACCAGATATAGAGCCATGCCCGCCTAGATACAGTGCCGTACTACCTGAATACTGGGTCCATGACGAACCAGTGATAGATCCGCTGACGAATAAATCCACAGATGTATTAACGCTGTCTTGGCCTGAAAGATAAAAATCTTCTGATGAATTGACATCATTGTGTCCCAATAAATATAAGTCTATGGATAAACTGGTTGCATCATTACCTAATATGTACAAATCTGTTGAGGCATTAGTTTCATTTCTACCAGAGATGTATAAATCTATAGATGAATCATCTGTATCTTTACCATACAGATATAAGTCTACAGATGAATTCGTTGCATCACGACCTGATACATACAAATCTACCGATGCATTAGTTTCATCTCTACCTGAGATATACAAATCGATTGTGTCATTTAGGGAATTTGCGACACTAGATATCCCTTCTATGAATAGCCAGAGATCATATCCTCCATATATAAATAAGCTGCAATTGTTTGATTCATTAGCAAATCCATACTCATACAAATTTACAGATAAGTTAATTTCATCTTTTCCAGACAAATATAAACCTATTGATGAATTAGTGCCATCTTTACCTTGTAGATATGTATCAACAGTATGGTTTATAGAACCAACAGCACCACTGCCAGATAAGTATAAGTGCACACCAGAGTCTGCCCATGTCCCACCAAGCGTGAACAACCAGAGATCGTGTCCTCCATACATGAATAAACTACAATTATCAACCGTGGTATCAAATGACTCTGTGTATAAGTTAACATTTCCAGATACCGTTTCTGGCCCTGAAATATACAGGGATATTTGTCCTGATGCATCAGATAATCCATGGACAAATAGATCAACATTACTTGACGACTCTGCGTATCCAGTTGCAAATAGGGGTGTGTTTCCCGTTGTCTCATCAAAAGAAGATATGAACAAACTACCAGATGCTTCTTGTGTCTTGCGACCTCCTATGTATAACTCAACATTACCAGAACTAGTGGTATCTCCTCCTACGAATAGCGACACATCTCCAGAATAGGGCATATGGCCTTTTATGTACAATAGCGTATCGTCAAAGTACTCTACAGCTTCTGTGGATAGGGGTACTTTCTTGATGTATAATATAGTTCTGTAGTCTACCCTTATATCACTAGCGTCGGTCACGGCATTATTATTGTCGGAATCCGGAGGAGTAGTACTGGTCACAGTCCAGGAGTGTGCATGTATAGCATTATTCAATATGGGAGTAAAACCAGCATCTGCATACAAAGTTGTGCCTATATAAGATACGGCTATCGCGTGATTATGACTAGTAACCATACTGTGCACGTGTGCCATGACGTGTGTATGCTCGTTAGATCCCCCCGTGTCACCTATCTCACTGGAATCGCTAGTACATTTTACTTGTCTGTCTATACAACTAACCAAACTACCGAGAGTACCATCCATTAATGTCCAGCCATCAGGAATGTCACCAACATCCCCAACAAACATAATCACAACGCCACTGGGCGGCTCTATGTCGCCATCTGTATTTCGTATTGCCAATAATCTAGTATACAAAGGATCATTTGCAACTGCATCTGAACCAGGAGATTCAATGGATGCTATACCGGCATTAGCACTGTTCAGAAGCCACCTATGATGACTACGGGTTATATATGATTTTGGAGGTGAGGGTGAACTTGCAGTAATTTCTTGCCTAGGGTTTGCAGCAGTACCCGTTATGGAACCGTGTGTGTGTGTGGGGAATGCATGACTGTGACCACTTGTCGTGTGTTGATGAGTATCGCTATAAATACCAGTTGTAGATGCGTCATTCCCCCCAGTCATTATAGAAACGAAATAGCCACTGAATGCGATATCAACCGCAAATCCAACTTGAGGGGTGGGTTCGTCTGTAAATAGATTTGTTCCACTGGGGATGTATTGTGGACTCGTCGCTCCAGTAGGCTTAATTAAAACTGGTTGAACAGAAGGAGCGCCGTGACTCTCGGTTGACAATGTTATGGCAGCACTATCTAGATAAGCGAGTGTAGCAGTAACGGACGATTGTCTGCTGTGAAAATGAGCCTGCTTTGCAGCTGGACTCCATATAGTTGGAAGAACCGAACCATTAACCGTTGCAAATCCTACTTGTGTATAGGTGCTACTAGTAACTGAATGACTATGGGAACTTCCACCATGAGTATGCGCTGGCATAACATGATCATGAGACGCACCTCCCCCATTACCTGGACTGGTAAAGCCAGAACCGCCTCCTTGAAGTTGTTTGCCGTCAAAAGATGTATCTCGCAACCAACCAGAAGGAATGGTTGCGTCTGTGCCTGCCCACAGTAATCTACCATCATTTGGTATTAAGGACATGACACACCTCTTTTATTACTTTACCACTAAGAAGTATTTTTAAGGTGTGCTGGATCGTTCGCTTTATTGCAACCTTTATCCTGTGAATTATTCTTATTTATCTTAAAGTCTGTTATGTCTAACTCCGTCATCCGTAACAGCCCCAATAATTCGTTTGGATCGTCAACGACACTCATCCTAAAAATATCTTTCAGTATACACTCGCTCTTTAGGCATCCGTACAAAGAAAATTGATATACACCTTTTAACACAACCACATCGTTCGTGTCACCTTGTTCTGGTTCTATAGTTATCTTCATTCTGGTATCAACTCCAACAATTGTGTGACTGCATTCCTAATTCTTAGCTTGGCCTTTACTAGTATCATATCAACATTCCCATCAGCTATATCTTCGTTGATACGAATTAAGGCTAGCACATCCTCTCTGGCATCCACCAGAGTATTAATGTAATCATTAAGTCCTTTGTGGTGTATGTGAGGATCCACTTCATCAGCGTACCCATCCACGAATTGGTTTATAGCGAAAATTTTTCCATGTGTCAAAGGCATAAAATTAACTCCTTCTGTCGAACAAAAATACATTAACAACTATAATATGTAATCATTTTGATTGTCTGGATGTATCCACTTCGCTCTTTCTGGAATATCCATAACAAACTGTCCATCGAACTTCTCACCCGCGTCAGACGTCATCATATAGAAGTATTGCCTGGCATGCCCCTGCGCCAGTGGCAAACCAGAGGTAGACCATCCCCAGCGTCCAGTATTCCCTATGTCATAGCAACCGCTACTGCTTACGTCCACCAACACATTGTTGCCATCAGTAGTATCCCATACTTGTATGTTGACGCCAGACGAAGCAAGTAGGGTACCGACTATCTGTGGATAGTAATCTGATGTTCTTATAAGCCAGTCGAACGGTTTACCTGTCTGATCGGACGATGGAGTAGCAGGAATTATACCTCTTATAGAAATATCAAAAGAACCACTGGCTGCTTCGGGGCATCGCATATAAAGTGGGATTCCACAGTTAACCCCTGAAGGACCAGTAATATATAATGACACGGCAGAATATGTGTCTGGTAGTGGTTCAGTAAAACCTGTTATACCGAAAACATTAGTGTATTGGTCCATAGTGGTTCCATGTGTATTGAATAGCTCATATAAATTTGATAACTCTCCTGAAGTAAACAGCCTTGCGTTCCTCCACAAAACAACTTCGTCAACAGCATTGGTAGTAGTTACGTCCCCACCAGCTATGTGAGAATCACTATGAATACCATGAAGATCAGGACCTACCTCAGCTGGTTCTGATGTCCAGTCGGAACCATCCCTTGAATGCCTCAGGATCCAAGAACCACAAGCACGCTCCATGTCGAGAACATGAAAATGCCAACCTGAACCCTGCGTGACGACACCACTCCAGACCACATCTGCAGTATTACCTCCGGCGAACAGTACCACCCTGTCTGTGACAGCATCTAGTTGTATGATTTGATATTGCTCTGGTGCATGATTAACAAAACCAACATTTATCCTGGCTGGCGAAAGTTGATCATAGGTCCAAAAACAAACGGTTATCCTACTAGCTCCATTACTGTTGGTGTAAACACCGCCAACCCCCATGTCTCCATTGTGATAAGAATTATCTATGAGCCCACTTGTAAATGTACCAGTAGGAACCCACAAGTTTGGATTAGTCCATGCCACACTGTTGTAATCAACAACAGAATCGCATGGATGATAATAGATTACATTATCAGATCTTAATATGGACATTCATTCTTCCATTCCATGTAACTGACACAATCTCAACACAACTGTATGTAGTTTATTGATATAATACTAAGAACGATCTCTTCTACCTGTTGCATTCGTTGCGTACTGATCGTAATACCACGAGATGGTACTAAGAGCGATGCTCCCCGGCTTACTATGTGGTCCAAGAACTGCCTTGCCAACACCGCCTCCACTATTACTTCCAGACGCCAACATAGTCCATTTAAGCTTCTCATATGCCGCGCAAGGACCTAATTCCAGAATATCCCGGTACCCTCTAAAACTCACACTTGTATCTATAGCACTGTCTCCGTCTCGCACCTTTATACCTTGGCCCAGAGCCTTATTGAATTCTGCTTGTGTAAGAATACACGCTGCTTTTAATGGCACCAGGGCCATAAAATCCGAATCTTCGCTAACGACTGGATCTGGTACTATGGTAATTGCGTTGATATCATACACATAAGTATATACGAACACCATTTCTGCATCAACAAGTATGCCTGCTGTGACGAGAACTCGCTCCAAATATGTATCCGTGTATGTCTGTGGAGTATTGATGTCGCTTATCAGGACTCTCGTCATCAAAACTAGGTCAGTATCCCAAGTCATGTTGTCCTCCTAATCTGGGTACGAAAAACGTCCGCGTTCTGGTACGGTTATAAAAAATTCACCATACACCTCTTCCAATTCATTCGAAGTCATCCTAAAATAGTATTGGTATTTCTTTTTTTGTCCAGTATGACGCAAGTGAGCTGTAGACCATCCCCATTTATCAGTATTTCCTATTGCGTAACAATTGTTGTCAGTAAGGATCATCGATGTGTTACTTCCACCTACGATGTCCCACACCTCTATTGTTACATTAACTGGTATGTCGTCGAATATACCAATTAACTGCGGATCATAATCTCCAGTTTTTACCAAACGGTGAACAATTCTTAAGGGTATCCCGGCCGCCTGTGTGGCACCCACTGCTATGAATAGATCCATCTCTCCAGTTGTTAAACCGAACCCTTCTATAAATAGTGCTCCGGATGCCCAGATATTTTGATAACCACCGACAAACATATATTTACTTGCGTAAAGATCAGGTGGCGGTGCCGGTATGAATAGCCCTATCTCGCCAGTGGTTAACTCGTACCCTCCTACAAATAGATCTATCTCACCAGTTATTGATGCACATCCTTTTGTGAACAGATCTAGCTCGCCAGTTTTTAATATACCCCCTAGTCCCTCTATGAATAGATCAAACTCATCGATAGTTTGTGCGTATAATAATCCTATATTGGCTTTTCCTCTGTTTGAATCACTGTCATCTCTATATCCAACAATAAATTTATTTTGATTTATGAGATCAACCGAGACGTAACTAGCTGCGCCAATTACAAACGTATTTTCGGTACCAAATTCTATATCTGTTCCTGTCACTGTCCCAACTGTAACAGTCCCATGAGCACCATCGCTGTTGTCCCAGCAACCAACAATAAATCTAGTAGCAGACACCGTCGTGACAGAGGTGTAAAAAGAGGCACCATTGTTGTATGTGAACTGATCTCCGTACGTAATAGTTGTGCCCGAAATGGTACCAACTATAGCTCTTCCTAGATAGGTTGCACTCTTGCCTCTGTACGTAATCACGACCCTATCTGGGTCAAGCTTAGCTATAGAAATATAAGCAAAATCACCATCATTGTCGAATTCTGATTCGGCACCGAAAGTTATGGCTGTTCCATCAACTGTTCCGATTTTTGACTGAGCTGTTTTTGGATTAGTTCTTCCATCTTGATACGAAACCACAAATCCAGATTCATTTATAGTTGCTACATCAATCCAATCTGCATGACCCAGTAAGAACCTCGTTTCATCACCAAACGTAACCGTAGTACCACTTATAGTACCTATCCTTGCAAACCCCTGTGTACCCTGACCGGAATCAGCATATCCGACTACAAATTTTGTCTCAGAGAACATAGACAAAGTTATATCTATTACCGAACCACCTAATGTAGTCATAAATCCAGACGCATCACCAAAAGTTATTGTAGTACCACTGACTGTCCCTACTACAGCCACTCCATTGTTATCACTTGGACCGTCTCTATATGCTAAAAGAAATCTATCATCATCAATCTTCTTTATATCGAGTGTTGTGACACCACCAGTACCACTAGACATGAATTCAGTTTCCGCACCAAATACTACATCGCTACCAGAGACTGACCCCACCTTAGCTGTTCCGTGATTGGAATCAGCTACATCATTATACGCCACGACAACCGTTTCATCATTCAGAGCAACAACTTTACCGTAACGGGAATCACTCCCCCGAAACGTAGCTTGTTCACCAAATATAATATCGGTTGCCATTTTGTGTACTCCTTATGTTGCAAACAATGTTTATTTGCAACAAACATCAATGTAGGTTAGACTATGTAGGAAGGCTTGTCGTTTAATGATGGCATGCCACCATCACGATTTTCGTGAGATATAAGCACAAAGTCGCCTTCGTCAGTATTTGACCCATCAGACATTCGCCAATGGAATTGTTGACGGCTAGCTGTAAGAGTCGTGATACCACCGGTAGACCAGCTATACCTGCCAGTCGAACCAATTTCTCCACAACCACTGGAGCCTATAGACACTGCATTGTCATTTTCCCATAATTCTATATTGACAGACTGTCCAGTAACTAGTTCTCCCACAATAGACGGTGGCGAATCTGGAAAGAAATCAAATTCCACTATAGATTGGCCTATTAAAGACATACCCCATCCTCCTTAAACAATATAAAAATTACTAATTCACCCATTCTACTAATCTATCCAACAGTTGTGGAACCATAAAATACTTCTTGAATTCTTTTTCTGTGTATCTTATCTTTTGAGCTAGTGTGCGAGACCGCAAAGGATAATGAAGGGAGTGTAATCTTTTGGTTACCGTCGATGAATTGATACCCAAAACTCTTCCGACTTGAGAAGTAGACAGGCCCATGTTGTACAGAATCATAAAAATAGTATCAGGGAAAATCTTGTTAGCTTCCGATCTGCTCCTCAGAACCACACCCAAGGATATTAAGCGATTATACATGCACGTCTCACTACACTTGTCTAGTCTGGCAACCTCTGCACAGCTATTTCCACTAGAATATAATTCTGCTACCTGGGCATCAGTCATGGACGTAGAACCTCCAGAAAAAAGACCTTTCACTAAATTATACACCAAGAATTAAAAGAAAAAGGAGCTGGAAACCGCATACGCAGCTTCCGACTCCTTAGATGTGAACTCAACTAATTATATACAGAAAGTATTAAGTATTACAATAGAATGTTGCGAATTGTTGTGTCACTCACTTCATACATCCTCGCTAATTCTTGGACAGTAACCCCAGAATCTCGTAGCTGGTGAACTCTGGTGCTTTCTTGTCTAGCTTTACTTTCTGTAGACTTTTTACGATTACCTGGAATGATCTGATTATCTCGCAGAATTTTGTATAATGTACTACTTGCAATGTCATATCTGTTGCATATCTGCCTGACAACATCACCACGAACATAAGCTTCTAAAACTCCCGCTTGGGTTTCTTCACTTATTTCTGATCGCATCTTGTTATAAAATCCTGGACTTTTCCTAGCTTGTCCAATAGCCAAGAATCTGGCGCGAACGAATGACGCTGATTTGCCGAAATACTTGGAAATACGCTGACATGACCACCCTTTATCATGCAAGGATATCAACTCTTCATCTTTGATTCCATTGTGCATATGCAATCTTTTATGCATTTCTTCCGTAACTGTCATGCCATTATCTATTTCCCAAAATGATTCGTAATCCTGAGATAATAGTAAGAGTTCATCACAATCCTCGATGGGATTCAAATCCGTATGTAAAGCAAGGAATTCATTAAACATCTTAGAAAAAACTTTGGGATAATGATGGACTTCTAACTTGCCGACTTCTCCTGAGATACGACATTTATAGTCATCTCTTTCCATACAGGCACGCCGCAAAAATTCGGCCTTTTCACAATTGCGTATTCTTGTGTGGAGCTTAGTGATACCACCTTTGTATGATTTAATGCGAGCACCCGAATGTTCAGGGGTTATATTGTTTTTCTTGAGAACAGCAGCTATAGTAGTTCTGTGAACTCCATAATCCTCGGCTATATCAGCACAGCTTTCGTGCTTGTTGGTTTTATAACGTTCGCAAATGGATAGATGATCCGACACAGGAATCGTAATACAAGCTTTTCTTGCCTCTTCTTTTCTATCACGCATCTGAACACCCCCATTCACCAGTCTTCCCCACATAGAAACTTGACTCATTCCATGCTTTGAAGCTATCTTTGACGTTGACATCTTCAAATCTTCGTATTCGTGTCGTATTGTCTCAAAATCAATTTTTTGATGAGACTCTCCAGCCGTCCTAATCGTCACACCAGCATCTCTTAATCGAGTGATTAATGTCTGAACAGAACATCCAACAGCTTTTGATACTTCTGGAGTATGTTTACCCTCGTCCCGATAAAGTCTAATTGCTTTCTCAATATCAATTTGCTTTTTTAACATAACAGTCTCCTTCCCCATTATTATACGTTACAAAGTGTGTTCTGTTGCATGGAAAAAATAATTTATATAGTCCCAAAAAAACAGAGCTGACTAATCGTCAGCCCTGTTTTCTTATTAGAACCATCCTAAAAAGATCCGACGAGGCACCTTCTACCATCTAATGACGCAAAACCGTGCTCTTGCCATCCATAAAATCCGGCGCGCTGTTTCCTGTGCAGGGCGTCGTCTTCAAAGATTACCAACTCACGCCTGATTGGCATAACGAACGAATCTCCATGAGATAAGTCAAGACCCACGACTATTTCCTCATCGTCAGTACCCATACTAACACCAAGTGTCTCAAAGAACGTCTGGAACTCCTGGCCTACACCAAGTTCGTCCAGTACATGCAAATTGACCCCATAGATACTAGACAGAACTTCGTCAGTAGCATTAAAGATTCTGTTACGAGTATCATCATCAACCTCGTCGTGATCCCATTCACGAATGTCTTCAAGCGCTTCTGGACTCATATACAAGTCGGTAAGCCTACCACGATTAGCAGTAGCGCTGTTTCCACCTGCCAGACGAGTCATCGTAGTTTTCATCAGAGAAATCAAACGCTTCGTAAACTGACCAACAGTAGCCGCACTGTCATACACCAATGGAGCCCCACCTGCATAGTCTGTTCGACCAGCACCAGCAGCTATGATTACACGCCAACCATCAGTATTCATCTTCTTGACAAATCCTGCCTCAAGTACCTCCATAGCACGAGCGACAATATTCCAACGTGCAGAAAAAGAATACTTAAGCGGCCAGTCTATGGCATTACCTACGTCGTAGGTCTGAACGGTAACCGCATCACCGGAGACATTGCGCTGTGGCAATGCACCTTCGCTTGGAAGCGTATATGCAACGTAGTCGTTTTCTTGTGCGGTCTGATAAAAATCAAGCGGATACTCAGCCGTTGCACTCGGGTCTAGCACCTCGGGTGCGAAGATCCCACCTAGAATATCGCCATCGATCAATGCTGATCTCAAAGGAATTTGTAGAGCCTGAGCCAAAGAATGCATCGCTTCTAGGGCTTCTGCCTTATTTGAAGAACCAGTTCGCCTTAAAAGCTCAATCTGTTCAGGTGTTGGTTTGGTTATTTTACGCATAGTACTTTTTCACCCCCCTTATGTAATATCAATAGAAACTCTAGCAAACCCATTACCATCTACAGTTGTCTCGAAACGACCAATTGCTGGAGACGCACTACCGTAGTTTGCCATACTCAACTTACCACTTGCAGCCAAATACGCCGTAGCACCAGCAGTCGGTGTACTACCAACGATCATATCTGTAACCACAAACCCCTTTTTCACCAAAGTACACTTATCACCAGGACGAATTTCACCACTTTCAAAATTCAGGAAGTCTCTGGTAGCACTCATCGGTGCGTTTACTGGCTGCAGCAAAATACCCTTTGCTATTGCTCCCGAAGGATTGGCCACATAACCTACCACATTAGCTTCATCAACTATGTTGGTACCCATAGAGGCGCCAGAGCCCTGGGTCACATTACTAGCACAACCACCCTTTTCAGCAGCAATAGTAGTCCAAAAGTTAGTAATGTCAGTAACTTCATTAATTTCACGATCTGGTTTTAAAGCCATCCCTATTCACCCCCTTCATCTTTCTTTGTTTCGTGTCCAGTCAGCACATTCGCCAACGTTCTCCAACTCTCTTTCGCCGTCTCGGCAGAACTTGCATCAGCAATAAAATCAGCACTATCGTCTGTCTTAACGTCATCCAAAGCAGCTTCAGTCTTTTCTGATTCTTTATTATCAGACTTGTCTGTATCACCAGCAAACTTCAGAACCAATGCGAACGTCTCGTCACTCATAGAACAAAGTTCCGCTAGAGTTGCATCCTTGTCATCAATCTGTTTGACTTCAGACAACTGCGCAAAACGGTCACGAGCTACTTCATTCTTACGAATCACCTCTAGTTCCGCTTCGCTCTTATCGGCACGATTCGTCACCTCATCCAACTGCTTCTGAAGTTCATTCTTCTGACCTGAGATAACCTTCATTGTTTCAGTTGCTTTGTCTGCATCTACAGTCATCTCTTCTAACTTCGTATTAAGAGTAGTAATTTGACCATCATAATCCTTAGCTTTAAAGTCATCTGCGGCTTTTTGTAGTTCACTAACCTCTTGCGTCTTGCTCTCCAGACTGGCCTTGGCCTCATCTAGCTGCACCTGTAGTTCTTTTAGTTGATCCTTATCCATGTCTTCTACACCCCCTTCCAATAACCCATTCAATTCAGCAGTAACAAACACTTTAGAAGCGGCTCCCCGACTTGCCGCAACCTTAATTACAGATTCAGGATTTGCAGGATTTTCAGTAAACCCTTGCGCACCAAAAATTATATCTTTTAGAACCCTACCGACCTTGTATCCCTGATATTCACCACTGCCTCCGTAGATCCTCAGGTGCTTAGTTAGAAAAGCAGTGGATTCTGTCCGGTCAATGAGATTGGTTTTCCCCGTAGATGTATTAGTTAATCCATAGCCAAAATCTGGAAACCAAGCCTCCATAGACACAAACATCTCACCATTTTGAGCTTTGGTTATGATTTCTTCTATTCTATCCGATAACACATCGAATGCTCTGTAAAGTACACCAGCTACTTCTATATCAAACTCATCCGGTGGAGACCCGCCCTCTGCAACAACAATTTCTTCACCAGATTTATCCAAAACCCTGGTTTGAACAATATGGCCCAAAATCTTTTCGGCCTGATGATTATCATTCATGGGTTTGTGTAGAGGAGTTGACCTGGCCTTCCAAACTTCCGCTGGAGTAAAGATATCATCATTGTCGTTCCAACCTGTACTAACTAAAATAGCAACCACTAGAGCTAAATCTGGTTGTACTTGACCCAATAATTCTTCCACAGTCTGAATGGTAGACGTAGCTTTAATTATATCCTCCATAGACATGCCGTCGAAGTACTTCTTGATATCTCCTATATTAACTGGTGCTGTAACAAATGCAACAGAACTTTTATCAGCCGACATCTGGGCGTCTACGCCATCTTCTTTTTCAGATTGATAAATACGCAAGAAAGCCTCCATTCGTATGCATTATACACAAATATAAGAATAAAGTATGCGTGAACATACTAACAAAAAGACCATTCATGGACATATTACTATGGATTACGCTTTTTCTTAAGAAAATCAATAATATCCGCCTTAGCCTTTTCGTCATTATACACAATCTTTGATACTAGTCCATCCTTGTCAACATTAGCAATAGTTACTACAGCTAATTCTTCGGGAGTAGGAAGACTGAACTGGTGTCTTTCTGTTAGCCCAGAACCATTTACACTTTCTCTTGTATAACTAAAAGATATATGCTCTTCACCATCCATATTTATCCATCTGTCTATACTACACCCATCTTGTGGTACTTGTATCCCATCGATAGTAAGAACAACAACTCTACTTTTGGTGTCAAGCGAAACATTAACAATAGACATAACTACCTCCTAAAATAAACCAAACTCTTATTAACGAACCGTTAATATACAAATTATCCAGTGGCCCATGCAAAAGCCGTTATCATACGACGCTCTTTTACTGTCGGTGTCTTTTCGCTGTGTGTGGTCTGAAGTGCAAGCAATTCGCAAAAACGATTTTCCATGGCCCTGTCATTATCGCTAGATACAGCAAGTCTAGCAGAAATCAATTCCTTTGTAACAACGTCGTTGGGTTGCAAGACAGATAAGATGCCGCGTTTGGTCCTGTCAAGTGCGGTTTTCTGCGATTTGGTTAGAGACCGTACATTCTTGACACCTATTTGTTCTAAATAAACTGGGTCTAGTATCGCGTCCAGTTTGTCTAAAAACCCCTCTGCGGTTAGATATAGTATAGAAGATTGTGTAGTAGGTGTTCTTTCATCTCTGGGCTTAGTGTCCTTTGTTGAAGGTGGTCGGCCAGGAGAATTGACTCCCTCATCTTTCGGTTGATCACCACTTGGATTATCTCCACCATCATTATCGTCTCCACCACCCGTGTCTTTTTGTTGTTTAACCAACTCAAGTTCAATAGCATGTTCTTGTTGTCTATCCATAACAGAAAATGGACGGTTATACGGATTCGATTTTTCCAGTACACCAGGATTTTCTTCTCTTGTTGCCTGTTCTGATTTCAAACGCTCAACTTCTATCATATAATTGACTCCGAATACTTCTGTAACCTTCTCGGATGAAATAATACCACGATCCAATAACTGGATTATCAATTGCTTCTCTGCTGCTTCGTCTCGCAAAGACATTATACCAAAGCTGATAGCAGGAATTTTCTTGAAACCCATGGCATCAGCCACTAGTCGCAATTCCCCCTCCATCCATACAATAGCCCTGCTTCTCACGTATTCAAGACGTTCTACTAGTGTTTTGAGTTGTACAAAAGCAGATTGAGCATTCCTCGTTCCCAGATCAGACCCTCCTACTAATGAATCTGGGATACCTAATCCCCTCACAATATCGCTATTTACACTAATATACTTGTCTGGTCCAAGAATTTTGTCTGTTGGTGGATACTCAACCTGTAGGTCTATCATGTCGTCCCAAACCAGATCCATGACCCCGCCACCAACATTGCTCTGAAGAATACCAATTAGTCTATCAACCATCGCTGGTGCAGGAAGAATTTGTTGTTCTGATTTCCCAAGTTTCCATATACGAACAACATTAATTACACCATCAAGCGTAGCCATGTCAGCTAATCGCATCTTCTCCTTAAACATGATGTCTTCTAATACGCCGTATAGAAATGGTGTTCCCCAATCCTCCCAATCATCTTTCTTGTAATAGTCTATGTATATCTTATCCATGTCTAGTTCAACTAATCGCGAACTCTTACGAGCTGCCCTGACAACCTCTGGCGGTAGCTGAGAAATATACTTTTTTTCTGCCTTTGTCTTGGGAGCGTTAATTGCTGTCGCCAGTGAATTCGGAATTTTAAACCCGATTGCATCAGAACCAAAAAATTTACCAACTTCGCCACTGATTTTTTCAATCACAACAGGTGAAAGAAAAACATACCTCCATGGAATCTCATTCTTCTTAGTGGTCTTTTTGGTCGTACTAATCTTCTCTGGTTTTTCGGCAACCTTGGTTTCATCTAATAATTCTAGACCACTAACACCACCTCTGGTCATCTCCTTAATAGCGGGTCTAGTGATTTGTGCATTTTTGCGACGAACTATCACATTTGCGTCTCGCATCAACAGCTTCATGAAGTCATGCGCTCTACCCTGTAAATTGACTCTCTTAGCCCATTCGCGATAAAATCTTTCCTGAGTTTTTGTTGTATGCTGTAACTGTAATCCTTCAGCCGCGAAATCTGTCATTAAGTCTATAATATTCCTGACCATGCCCACTCTTCGATAAACAGACTGACATGCCTGAATTATTTCTGCGTGATCGGTTGGAATCCTGTCTGCAGGACGATCGGCATCCATATTGTGACGATTGAAGCCAGCCCTGAGATTTAGATCTGACGCAAGCGTTTTATTATTACCATGTGTTACGTGACAAACATCTGCAACAGCGTGATTAGAAAGAGGTTTTGAACCCTTGGTGTAAAAAACACCACCAGTTGGAGACTCTTTAGGTTTCTTCCCAGGCATATTATCCCCTTTCTAAAATCAATAGCAACGTAATACAAACGAGGTCCAATTGATTATACACCAACAATACTAGACAGCTTTACCCCTCTTAATGGCTTTGTAAATAGTCCCTTTACGCGCAGCCTCTGCATTCCTCATTCTACCCACCCCAGCACCCCGGTACATAGGCTCATCCTTGCCTGTTTTGGTTCTTTTCACGATATTGCCAGCAACGTCGTTATAATCGATATTGTCGTCTGGAGCGATATCTGTATCATAAACATATTTGTGCGCCAATAGAACAGCCGTGTACCTATCTTTGCGTAACCGACCCTTCCTTGCCCTGCCTTCTACTGCGCCAGGACTAACTACCTGCGGTGTATCAAATCTTTCTCTACCCGTAGCTGTCTCGCTCATTTGTATAGTACAAAGTTCGTTTTTCAATTCTTCGATATTATAGACATTCTCTTCATATGTATCGAAAATTACACCAGAAGCCTTTTCTGCTTCGATGGCCGCGTACATTTTAACACTATCAAAAGCTGGGAATAGCAGAGTACGAGTTTCAAAGCTTTTATGGAGGGCTATATTAGCATCTTGATTGAATTCAGAACTCTGTTTAATAAGGTGTAAGATGTGGCGTCCGTCCGTCTCACCATCTGTAGACTTGGGATCCTCAAAATCAATCACCTCATAGATAGGGAAATCGCCCTTATCAGTATCTAGTAATTTATGGTTTCTAAGCATTTCTGCAATGGCATACCCGCCACCCTGACTATCCATCTCAACACGAATAGGATTGAATAGACGCACTATCTCTCTGATCCTAGAGCAGCAGTATGCGTAGTAGTCATCGTCTGTAATCAATCCACGTTTTTTCCGTTTGATGAATTCCTTCTTATTCACAGCCCAACAATATACAACGCGATAATGATTAGCCCATACTTCAATTATGACAACTGCAAGATTATCTCGTTCTGCAGCTGGATCTATGCCTATTACATACTTGGGACCCTTAATCCCCCTCATTGCGGGAGAGAATGTAACAGCACCATCTGGTGTGTCTAAAGGTTTGTTGGGACCAACACTGCACCCCTCTATTAAACTACGGGGGAAAAACCCATCAGAATCCTTAACGAATACTGCGCCATATTCCATAAGATATATATTACGAGGAAGAGTTGCTTTGGCGTGAGCCAATTGTCTTTTATCTAATAGTCCGTCTGGTAAATGAGTGTGTGGAATTCTTATAATACAATAATCCTTATAATTGAAATCATCTGGGACAAGACTGTCTCCCCCGAATATTTGAGATATTTTATCTGGATCACCTTTGCTGCGAATTATTTCCTGCCACATTTCATGCTTCTTAGCGAAATGATTAAAAGCATAATATGCAGTACCAGAATATACTATTTGGTTACCATGCATCTTGCCATCATCTACCATCAATTTTTGCTTTATGTCGGAAGGAATATCCATTTGACTCAATTTTTTGTCAAATGCAATTTTCTTAGCTTCTTCCATGGGAGATTTAGCGGTAGCCGCAAAACCACGGACAACTATGTCAAAAACATCTTCGGGCACAGAATTATGTTGTATAAAACCGTTGCCATGGAAACTATGTGTCATTGGCAAGTAGAAGTCGTATAAATGATCTTGATGTGGCAATTTGGTTACTAGTTTTACACGAACACATGGGTCATGCGTAGCTTGGAAGTTCTTAACAGACTCAAGTGCATCATTTTTGTCAAAATATCTACCTAAGTAATGTAATTTTCCACCATACTCGACATTCGCCCTCCATTTACCCCTTCCATTGTCAAAAGTAATACCGTAATCGTCTGAGTGAAAATATGTTTGTGCTCTTGGTATAATATCGTCCCATTTTGGCACGTTCAATAATTCAGCAAGATTAAGAGCATGGCGTCCATTACATCTTAACATCCACTGTTTTCTATCACTTAATTTACTTCTCCTTGTCTGCCTGGAAGATATAATGTCTAGTTTCAGCAAGAGGGTTTGAAGGTCCTGTGCCAATGCGTCCGAAATAGTATAATAAGCAACACCGAGTTTTGTCGTGTTGCGATCCTTCCATAAAAAACAAGAACCATCTCCTTCGAACAAACCACTCAAGAAGGATATAACTATCTTTTTCGGAGATTTTAAAACAATAGATGGTATCACTTTATCTGCCACACCCACATAATCTATTCCTAATGAATATAATTTTTCCCTAAAAAGGGTGTTGTGGATATGTATCTCATATGACTTTTGGCATTTCCATCCTCTTTTATCGACATATGCTTCTCTGGTATAAACTTTCGGACTTAACCCCGCAAACTTAGTTATGACCTGCTCTACGAGGTCCTGATCGATAGTCTTGATGCTGACACCGTGCTTGCGAGTGACATCCCCATCAGAGATCAGTAAACCCATCAGCCATGCAATATCTTCAGTCATAGAATCATCAGCGGAACACTCCGGAAAAACATACTGATTTTTAATAACTAGAAAATCATTATTAGTTAAATCTTTTCCCAATTTCCACCCATTGGTGGTCATTACTTTATGTATACTAGAACACTTGAATCCATATCCATATTTTGTAGAAATTTCATGTACGTCGGTCTTAGGAGTTTTAATAAAGGAATCTATTCGTTCGAAATCTCCATATCTATTAATGACACTAGTTTTATGATCAGATATATCCGATATTCTTTCTAATCCATTATTTGTCTCTACCAACGTGTCTCTATCTAGACATGCAAATTCGTCCGCGATGATCACAGAAGCTCGGAAGCCCCTAATTTTCGTGCCGTCCCCGGTGGGAAGTGCATAGATAATACTATCCCCAATCTTAAAATAACAAAGATCCACATTCTGCCTTGGGCCAGCGTTTTTTCCTCCACCGACAATCCCCCTAAGTATTGGTGAATTGGCCCATATTGTGTCTATATAATTGAAAACCAATCTAGCTTGTCGCAAACCTGCACCAATAATAATAATCTTTGAACCCGGATCAAGAAGACCCCTAAGAATGGCATAAACAGCAAGCATCCATGATTTTGATCCTCCCCGACAGGCTACGAGCATTGGAAATGGAGTGTTCCATAGCATTTGGAGCATGGCAATTTGTATAGGAAACAAATCAATACCCAGTATAACGTTTGCTGTCCACCCGATGTAATCTATGTCCATCATTTTACTGATAAGTGTTTGGTCTAGTGGATATTTGGATTGTTTGAAATCATCTAGAAGATGTTTCTTTATGTCTGGAACCCGATCCCTGTAAGGGAATAAGTATCCGTACTTTCCTTGATCACCATGCAGTAATTCATTAAGAGTTACTTTTGACATCTATATCGTCACCTTTATTTAGGGTCCTGATAAACCCAGCGATCCTTTTCAACACGAACGACCTCTTCGCAAATCAACTGAGCAATCTTCCTTCCACATGCACCCGCTGGTATAATCTTAACACCAAATTTAACAGACAGATACATTAACCACCTGATCAAAGCTTTCCCAGGAACACCCTTTGCGAATTGAGGTGGAGATAACTCCATAATATCTGGCGTAAGCAATGACTCTATGATAATGTATGAGTGTTTTATGTCGGACATACGTTCCATCTCAGCCTCGAACGCCGGACGTTGCTTACTATTATAATTTCCCCAAAGCTCAGCAAAGTCAGCCTTCCTTTCTATTGCCAAGATATCGGTGTATCCAACCATGGTATAGTCACCAGTGTGTAGCGTATCTACCATTGTCCCCTTACATCGAGGAGGACGACGCTCTGGCATATGAGCACCGAATGTCCACCCATGATTATCTTTTTCACGAGTGTCTCGGATTACGGTGTATTCAGGAAGAATCAAACGGGGCATTCGATAACCGATCCGTAATCACTTTGTATCATGCGATCAACCAACTCTCCAAAACTAATAACTGGTTCCCATCCTAGTGTTGCCAAAGCTTTACTAGAGTCTGCATGAAGCAAATTGACATCAACTGGTCTATAGAACTTTGGATCTATTATAACATACTCACTGTAATCCAATCCGATCGAACCAAATGCTGCATTGAGAAAATCCTTAACTGTGCGAGTTTCTCCAGACCCTAAAACATAATCATCTGGCTTTTCATGCTGCATCATCAACCACATGCCTCTTACCATATCCGCCGCATGTGACCAATCTCTTTTAGCTTCAATGTTGCCCAGGGCCAAAGGGGGAACATCTACATCTTTACGCGGGAAACCATCGTTTAAATCCATCCATCTCAGAAGACTTGCAACATACCTAGTTATTTTACGTGTTACGAAATCCTCTCCCCTTCTCTCACTTTCGTGGTTAAACAATATACCCGCACATGCAAAGATACCGTATGCACGACGATAAAGGGCTACCATATGATGTGCATACAGCTTAGCTACTGCATATGGTGAATTTGGCATCATAGGTGTGTTCTCTGACTGCGGAGCAATATCTGTGTCTCCGAATAGTTCTGAGGTGCTGGCTTGATAGAACTTAGTCGACGGAGATGTTTGTCTGATAGCCTCCAATATATTAAGAGGACCAACTGCATCAATATCACATGTTGTGATCGGCTGATCAAACGAAACCCCAACATGGCTCATCGCGGCTAAGTTATAAACTTCATCTGGTTTTATTCCGGAAACCAATCTGTGCATACACGCGGAATCAGTTATGTCCCCATCTATTAACGTAAAGTTAGGGTTACACAGCAAATGCGCAATGCGTTCGGTACTCCTGACAGATGACCTCCTTATCAACCCGTACACCTCATAATCTTTTTCTAGTAGAAAATCAGACAGATAACTACCATCCTGTCCAGTCACGCCAGTGATCAAAGCTTTCTTAGCCATTTTTACAAGAACCTTTCTTTTCAGCAGCCTTACGGAGCGCATCTACTGTTTCTTGAATTTCTTTCGGTAGCGATTTAGTAGTCACATTTCCATCCGAAGATGTTAGACTCTCTATGTCTTTCATGCAACAGTTCTTATATTTGTTTTCACTACCACATAAGCATGGCCAGTTACGTAGCCACCTCATACGTTTACGGCCAATTGGCATTGTTACGCCGCTTATCCTTTTAGCGATATTACGCACTACCGAAGGTTTTTGTTTCATAACTTACACCTCTTTCTGCTGCACTCAATCTAGCGTTTAATTCCCAACCGTGTTTCACCGCGAATGCTTGTCCCTTGATATCCACTTCGTCAGATAGTCCATGTAAACCCATAATATCAAACAGGTGCGACAATCTATTAAAATATGTGTGATTATTAGCTACGTGTTCTGATAAATTACGGACCATTTCATTCCTGTTCTCGCTACTTCCCGCCAACCAGATAACCTTCTGGATAAAATCGGTAATACTCGTTGCAACGACGCAGTCTGTCCCTAAATACTTGGTCGTCATGGGATTGTCAGAAACCTGAGTACCGCCACAAAGGGGGATCATAAAGGATCTTTCGTTAATATGCGACTGAAGACTTATCTGTCTTTCTGTGTGAACGTTCGGACATACTTTTGCAGTACCGTACACATGAGCCAGTTTATTGGTATCTCCCAACAGCGGACCATTATAGTTTAAACCAGCAAGTTGCCACGCGTCATCACCAAACGCTTGGTACGAATATCCCAACAAAGATAGTCTGTTGAATAGAGGTTCTATTAAGTGATTCATCACACCTTGTCTATTTGTAAAATTAGCAACCATTGCAACGTCTGTCATGAGCGAGCACGATGGAGGCATAGCTTTAACTATATTCCCTGCAACTGGTAAGTGTAGAAGATCAACGCCTTTGTCTATCCATCCATTCATATACTCTTTCCATAGATGCTTTCCCAGCTTAGTATGCACAGTAGCTTTATTGATTTCTCTAATCAGGGTTGGCTCGTCGTCGTGAGCATAGTCATATGGACCATCAATAGTTTTATTGCCTTCGTTCAGCGGCAGAGCGTCTACAATTACTTCAACGCCATTGTCGTTAATTGTATTAATGGGCAATTGTCTGACACCAAATCTAGAATGCGTCATTATAAGTCTTATTTCATGAGCCTCTATCCATTGCTTACAACACAATTTGGTCTTTGGATCTCCAACGTACACCTTCCAGCCAAGGTGTCGCAGGGCATCTACGTACCCCTCCTGTATCATTTGGGAACTAACACCCGGACGTGGAATACACAGAGCGCACTTATTCATCTTCAATCTCATCAAAAGAGGTTTTACTGTCCATGATTATCGGATCAACGCTACCATCTGGAAACTCGTTTGGTTTACGAAATTCAATTTTTATGTCATCTGCTGCTATCTTTGTTAACTCCGCAAAACGACCATGCCTATCTCTTTCGTCTTGCGAATGCTGTAGCTTGCTTACCAACTCAAGAAATGTTTCCTTTCCGCCCTTCAATTCATCAAGTCTATCTTTCCTAGTAGCAGCTAAGCTACTATGTATTTTTTGTCTCTCTTTCACAAGGGCGTCGTATCTATCATCAAAAACTTTTAGATACTGATATTTCTTATCTAAAATTCCCTGTTGTACTATACGGAACTTGATAGTCTCCTTGCCTTCATCATCTTTCTTTGGATGCTCAATAAACCATTCTTGTAATATAGTGATTTGTTTCTGCAGAGAACGTGTAAGGATCAGTTGTCTATTAACAAGAATCCTGTGTTTCAGAAAGTCGTCAATCTGCATGAATTCACTAACAACTATGTCTTCGAACTGACAACACAAAAGACCAAATTCTTCTAGATAAACATAGACCTCGGATGTATCAAATTGCTGCTTAACAGTCTGATACAGGTGCGTCCTCTTAAATTTGTCTCGAAACCAAGTTGCCTTTTCAACGTCAGAAAGTCCATATGGAGGCAAAGTGAGCATCGGAGAATCGATAACATTAACATCAACAGGATGCCCAGGCTTCTTAATCACACCCATAGCACGACGTCTGCGTCCAATTGTATCCACCGCCCATTTATACCCACATTCATCAGCCAATAGTTGTTGAATTTCTGGATCACTTAAGCCCCTAGCAATACTGTTCGCTAGTATTTTTAGTGCTTTTGGATTAGCAGACAATCTTTTGTTCTTTGGTTCAGGCACAATCATCTCTTTCTACCAAAATCTCAGCAACCTTATATCGGACTTCAGCAACCAGAGGACTCCGTACCTTGTTATTGCAAATGATATCATCGAATGGTTCAATGAGATTATCTGGCAACCTGACCCTGATATACGCCAAGGTCTCATCCCTGATTAAACCGTCCAATGGATTAATGTTGCCTTGTTCCGAGCCTAAAAGTGTGCCGTTTTCAGCTATATCCCCATTGTCCAAAGGAAGAGCATTAACTAAGTTCATCCTTGTGAGAGCTAATCCAGAACTTGGAAGATCTGAACCAGGACGAAAATACTTATCTCTTCTCAAATTTTTGATACGATTACTCACATGTCTCACCAGATAGTTCTCAATAGGACCTATTTTCGGATCATACCGCTGCAATGCTTCAAGGCACAAGTACCAAACCTCCTGAGAAACATCTCCGCTTTCGTAATACGCAAACGCACCGTTAACACTGCGAGATCTAGCTAGTCCCTCTATTATGGGCGTAGCTGCATCAAGAATCGTTTTGCTTACTGTCATCCTCTTCTAAATCTCCTATTGCTTCTTGAATAATCTTTTTACCCACAACTGGTTCTGGATCTGGTACGTCGAGATCAACAACAGCTTTAGCCTCAGCTTTATCTGTCCCGCAAGTAATCAAACGCACTTTCGCTTTGCCTTTTTTATCACACACTTTTATCACCCAAGAAAATTATACACAACAACGTCCTATAACAACACCCCTCCATATATATAGAGAGGGCCATTATGAAAAAGTGTTCCATTTTTTTTCTTTTTTTTATCGAACAAGTAGCCAGTTCACACGTATAATGAGGTATGAAGATACATGTGGAGTTAACCGGATGATTAGACTGATACATGGAGATTTTAGTGATATTCCTAATTCCACAATAGGACCTGTTGATCTCATAGTCTCGGATCCTCCAGACAATATAGGTCTAAAATATGATGGATTTGTAGATAAACAGCATCCATACGATTATGAGAACAATATCTGGATATGGCTAACTAAGATGGCCGAAATAACAAATGGTCCTATTTTCATAACTTTTAACGAAAAATGGACCCGTACAGTAGAAAACGCTATCAAATCGATAGGTTTACCTTTAATACAAAGATTACAGTGGCACTATACATTCGGTCAAGATCAGACAAGTAAGGGTAAATATGCATTGTGCTATAGGCCGTTATACTGGTTGAACTCCGACTATGTCCGACCGGATCAAATAAAAGTGCCTAGCGCCAGACAGACAAAGTATAAGGACAAGAGGGCGTCTAAGAATGGGAAGATGCCGGAAAATGTTTGGGAATTCTCGCGTATTTGTGGCACATTTAAAGAAAAAAGAAAACATTGTCCAACCCAGTTACCAGAGGATCTCGTCAATAGAATAGTTTCTGGACACTGTAAACCAAATGGACGTGTACTTGATCCGTTCGCGGGTTCTGGGACTGTGGAAATAGTGTGTCAGAGACTTGGCTTAGATTGTGTGGGCATAGAAATAAGTGAACCATGTATTGCAAAAACGGCAGAAATTCTTGGGGTAAATTATGAATAACAAAGCTGTAAAAGAGTTGCTTAAACAATGGATAGACTTGTTGGTCTATGGGAAAAAGACATCTAAGGAAAAAGCCGAATCTAATCCAGGTGGCATCGATGGGCGGATACGTCGCACTACTGGGAGACCGGTAATTTTTGATTCAGAATATCACGCAAAACAACTGACACTTCAGGACTCCTTATGTAAAGAGTTGCCGCAATGGGCAGATGTAATTAGCAGCCAGCCGGAGATAATGGATGGATATGAATGGACTCGCAAAGATTTTATCGACCTGTATTTCGGACACTTTCTCGTTGTTATCGAGAAACTCAACAGAATCGTCAAACAAACACTTGTTGTGTGATATTTGTGGCGAAATAAAAACAACTGTAAACATGCGACAGGTCATGGGTGGCATATGCGTATGTGACGAATGTATTGGTGGTATAGTAGTTTTCTATGTGCTCAATAGCCCCATAAAGACCCTATGCCCGCATTGTGTTGGTCTAATACAAAACATAGAAAAATGTAATTATTGCGATTTACCTATTAATGTTAGTAAGGTAGTTTGATGGGCATGTATACTAAAGAGGATATTGACAGATGGTTTGAATTCAGCTACTTACCATCGAACCGGATGATCCATGTTGGTTCACATGATGCAGAAACAGAAGGCGGATATGGAGAGTCTGGGACTGACTGTCAGATGTCAGAGTTTTTTATCAAAGCCATGTTGCATTTGAATCTCATCTCATCTAAACCAATCTTTATACACATGAACAACCTAGGGGGCGACTGGCTGCATGGCATGAGTATGTACGATGCTATTAAAGCTTCAAGATCTCATGTATATGGCATCTGTTGGGGACACGCCATGTCCATGGGATCAATAATAATACAAGCATGCGACTCTCGTATAGTAGCTCCGCACTGCACATTTATGATCCATGACGGAACAGAAGACTTAACTGGTACATGCAAAAGCGTTGAAGCATGGGCTAAGCACGTAGAGAAAACACGTAAACTAATGTATGGTATTTATTATAGTAGAATGAAAGCTGCTAAACCTAGGATTACGTTAGAGAAAATAGAAAAACTGTGCTCAAAAGATACTATATATACAGCAGAGCAAGCTGTAAATAATGGACTTGCAGATTGGGTTCTCGAAACCATGCAAGACCCATATAAGTACCACGCAACAAACAAACAAAACGATAAGTGGCAATCTGGTATGAAATCAGGCAAACACGAATACACAGAAGGAGAAGATGAATGATTGATCTTAAAAAGTACCAAATAGACGCTCGCAGTGTTGCAATATATCTACAATCACCAAGTGCTACTATGATATACCCTGCACTTGGTTTGGTTGGAGAATGTGGAGAAGTTTCTGAAAAAGTAAAGAAGCTTATCAGAGATGATGACAACGAAATGTCACCTAAAAGACGAGAAGATATTAAGAAAGAATTAGGTGACGTAATGTGGTACTGCGCTAATGTGTGTTGCGATTGTGACCTTAACCTTTGTATGATACATGATATGAGAACTGCACGCATAACACACAACATACGGCGTCTCATATTGCCGAGACTAGTCTTGCATCTTAATAGACAAGCTTCGAATGCTGCCGCACTATTGGAGACATGGCACTACAAATATAGATGTGATCCTAGAGAAATCACGAGATTTAGTGACCTTCCTAACCACCTAACACACGTGGTCACCTGTGTGGAAGAAATGGCTATTAAGTGTGGTTTCACTTTAGAAGATGTTTGTGTACAGAATATTGCCAAACTATTCAGCAGGAAGGCCAGAGGTGTATTAAAAGGAGATGGCGACAACAGGTAATTGGTGTATAACATAAGCAGGGGGTATCACAATGCAAGATGTCGTACTGGTGATATTATATCAAAATGATAGATTCCTGCTTGCACAAAGAGCTATAGATGATGGCTTTGGGGGAAAATGGACCTTCCCTGGTGGAAAAATAAATCATAACGAAACTACTATAGATGCTGTTTATAGGGAACTGTACGAAGAAGTTGGGGTTAAGGGACAAAGATTTAGGCTATTATGCAATACACAAACACCACAATATCACATTCACATTTTTTATTGCGACCAGTGGACCTGCGAATTAAGGCCCAGCGATCCAGAGATAATAGGCATGGGTTGGTTTACATTATCTGAAATCTATATGATAGAAAAAAGTCTAGCCCCTGTCGTTAGCGATAATTTAGGATATATATCATACTTAACACAACATTATAAGCAAAACCCACGGGAATGGATAGAACAATGGACGGAGTGTAGTAGAGGTGTCTAAGATCTCCAAACCGAAAGTAATGCAAATATTTGAGAACTTATTATGGGCCAAATCCCCTTCTAACTGGACATTTAGCACCACGTACTTTCGTTCGACATTATTTGTTGTTATTAAAGTGGAACGATCCAATGATGAACCGTGTCAAAAAATACAACGCAATTTCAATATAGATGTGATTGAACAACGATCCAAAGACCTGCATGGTCTAGCAGAAGACTGCGCAGACGAAATCAAGACTGAGGTAAGGACGTAGACATGTTAATAAATCCATCTAGTCGCAAGCAACTTATTGCCTTCTTGCTTCTTCGCTGGAAACGAATGATCTGTTTCGCAGCCGTAGAGAGGGTGTATATTGCATCGTGTAGATACGCAAAGAAAAACGAGAAACCAGAGCCTGAAATGCCAATATTGGCGATTGCCCTACCTGGTAAACAGATAGAAATTATCAAACAGCACATAACCATGATTTTACCAGAAGCAGGTTTCATTAATTATGAATACGAAGCACCAGCACCGCTGGACCCGGAGGATTTCATTGAGGTATTCGAATCCGACCACCATCAGTGTATCGGCAAAGTAGAAGATGTCATGCAAAAAATGCAGATCCAATAATTGCTGGAGGATAGAGTAAAATGGCTTTCGTCGAATGTTCATGGTGCGGCAAATCATTCCTTAAGCCACAGAAAAGAATTAATCAAACAAAAAAACTGGGAAAGAAACATGCCTGCACTAAATCTTGTGCCTCCAAGTTAACCAACGAAGATCGCAAACAAGAACCTATCACTAAAAACGCTATTAATACCCGCAGGGACAAGGAAAAGTTCCCAGAGAAACATCACGCCAGGTATCTAGTCAGACAAGCTGTCAAGTCTGGTAAATTCTCTCCCCCTGAGCTATGCGAGGTGTGTGACTCTGATGAATACGTGGAGGGACACCATCCGGATTATTCTAGACCTTTCTTTTTACTATATCTATGTAAAAAGTGTCACATTATAGCAGATTTATCTTATGATAAATGGGAGGAATTGGCTACTGAATATAGGTGTATAATAGAGTAGCTAGACAAAATAAGAAAGGGTTATCCTGATGAGTAAGTTTCGATACAGAATACAGAAAGCATTGTTTACATTTATTGGCGATATCCGGTGGCATGGATTTCTACACCCTATGTGGTTGACAATCAACGCTCAGACATTCAGATTAAAAGGGAAACACTACAGAGAAGTAGAACAATTAATACGACCGGGGGATGTGCTTGTGCGAAGATTTGAGGGGTATGTAGACAAGTGGCTAATCCCAGGTTGGTGGAACCACGCTGGAATATATATAGGCAAACTTGATAACAAAAACCATCAGGTCGTCCACGCAATAAGCGACGGAGTAGTGGTCGACGATTTGATAGATTTTATGCGGACAGATCATGTTGTAGTGTTACGAGCGCCAGATAAGGATAGGGACAGGGCTCTGAAATTGGCTCCAAAAACAATTGGTAGCGAATATGATTTTGCATTTGAGTTCAATGATTCGTTGCGATTCAGTTGTACTGAATTAATTAGCCATTGCTACAACAGAGCACCGTGGTGTAAGAGTATCTTCAGCATAATAGGGAAAAAGAGATTCGGACGATACACAGTAGTCGCTGATGATATAGTCAATGCGAGTCATTTAAAAGTAATCTGGTCGTCTACTGGCCTAAAGGTAGGACCACCACCTCCTATGCCTCCTATCCCCCAGAAACAGAAAGGATGTTTGAGATGAAAGAAGAAGACGTACATTCTAAAATTAGGGATCTTATTCGTGAAATAGCCAAATTGCCAGAAGATCAGCGTAAAGCTCTAGAACCAGTTGGAAAAGCAATGGAACAAAAACATATAGACATGAAAAACAGTGTAGATAAAGTTAATGACTCATTGACAGATCTAAGAATATGTCTGAAATACATTCTGTTCGATCTAGAAGCTACGAGAAGAGAACGAGATGACCTTAGACGTATATTAGAGGACAAGTCTGACGATTCTGATGGGAGAATGGATTGAAACAAAAAACCATCGCATGCTGCGTCGTTACTATAATAGTATTGTGTTTTATCTATGGAGATACGCGAAGATTCTACCACATATGTATAGCACCTATTGTTGAGATGGTTTATCCGCATCAACAGGACATGAATGTGGGTCGAACTTGTGTATTTCCCCGTCCTGATATGGCAAACGATACGAACTGAGATCTAGCGGATTTAATTCTATAGAAGTTTTTTCATCATTCAGTATGACCTCAAAAGCATCTTTCCCACATGCAAAAGCAGAGAACGCTTCCATATTAGCGCCTAAAGACTTTCTCCATCCAGGTAACAAAGCAATTTTTCTACACTTATTGATAACCATATTCAAATCAACAGTTATACACTGTGCAAACGATAGTTTCAAATAACTCTCGTGTTCTGCTGGACTCCAAACAGTAAATTCTTGTTCTCTTAGTAAATGTGACACTAAATCGAACATAGGCTTGTTTAACTTTGGATAGTGCCTCATGGGACCTCCTACGTAGAAGTCATATATACTTTTCTTTGCTCCAAACATTATTCTCTCCTAATCAAAAATATTCTTTCCATTCGTTGATAGCAGCTTTACTTGCAGATGAGACAATAGATGATATATCGCAATCATAAAATCCTGCGCAACTAAAGCTGTTGATTTCCAATAAAGAAATCTTACCATTAGTTTCTTCTGCTATATCTACTGTATAACAGATATCTGGTTGCCATTCATTAGTAGCCACAATTTTTGCCAGACGACAAGGAGGTGGGGGTGAAAAACTGAGATTCATCTGGGAGATATCTACATCCTGCCACGACTTTGCGTTCACAAACAACAAATCGCCACTCATTTTTAAGCGTCTTCTTTGGTGCAACGACGACCAGGGTTTCAGGTCCAATCGCTCGTATTAGCGATTCGATTTCGTGCCCCCTGTCTGTGTCAACAACATATCCTGTAAATGGTTTCATGCCGCTATCTGGTCGAACGAACAAAGGTCCTCCACCTAGTATATCAACCACCTCTGTCCATCTTCGTGGTAAGTCTCCACACGGCAACATAATGTATTGTTCGTTGAGTAAGTGTTCTCCCAGATGAGCATAATAGGTGCTGCATTTCATGTTGACGATATTACACCATGCACCGGGAATGAATGGTGATTTGAGAAGTACTCGTCGCACGAAATCAATGTCTCCGTAACATATCGTAGACAACTTATGATCCATAATACTGAGACCTAACGACATCCCGAGTTTATGGCAGAATTCACGTACCTCCACGCCCTGAGCACGAACCTCTGATATCATCGGTCCAGTGTCTATACCTTCTATATTTGTTTGAATTAACCAAGCAGGTCTCATGGCATCACATCCAATAGTATTACCCTAACAGCATTCGCTCTGGCGAATCTCTCTGCTTCCTCCGTGTCTCTACCCTCCTTGATATAAAAAACATATAGGTCAGCGACGATATGCCTATCCTTTATCGATTGATCAGAAACCTCATCACCTTCTAACGAAGAGTAACGGCACATTCGCTCGATCCTATGACAAATGTCAAGATTAACCTTATTGTCTTTGTCTTCATGCATTGTCGTTTTTCCTCGGTAGTTGTAAGCTGAGACTATCTGCAAGCTCCTGGATAGCCAATTTCGCCGATTGCGTATTACCTCCACGAATGTCATCTATACTGCGATCCAGTATAGCTAAGCTATTGATCACCGCAACATTATCTATATTAGCCATAGGTGGTCGTGAACGTCTTTTGTCTTGGCATTCTATATAGAACCTGTGATGTTCGGACACAAGAGCAGCTAAGAGAGTAGCTTCAGATACCAGTGCGGTATCCCAGACCACCACGCCACCACCTATCTCGTCGGAAATATAAACATACCCACCTACGCCATTCGGTTTACGAAATAAATGCGATCCATTCGGGTTGAGGCCCAAGTCTTCTGTTTCAGACACTGGCTGCCTCCTTTGATAGAACAGACCCGTCTTCTATGATAACAGAACACTCACTACCCTTACTCACCCTTTCAATCCAGATCTGTGCATCAGCCTCTTTTGCCATCTTCGCAACCATCTCCAAGTTCTTCGCATCAAGCAGAGACCCTTCTCGGATCAACAGAACACGAAGCTTAGGATTCATGGCTAAACCAATTGCTACTGATATTTTTATCTTTTGACCAGAAGAACACTGAGAAAATGGCAGATCATCAAAAGTAACACCCTCGCCGTCAATATCCAACCCTTCTATTGGAAACTGTGCCTTAGCCAATGTCTTTTCTTTAGTACCTGCGATGTCAGACATTTCCTCACACAACGATAGAGATTTTTCTCTAAGGGCTACGAGTTCTAGTTCTGTCTGTGCAAACTTCTTATTAGCACGAACCTTGACATTAGTGTCGTCTAAGTCAGACATTTGCTTTTGAAGAGATGCGACATCGACAACTGCCGTGCTGTCTAGAGCTTTCTGTTTTTGCTTAACATCTTTCAACAACATGTCTATTCTTTTTTGCAGACCATCTATCTCCTCCAGAGAACCAGTAATCTCACTTTGTAGAACATCTACCTTTTGATTTTGATCCAAAGCAAAAGCATATTTATCTCCCAGTTCCTTTATGGACACTTCTATGTCGGGCACACCATCATGTCTTTCCATGCCATCCAGTGTAGACTTTAGATCTTTACCTCGACGATTAACTACTGTTCTCTCGTCGAAAATCTTTTTGTAATCAGCATCTAGCTGGTCGAAATCTAACCCAACAAGCTTCTTCAAAACAGATCGTTGTCTCTTAGCATCCATATTGGCAAATTCCAGAGGATCGAACGTTAGCTCACCTACTAGCTGATCGAGCATTGTCTGGGGAGATGCAAATGATTTGCCGTCCTTATTCTTTACTGTTAGATTAGTACCCTTCTCAGTGAAAGTACGTGTAACTTCTATATCTCCTAGATCGACCACTACACGAGCTTTCTGTTTTCCATCTCTAATTGGTTTGGGAGGAATAGATCCGGCTCCACCCAGAGCGTATTCGATAGAATCTAGTAGACTGCTCTTTCCTGCCTCATTGTCCCCGCCAACAACAACCAATGAACCGTCCGGTCGTATATTAACAACCTTCAAATGTTTAATATTTTCAGCTTGCAATGCAACTATTTTCACGAATCTATCCTTTTTTCAATATTACTTATCTACCATCCTGCTTGAGTCAAACCGATTAGGCTTCAATTTCTCTCACGACTAAGGACAGGTCATCCATCTTTATAGACTTAGGGCGATCCTTCATTGGTCTACCGCGACCAAACCGTAAACAAGCATACGTATCACACATCTCTACTCTAAAATCTGTTATCGTAGCTTCCTTACCCACAACAGCAGGACAATGTGCACACCTAACTATTCGAACCCTATTACCAATCTTCATACCACACTCTCACTTTCCAATCAAAAAGGATTTTCATAACCCAATTCATATAGAGATGGGTCGTCGTCTTCTATGTCAAGACCATCACAAAATGAATTTACACCGAAACACCTACAACATACATAACCCAGAGTATCAGGGACTGTTAAATCAGAAGTATCCCCGTGATATATCCAATTGACACAAGAACAATGTTTGCAATTTTCTTTATCCCAACTAACAGCCATTAATAACCGCCTATAGCATCGAACAGAAACATTTTAGAGTCCGAAATTTCCTTTTTCTCTATCCAGTGCACTTTGGCAATCAATTAATAATTCAGCACCTAATCTCTCAGCATCATATTTGGCCAATTCAAGGGATGATCTCTCAGGACCAATTTTACAATTACCTTCAAAAGTAGATCTACTGCGCCAAACAAATCTGCCAGAACGGAGCCGAATACGACCACAGCTCAATAAGACACTACCCATAAAAACATACGTGTAGTATGACGAGGCTTTGTTCCACCCACTCTTCTTCATATCAACGCCCTTTGTTATCCAATATACAACGCAGTATTCTTGCAGCGTTAAAAGCATCATCGGCAGCACTATGTGGACGACCCTCAAATTCCAAACCTGCCCGCCCGATCGCCTTTCGTAAACCTACTCTAGTAGTTTTACCAATAGACATGGCATATAAATGGGAAATATTTAGATATTCATCTGTAAATGGATATGGTATATTTTTATCAGCACATTCCTGAACCATACGCTTCCTGTCACCATTGCCCCATGCAGCCCATCCTAGCTTCTTTGTGGAATACTGCTTAGCGATACTATTAATAGCTTCGTGCAATGGTACACCGTTCTCTTTTAATCTATCCTTGGTTAAACCAGTGAGTTCGCGACAATAATCACTAATATCTAAAAGACTGGGTCTGACCAGTATGGAAGATCTCCTGCCTATTTCCCACGTCTTACAATCAAGTACACACAAACCAATCTCTATTATCTCCATATCTTCATAACGAGATGGATCACCCCAACATGTCAATTCAAGATCAACAACAATGATTTTATGTGCCTTAATAGACATTTATGTCTTCTTGTCAGAGAGCATATTGCCAAGATCACAGTCACTCTTGTGACAACCAGGATGATATGGTCTGGTAAATTCTCCAAGACGGTTATTGCATTCAGGACAATTCATATCGGTCAATACAGCATCTATCTCGAAGTCCTTTATCCACCACCTCATTCTAGACACCTCATTCTCGTGCCATTTTGTAGCCTCCCTACTAGCACGGCGAACCATCCGAGTCTGCTCTTTTACAGGAACATTCTCAATACCGAAAAGCAACTTGCCTAACAGTTCTGCTAAAGGATGATTCGGAGGAACTCTCATATTACCAACCCTTAAGACTTTTTATTGCCCTAGCAATAGATATAACCCTGTCCGCAGCTAAACTACGATGCGCCTTGCTGACACCGAAACCGATGTTACAAGTACCATTCTTAATTGGCAAACTAGCCTTCATTTTTTGTGCTAAGTCGTCAACCGCTTCATTCAATTCATCGAGGAATTCCTTGCCAATGACCGCATTCTCCTCTTTATATACAGGGCCTCTAGATGCCATTATTTACTCCCCTTAATTTCCTGTAGCTTATGACCAAAGTATACCATACATTCCCGTCTAGCGAAAACATTCCACCACGCATCTGCAAGGGCGTGATGAGGAGGCATGTGAGTTATTTGAACATCCTCGAATAGTCGTCTCTGCAAACCCCATGCGCGTTCCGAGACTGCCCTTGATATATCAACAAAAGACGAGCCAGTAATTTCACACACAGTGAACAAAAGGGTATTAATATCAATAGACCTGTAATGAAAAGGCCAGTCACGATTCCATCCATGATTCCACACTGATCTCAACATTGGCAAGTCAAATGAACCAACATTTTTTCCCAAAGCCACAATCTTTTCATCATAAGGCCGGGGAGTGTTGTTCAACCAAGTCTTAAAAGCTTCTATACCCTCAGCCGAGGGAAGACTATTGCAGTGTAACATACCTGTTTTACCTGGTGGATTAACTATGTCCAATTTGTTAACTTTTAGAGCCTTAGGATCTATTTGTGCTGAATCCCATTCTAATTGTACATAGAAAGAATTTTCTGAATTATAACCGTTGGATAACAAATCTAGTTTAACAGCACCGATTGACAGCGGCACATGGAAGCCTACATCTAGTCCGCTGGTCTCTAAGTCTAAAGAAACAATATTAATTTCATTCATACTTCTTATCCCTCTGTTGTCTCGCCAGTTCTATCACAGCATCACAATCAGGTAGCTTAAAACTATGGCCACAAACGTCACACTGCATTTCTTTGTCTCGCCCACACAAAACCATAGGTTTCATATAATCAGTATGCCACGCATTACAGTTTGGACATGTCTCGAATGCCATCATCACTTTGACTTAAAATTATGGTATAACTTAACATGGCGACAAATATTATCCATCAAGATTCCGCAATAGGGACAACACCCACGCACTAAACGATTACGACAGCGAGTGGCTACACCCCTTTGAGATTCGAGACTCTTCATCAACCTATCAATCGTGCGAGACTTCCGGTCAGAACTACGCCCAGCACCCCTCATGCGAGATACCACACTCTTCCGGGTAATGAATAACGGATGCCCAACGTCACAATAAAATGTTTCACCAGACAACTCCAAAGCATCATATTTAGAAGTCCTTAGCGGAAAATTATTCCGACACCGCTCACACCATGAATATGTAATATCACTCATCGCACAGTACCTCAATCAGATTTAACTTCGAAACGTCTGGATATCGGCAGATCCTGTATCATCTATATTGTAAACATGCATGACACCTTTCCCCTCCTTGGTCACACAATCGTCACAGATTACAATCTGTAGCAATGAATCACCTTTATAGCCACCAAATCTAGGACTTATCGGATCAAAAACAGTTGACCCATAGTTACCCAAAGAACGAAAAACCAAGCCACCATAGACAGGATGTATAGTAGCGGGGTTGTCCACGGGCTCAATTTGCAACTCTTTACCACAACCGAAACAAATACATTTATCCATCATGCATACTCCCTGGGAAGTCCAGCCAAACCTCATATCGCCCAAGCCCAATTTTCTTCCCCTTAATATTAGCCCTTTGACCACTCCTAAAGACCCATGGTCCATGCTTATCTAAAATCTCTTGATACTGCTTAGTCGTAACAACCTGCTTGAAACAGTTAGTGGTCCAATGATTTAAATGTAGGTGGGATTCCATTAAAGTTCTCATACAAGACCAACAACGAAGTACCTCTTCACCGCCGTTGTATTATACGCCTAAAGACGCCCTCTGTTGCAAATAAAAAAGATTATTTTCGAGACCGAAAATAACCCTACCCGACACCTGACATACTAGCCAGTAAAGTATTTTTTGAATTTTGCCCACAATCCTAGACACCCACTTGACCGCTCTGATAC